TGCTTTGCTAAGTTTACTCTGTAATTTTTTGGCTACATCAACTGGAACACTCATACGCATGATTATTGCTAAACACGCACCATAGTCACCTTGCGAAAAATGTATATCATAATGTTCTTGGATCGTTGCTAACCGCAAGTTGTTGATATCGTTGTTTTGGTGGTTCCCGTCAATGTGATGTATTTCATAACTACGACCATCAGCGTCTTTTGGTATAGGTCCGTTGTGTGCTTCCCAAATTTTTCTGTAACTCATAATTGTCTCCTGATATACTTATTTATCATTCGTCAATCATTATGTCGTTTGTTATTCTATCAATTTATAGTGTGTGTAAATTTTCTGATTCATGCAGATTCCGTTTACCGTAGTCCACCAAGTACCTGCATATTCTTCATTGCTATAGTGTTTGAGTAACCAGTCTATTGTTTCATTACGTCCCATTGGGAATTTCTTAATTTCATAGAATACACGATCCTCCCATGTATTGTCAACTGGAACGGTCTTTTTGAATATTCTAAAATAGATTGGTTCTATGTCATTATAACACAAATCTTGTGCTAATGTCCCATTTAAGCCTTGAGTAATTGCCATATATACTTTCCTTCTAGCCAATCAAAGAATTTTGTTGCGTCTGACATATCTCTATACGCAACACCTTTGATGGTATACATGTCTTGTAAGTAAGCCAAATAATCATTTTCAGTCAAACTAAGAAAAGAATTGATCCACAGGATATCATATTCTTTGTTATTGAGTTCTAACACGAAACCAACCTCAACAGCGTTAGATTGATTGAATGCCGCTTCAACTAATTTTAGCTTAGTAACTTTTTCTCTTACATCCTTAAAGGTAGGCCATGATACAGTTACAAACTTTTCGTACTGTGTGATTTTGAATGGATGGTCTGTCATTGATATTTCAGTAAAAATATTAGGTACTTCTTTTCGTCCATGATTTTATATCCGTCTGTAATATTACCATCTACTATGTTCATCTTGATGCCATAGTTTGCTTCAATGTAATCTTCAAATTCAAACGCATCAAACTCACCGCTAGCTGTATCTTGCATATATTCTTTACGAATTTGCTTCAATGCTTTCCAATAGTCCCAGCGTTTCTTGCGAAACTCTATCTCTGGGCCATCGTCATCATAATCTTGTATAGGTGAAATATTGGTCATGACGAAAATTTGATTGTAAAAAATGTAGCGAGTCTATCATCTTCTAATGTGAGATACAATCTTAGATAATCAGTATTTGGTTGCGATTCTCTTTTGACTAACCAACCTTGTCCGCCTATGCTATTGTGCAAGTGATGCATTTTAGGGCCGACATTCTTCATTAGCCATTGTTCTTGCTCAGGCGTGAGTGTGTCATGTTGTAAAGGTATCTTTATCATCGTAGGTTAATAAATCAAATGCAGTAGCATATTGAACTTCTGGTTCCATATGAAAGCCTGCTCCCCACACTACCCATACTTTACGCTTGTATGCTTTAGTCCAGAAGATGCGTTTACCTGTAACTGATTTGCGTGGCAATAAAGCAAAGTATTCAGTCCATGGATAGCAATCTGCACCGTCAGTGATAATCTGTGTTACTTTCATAGTTGCGTATTCTAAATTCCATCCTATGCTTCTGTTTATGTTGAATTTTATAGCCATCGCAACATGAACCACTCAGCATCTTTTTTATTGCGAAAAACAAAGTAACCATTCAATCGTGACCATTGATTTTCTTTGACGTTATTCCCGATCCATTCTAAAACATCAACAGCATGTTTGTCGTTATTATAACAAAACAATACTTCTGTCCAGCCACCATCAACTAAACAAACTCGCATAATATCGGCATCTATATCTCTTTGCAGTTCTTCAAGTTTTTCCTTGATGATTTCTTCCATTAATGATACATCAGACTGAACCATGTTGCTAATTCTTCTTTGTAAAATGTGAATAATACATATCTATTATAGACTGCATCACCTGAAAAGTCATCAAACTTGGGAGGATGGTAGGCAAAGTCAAAATCTATCCCAATCATATAACCCTTTAGCTTGAGGTCATCGACAATTTCTATCGCTTTATTGGGAAGCATATCCAAAATCTTTACTTCAATCAAGACCACCTCAATGTAAACAACATTGCTTCTTTTTCATCTTGGAAACAATAAGTGTCTCCATTAATATACCACTTAGGTTCGTAATAACCACCGTGATATAAATTTTTCATCATCCAATCTTTTCTCTGCTTTAAAGTTTCAAGGTCACATGGCGGCATTGTAAATTGATAGGGCCAAATACTTTTGTTCATTACTCTCATACCCACCTTAATGCAAACATCATTGCTTCTTTTTCATCTTCAAACTCAATAAACTTTTCTGTTAGATAACCAGGACTGTGATAATATGGGTGCTTACAGTTTTCTTTGAGCCATGCATTGACAATATAATCTTTATAACTTATTTGCCACTGTGCTTGTACACCGTCTACTGTTTCGGCATATTTAATTTTGTATAGTTGTTTAAACTTTATAGTATTCACGACCACCTCAACATTGCTACGATATAATCACGCTCATATCTAAATTTAATTTTGATTCCTGAAACAGTTAAGAACCATCTACAATGTCTTTCAGGTTTGTCTATCGTATTATACAGCCATTCCATTACTTCGTCACAGCGTTTTTGGTTACCGTTCAGGTTCAGTTCCAATTCATGCCATCCTACTTTAGTATCGTGCCAAGTAGGTCCCTCCATATGAACTTTTCTTATACCCATCTTAGTGTAAAAAGCATTGCATCTTTTTGATTAGCAAACATATAATATTGGTCATAATTCCAGGGACTGTCATCAGCAAAACAACAATCCCATTTCTCACCCTGTTCACCAAAATGCTTCCAGCACCATTCGTCAATATGGTCAGTATCGGTACTTGGTAACTTTACAAGGACTTTATAATTTAAGTCTGGGTATAAATTTCTCATGTCCACTTCAATAAGAAGAAGGTCAAATCTTCGTCTTTAATTAGAATGACTGATGCAAAATCTGTATGGTCTAACCATCTAGCTTCGCCATGTTCTTCTTGGTAACCGGGTTGCCCGAAATTCTCAATACACCACTTTTGAATTTCTTCACTGTCAACTTCACCTTTACCTACCCAAGAAATGGTATGGATATGTTTCTTACTACCGTAGTAGTGTTCTGTCTTGTACGTAAAGCTACCTTGTTCCATCATGCCCATCTTAGTAAGAAATGTGTGAAGTCTTTTTCATGTTTGAATGCATAGAATATTATATCACTTCCTCCAATATCATTCAACTCATAACTACCATCACGGTTCATCCAAACACGATGAATATCGGTCCGATAGTTCCATTTTATCTTTTCTTCACACCAATCGTCTATGTCATCATACCCATATCTGACCCCACCGGGCCCATAATCATACAACAATTCGTACCCATAATGACTTGGATTCGGGCAAGCATAAACATATGGGTAGCCTTTGTAGAAGTCATCCAAATAGTTAGCATATTTGTTGACATTTGGGTCGCGATTACGCCTATACTGTTTCCAGTTTTTGTACCCACTCTTTTTAAGTTTTCGTTTAGCTTTCAGTCCACGGATCAGGGCCCCAATCCTCAGGATAATCCTTTTCAATAAGTGTCGGAACCCTCCACGTTGAAGTGCTTTCCCACACCAAGAAAAATAATGTATAATCCGAATCATTTTTTAACCAAACATAAAGCCTGTGATAGTCTGTCTTTGTTTTAAAATCGATGCCATGCTGTTCTTTTATCTGACTAAGCTGCTTAATAATAACTTGTCTAGTTAATCCTGCAGCCATTCCAGCCGAGCCAGAAGGTAAACTGAATTCAATACATTTCATCCGCAAGTCAACTCAAACAACATTGCATCTTTTTCGTTTCGGAACCAAAACTCAATATTTTCTTTCGTCATTTTACATGTATATTTGTCGCCCGGTAATCCAAACATTTCAATGGCTCTAGCACAACATTCGTTCCAATTATTAATATTGAACCCATTGTCATAAGACAACTCAAAGGGTATTTTTACACGATAGTCATGCTCAACATCAATACCCCCCAGCATTGAGGATTTCTTTAACTGTTTTGACATTTTCTGGCTCTTTATTAAACTTGATCTTCCACAATTCTGGATTGATATAATCTAACAACATTGTAACATGGTCTGGATTAAGTCTGTCTAAAAACTCATGCCCGCTGTTACTATGATACAACATCCATGGACTTATTTTACCCAAAATAATCAATTGACAGATACGATTGACATTACCATATCGCAAATAGTCTTTGGGCAAGATGTTGTCTTTGCTTGCCCAATCTATCGTTGTTTCTACGCTTCTGGCTATAGCATCTAGTGGATCTTCAATTCTAAGATACTCGCACAAATATCTATTGTATGTGTTATCGCTACACCAGTTATCAATCTTAATCTGATTCTTTAACAACCAGTCAACGAACCTACTGATATTCAATGCATTGATATCTACACAGTAACTACCAAACTTTACAAAAGCAATATAGTATGCGCTACGAATAAATTCTTCGTAGGTCTTTTGTTTCTTTGTAGCTGTGTTTTTCTTGTAGAATTGCAACCAAGATTGAAAGCCAATACGATTGCCAGGCAAGTCTTTATTCAACCAACGTTGCTTATATTCACAGATATGTTTAGCTATGGTAGATTCTCTGGCGAATTCTCTACCACAAAAATCACAACCATAACGTAATGGTTTGTTAATTTCCTCTATCTCTTTCGTATTGCTTAATTTGTTCATCGGTTACAACTTGATTTAATGTTTCAATGTCGCTAAGTTTTAAGTCAGGAAATAACTGAGCCAAATGTCTTTTGCGTTTATGTTCTTCAACAAATGCTTCGCTTACCTGTTGAATGTCATTGTCACTTGCTTTAGGATAAATCTTTTTATAATAGGCACTGATATCTTTTACTTTGGCTGATTCTTCTAGTTTAGAAACTTTAATACCTATCTCTGGAATCCACTGATGAAATTGTTTGCCTAGTCCTGGACTACTTGCACACAACATCAACCATTGTAGTTTAGGATGCTTAGACACAAACTCATTGAACAGATATTTGTTTGCATACTCATTGGTACTCATAACATAATACCTAGACACACCCTCACTACCTTTGATTGCACTCATCCATTTGGTTAACATGAAGGGCACAATTTTCTTTTGTTGTTCTACGCTTAGTGAATCATAGTAATTATAGTCTTTTCTGTCTAACGCCGCAAGAACTTCAAACAAGTCAACGTCTTGTTTCTCAAATTTTTCTTCTTTAGGTGTTTGTGCTTTTTTTGTTGCCATTAGAATGCCTGTTTGTAATCTACAATCTCACAGTTTCTACTAATCTCTTTGACAAAGTAAACACATCTGGGTCTGTCACCATCATCAATAGGAACACATAGAAACTGTCCGTTCTTTAGTCTAGGTGCATACCAAGTTACGTCATGGTAAATGTCAATAATTTCAATGGGTAGAAAGTCAGGTCTGAAACTAGTCAGTGGATTAAATTCGAACGCATTAAATCCTCTGTCATTGATACTTGTCAATGGCAATGTTTCTAAATCACCGTGCTCCTTTTCACCAATCAATATCTGCCAGTCTACAGGCATTTTGATTACGCTATCACCTATACGTAGTACAAGTGCCGGAGCAGAAAAACTTTCTAAGAAAATCAATGGAATGTAATGATAATCTACATTGCTAGGATTGCTGTTGTCAAGTATTGCAAAACGTAAATCATCAACTTCTTCAGGCAAGTTTTCTAAGTTATATGGTTGATTGTCTAATGTTAATATTCTCATAATTATATCTTATCACTTATACTCTAACTTTTCAATTGCAAAAGGATAGTTGGCCTCTTTATAGTAAGACTTTCTTTGGGTCAGGTGTCGTTTTGCGAACTTGCAGTTGCTTGTAATGTCCCAGATTTGGACAAAGTCCTTGTCTTCGGCTTTCCTTATACCCCTACCAATGCTCTGGATAACTCTAACAAATGACTTGCCAGGCTCCAACAGAACCAAGTTGAAAATACGAGGTATATTAATACCCACAGCGGCAACCCCATAAGTAGCCACGATAATTTTGTCACTACTAGTTGCAACTTCATCATATTCTTCTTTTCTTTCAGTTAGTTTTGTGTTTCCGCTGACAAACACTGAACCTGGTAGTCTATCAACAAGTTCATTACCTGCACTGATTCTATCTACAAGAACCAGTGTATTGCCACTGTCTTTGATTTTTAATACTAATTCAGCTATAGCATCTAATCGTTTCTTGTCCTCTGTCAAGTATTTCAACTCACTTTGGTAGTTTGTGAATTCAACATCGTCTTTTAATTGAACAATGTTCACATGACATTGTGCAAGCACACCCTTGTCTTGTAATTCACTTGCAGACAATTTACCAATGACGGGGCCTAAACTGACAAACAATGATTGTGCTTCGTACTTTGCTTTAGGAATAGTACCAGTCAGCCCCCAACGAATTGGGATATGTGCCATTGGACCCGTAAGTAATGTTTTTAATGCATCAGCCTTTGCCATGTGTACTTCGTCAACCATGACACAAACAACACCTTCAATGAATTCACCAATAGAAATCTCAGCTTCACCTGCTTTAGTTTTCTTCATCATGTTATTCAACGATTGCCACGTACAAATAGTGTGGGCACGTCCGATTTCTTTACGATCACCAAAATATACACCAACATCCAGACCCAAGTTAATGTAGTCGGCTTCTGTTTGGCGAACGAGGTCCTTATTAGGTACGATAACAATACTTCTACCATATTCTTCTACGCTTAAACTTAATGCCGCTGTTGTTAATGTCTTACCTGCCCCAGTTGCGACTTCCTGAATGCATTGTGGGTTCTCTAAAAACTTGTTAATGATTTCAATCTGATAGTCACGCAATACAACAGGTTGTCCTGCCATTGGATGCTTGTCTGGCCATAGCTTGTGTTTAAATGTCTCCTCGGACACTTTGTTGAAATTGAATGTAGTTGTATATTCACGCAGGTCTTCTAACTGAATATCATATCCTGCTTGATCCAATAATGGAAGAATCTCAGGCAATAGATTGATATAAGTTGAACCACCTAACGCAAAGTAACTTACTTTACCATTCCAACGTCCTAATCTAACTGCAGGAAGATATCTAGCACCCGGGATCTCATATTCAAACATCTTCATCAATGTCTTGCGGTCGCCTAATTCTAAGCCCTCAAGTTTTACATTGACTTCATCTTTTATTATTAGTTTACATTCTTTCATTTAATATCCACAGGTTGAGAGTTTACTAGTCTAATTATTTTTGACATGCCTTTTGGTAACGGTCCTATAATAGTTCTGAAACTTACAAATACAGGGAACTTGGCAGTATCAAACGTTGCGCTGTCTACTATAAAAATATTTGTGTCAGTGTGTTTGATATTGAGTTTATCCAATTCATCCGTGAACTGTTTTTTGATAAAACTAGCAGGTCCTCTGATACACGCTAAATCACAACCTATTTCTTTTAGCCATGATGCCATATTTATGACCTGACTAACCTCTACTTCAACAATGTTATTGGTTATGAACCTCATTCTTTCATCGTTGTTATCGTATAGTTTATTGTCAATGGTCACACCATACTGTGTTAGTTTGGCTAGAGTTTTTACATCATTGTTCAATTCAATATCGGCTATTGCATCTAATATATGTTGATTACATGCTACCAAATAGTAACGGTCGTTGAGTAGTGTCAATGTAGGGTTCCAGTATTGTTCATCTTTGTACTGGTGCAATGATCCTAATAACTTTTTAGTTTCATCACAATAGTGTATGTGCTTAAAGTGGTTGATTGTAGAGTTCACTAAAAACTTTAGTGTGTTCTCTCCGTAATCAGCCTCATACTGCCTCTTTTCCTTATCCCATTTGAAAGGATTGAATTCAGTATCTCTAAATTGTTTGATAAAGTTTCTGTTGTATGGACATCTAAAAAGTATCTTAGAATTTTCTATGATTACAAATCCATCAGTGTATTGTGCCACACTTTCAACTACAGGCATAGTCCAAGGTAACTCTATCAGTTTCTCCGCATACAATTCATCCTTGGCTAATTGTCTACGATACTTGAAAATGATTCTGTAAAATAATTCTACTTGATTAGTAGTGACCTGTTTTAATCCCTGTAGGTTAGCAATAAACTTTTCATCATACCGTGAAAGTTTTACATTGGATATCATGTAATGGATTACATGTTCAGCCGTCTTTAGTTCTACCATTTGTACATTATACAAAATTCAACATACAGAAAGCAAACAAACAGGCAAAAAAAGGAGACCTTAGTCTCCTAAAATAGGTGGGGGACTTATTGACATTGCCCCGCCTTCACACGGCGTTATTCTTTCATGCAAGTAGACTTAGCCAGATTCTTCCAGTTGTTCGGGCTAATCTTGACAAGGTCAGCAATCTTCAATGCCATACGCAGTGACACTTCGCGCAGTTTTGTATGATTGTCCCACATGAAGTCCATGATAATTTCATCTTGACCTTCAGTGAAATCATAGTCGCTAAACAGACCGCCCGTTTCATCAGCATCACGGTGAACTTGACGAATACGCAACATTTTGTCACGCTCACTGTTCACGGTGAGGTCAAGATAGTGACAGCGAGATTGGAGAGCTTCCAAGTGAGCCTTAATCTTTGCACTACGACGGTCGCTGAAATTCAAGTTAGTAATGAAAATCACAGAACCATTGAAGTCAAATTGATTGGGCACACCTTCTTCACGCAACAGGCGACTGTCTTTGTTGTAAGAAATTCGACGGCGTTTGCCAGAATCAAGTGCTGCCTTGAGAATGTTCAGTGCATCCTGATCTTCCCAAATGTCACAGTCATCAAACACCAACACATTCTTAGCGTCAGAATATTTGTACAGTGTAGCGAACAGACCAATTGCAGACATTGCACCTTTGATTGTTTCAAAGCGAATCTTTTTGCCAGCAAGTTTGTCAAAGGTGCTAGCCTTTTCCAGTTGTGCAGTCACACCATGCGACTTGCCGACACCGGGAGGACCCGTGACAATCATAGCACGAATGTCACCTTGAATACATGCCTTAGACATTTCATCAAGCACGCCGAATCGTTCCTTAATACGATCCATTGCCTGTTCGTCAGTTTCTTTTTCCTGTTGTGCCTTAGGTGCTTCAATCACAACACTGTCACGACCAGCCAGAAACTCAATAGATTCCTGATTGTCAACATTCACACGGACCTCTTCAGGACGACCGGGAAACTGACCTTCGTTTTTCACAGTCACGAAACCACCCTTTGCACCCAGTTGGTAACCTTTGACCAGTGTAAACACTTCACCTTTGACAGGTGCATTACGATAAGAGCCAGAAGTGATGCGAACGATGCTAGACATGTGAACCTTTCAACGATTAAAATAGTATTTTACAATCAAACCCAATTATTGTCAAGCCGCTTGTTTAGCTTCCATCATTTCAGACAGAATGAATTTGGCAATGTTCAGTTGTTTGCGAACTTCCTCTTTGGAGCCCATTGCCGAGCACTCCTGAGCATCAGACAGAATGCCCATCACGACCATTTCCAGACCAGTGAACTTTGCCGTAATGCTGTTCATGTATTGGTCACGGATATCTTGTTCAGTCATACCATAGCACTTGGATTCGAATTCAGTCATTTGCAAGCTCCTTTAATCAATCAATACATGTATTATATGTCCAAATCCATTTATTGTCAAATTTGGACGTGTAGTACTAAAGTATTAGTTTTTTCCGACCAACAAACTCAGGATCTGATTCTGAAGGTCAGCGACCTCAGACTGTTCAACATAGAAGTCGGTAAGAGGATCGTAGTACTTTCCTTCTTTCGGATCGTAGTACAGGACCCGACCGTTGGGGTAGTGAAACGGACCTTCTAAGCCCTTGCGCGGACCAAACTCTTTATTGTGCTTGAAAACGGTGTAAGACATAAGTTTTACCTTTCAATCCATTTTAAAAACGCGCCGATTAGCACGATATGCTTCTTTGCACTCACTGGCAGTCCATTGAAATGCCTGGATTGTCAGTCGGGTCAAATTTTTGACAAGAATGACCAATGCCAACAGGGGCAAGAATGCAAGATTCAAGTAGTACAAAATAGTATTCATGTTAGGCGATGTTAAGTTGAACTTGCATACCTTCCCAAGTACCAGCAAGACCCACGGCGCACTGGTCAGCAACACCGTCACCGCTACGGGTGAACTCTAGTGCATCCAGAGCCTTTTGTGTAGCGGCGTTGCAAGTAGAAAAGTCACCGACACCATAGCGAATCTGTTTAGCAGTCGCATAAAACGACACATTGCCGATACAGACACGAAATTTTTGAGACTGTTTGAAACGCTTGATAGACATGAAAAGCTCCTTTAATCAATCAATACATGTATTGTATGCCCAAACTGATTTATTGTCAAATTTCGGAAACCTTGGGTTTCGTATAGAAGATATGCTGGCCAACCTGTTGTATTTTTGCAACACTGTCCTTCCACTTGGGACTGACATAATCAGCATGGTAATACATGGCTTCCTTGAGAGGGTTCACCCTCTCGCCATTTAATACTTTATGAGCAATATATTGGCTATCGTACCACGCTTGACCGCGCGGCTTCTCCAACTTCTTTTTCAGTGTCCAGCTAAACTGAGCCTTACTGTACACAACCTTACAAACAGTGTCGCCCCAACGTCCCGACTTCAACCGATTGATTGTAACCTGTGCTACAGCATACTTGCCATGCTCACTTTCAATGCCAGCCTCGTAGTAAATATTTTTGGCTAGACATTCATGGTCTTTTTCAGTGAAGGCTACCTTTTCAGCCGTTTGCGTAATAAACGCTTCCTTAATTTCGGCAACATCATTTGAGATTGTAGCCAGTTGATATTGTTGGACACCCAAGATAGTAACAAGGGCGATGCCACCCAAACCTACTAATACTTTTTGCATTAACCAACTCCGTTGTGTATGTGTGAACCCGAATCATACACTAGAATGGGTTTTTCGTCAAATTGTTTGTTGGTGTATCAGTTATCGTTCCTCAAAAAAGAATCGGTCCTAGCGAGCCAGAACCGATAAAATGAATACTTGAGTATTAAAAATGTGTACTACTAGAGTACACATTTTTGTGTCAGAAAGCGTCCCAGTAGTTAGGCTTGCGTTCCTCTTTCCGTGTCAGCATGATGCGAGTGCCTTTGTCCTCGAAAACAAACTGACCATTCTTTACAGTCACAAGTGTGCTTGCGGTAAAGATTTTGTGAATGTAATCGGCATCGTCATTCTCTGGCTCAGGATCGAAACCAATTTCGACACCATCAGGGCTGAGTGGGTTACCGCGATATTCAGCATCATAATCAATCTCACGACCTTCGTGAACAATCTTGACCTCGTACTTTGTCTCACCATCAAACTCAGGCTTAGCATTAAGCATGGACAATGCTTGCTGAGGAGTTTCACCATAACGATTCATTTCTTCGACTAGTGCCTTCAGCATGTCAAAGTTGAATTCACGGAACATTGTAGAAATGTTCACAATGCGTTCAATCTGATCCTTAGCGTTCAAATTGTCTTGGCAGTATTCACGAATGAAGTTTGCATCTACACCCTTGAAGTCAAGCATATAGAAGATACGACCAGGACGATTACGCATGTGAAAATCAACACGCCACTTGTCGTTACTTGTTAGCAGGAATAGTTTCTTGCTAGGGAACACACCATCAAGCAACGTCAGAATCTTTTCCTGGTCATCACGGTCATAGACCTTCTCAAATTCATCAAACAGAATAGCGCAAGGTTGTTCAATACTTTGAATGAATGAATTGAACTTGTCACCACACCATGGCGCATTGATAACGATTGTAGGGATATCCATTGCGGCAAGTTTCGCGCAAACATTCTTAGTAAGTAGTGTCTTACCTGCACCCTTCTCACCGGTGAGCATAACACCAGTTGCATTAGGACGATCCATGAATGTATTCACAATACGGTCAGTGTGACGTAAACAGTCACCGTAAATCTTACTAGGAAGATTGAAACTATCAATATGTTCTAGGTAGAGTTGACCTGTCATTTCATCTTTATTGACAGTGTAGTTACCGCCAGGTAGATGTTCAGTGATATCAAGTGCTTCTTTACGGGCAATGCGATATGTATTGCCGTTACGCATGAAATATGCCATGTGTTTCTTTCTATGTGTTGAAAATTAAATTATATACGAGTCAGAATTTGTTTTGTTAATATTCGGGTAAAATCAAGTAGGTATTTTTGTAGTATCTACTTTCCACATGTAATTAACAGGTGTCAGTTTCATGTTGCCCAAATAATAGTCTTTGTTGATATAAATTAATGTGCAGATTCTTTCAGCGAGAAATGCCATTAAGCGAGTTTGATTTGGTGGCTGAATGTAAGGTATAACATATTTGATACCTTCATACACTTCAAACAATATGTCAAACAAAACTTGACACATTTTGTCAAAGTTTTTTCTGTGCCCCCAAAACATATTACAGGTAATTAGAAATTGCTGTGTATACAAATTGTTGTATATGTCCTGTGACATATCAATTTTACCAGATTTCACTGCCTCTTGTAATACCCATAATCCATACGCCGTATGTGCATCGCGGTACTGTTCATAGATAGAATAGTCAAAGTACTTTGGAAACACAATGTACAATGTATCTTCATCATACTTTAACTGGGACATTTCGTATTCATTCCAAAATTTACGGTAATGATTTGTACCGACGATTTCGTCAGAGGTATTTTTCCATACCCAATATGTACCAGTTAGATCACCGAACCATTTATTCAAATGGCTTATGTTGTCCCCTGTATCATCAAACAGGAAATTTCTTTTTACTAATGAATCACGGTATTCTTTTGTAAAATCAAAAGCACCCAGCATCAGATTTTTCTGATTGTACTGGGTGTAATTGTTTTCGTGATCCTTAAAGCAATTGCAATATAAGGTCAGATTATCCATCAAGTGTTACGCCAACTGTCTTTAGCAAAAGGCCATGCTTCCTGAGATTTAGAAGATTGCGCGGCGTAAACATAACGATAACGCATGTTACCAGCGCGGTTGTCATGTTCGCCTTTGTCGTAACCTTCACTGTAATCTTGTGAACCACCATCATATCTTAGACCATGATAGCCTGCATGATAACCTTTGTAGAACTCACTAGAGCCAGTCTTTGGTTCAGGCTTGTAAGTGTTGTTGTTAGCGTTAGCCTGTACAGGTTGAGTAAACTCTTGTGCATCATCAGGGTTAACACCAACTTCACCAACAACTTCGTAACGACATGCACGACCCTTAGCATCGTTGTAGTCGCTAGGAATGGACACTACATCACGCGGATTGATTTTCACAATCACGGTACGAGCACCGCCGAAACTCTTGAGGTAGCTTTCGGCACAGAAGTGCAGACCAGTGCTACAAGTGTTGTTACGGTTATCGTCAACTTCGTTGCGTTCCATTTCAACAGTGCAACCAGGTGCATTGAGCATAGTACCAGTATGACAATCCTTGTAGTCCTCACGCACACGCTTGTATGCGAGGAAGTGACCATCAGGAGTAATCGGCAGACTGTTCTTTTCAAGGAAACCATAGAGTTCCTGAACCGCTTGCTTACTAGGGTTAGTCATCAGGTTTTCCATGAAGTTAACAAGAGGCTCGATAGGGAACTCATCCTGTAGCATAGCAATCATGCGAGTAGCCAGTGCATTGTGCATGGGCTTACCCTTCCAGAACAGTGTTTCACCTTGAACACTGACATTACCTTTGCCGTAGTTCAGTACGACTTGCTTAGGTTCAATCAAGTCCTTGACACGATCCCAATCACCTGCCTTGATAGCATCAACTACCTTTTGATAGGTAATGTGCGATTTTGCGATGGTGTGGGGCTTATTGCCAATCACAACAGTAATGTTGTTACCTTGAATAATAAACGGATAGCTCATTTTAGACACCTTTCTTTGCGTCAATCATGTTAATATAGTCACCGATAGCTTCTGCAGGAGTATTATACTTGCTGATATACTTCAACAGAGGATAGCGATTGTAGATATCGTTGACTTCCTTTTGATACTTATCAATCAGTGCCGACGGGTCAATATTTGCACCAGTTTGCACCTTGTAGTTGCGACACAGAGCCTCAAGACTAGTCTTGCGACTTTGATCCTCACTCTTTACATCTTTGAAAACATTATACAATGCAATGTAAGGACTCTTTGGATCTGTGACATGTTTAGTAGCATTGTACTGGTAAAGTTCATTGAAGTCAATAGCCTTCTTGACCAAACCCAATACATCTGCTTGACCTAGTTTGCTGAGTTTACCCTTGATATGTTCGTCAAGGTTAACCCAGTTCTTTTGAGTTTTGACCCATTCAATGTCACTTTTACGCACACCGTAAATGTTTTGCATGAACAGACCACTCTTTTGCAGATGGTAATGCAGTTCCTTCACATCAGGATATGTACCCAGACATTGAAAGCCACTCAGAGGCAAGTAGTAGTAAGTTGTACTGTCATCAAAACTATCAGCCTTACCAGCATCATGCCAGACCATGGGGACAGTACTAGACCAACGACCACGGCGTGAACCTTCTTCCAGAACCATGATGGTCACGTTTGCACCAAGACCACTCTTGCGTTCCTTCTCAAGCAGGCTGCTTGCAACCATGATTCGATCCTCGGGAGGATTCATCAGTGCCTTGAAGAATGCACCGGTATTTACAGTCTTGTTCTTGTCAGCAGCCTCAATCACATACACAGTACTAGAATATGTTTCAGCTTTAATGTTTCGCCAGTGAAACTTAGCCCGTTCAGTAGCGCCGACTTTGGTATCATTGATAACAAAATAAGTATCGTCACTGACACGGATACGCCACTCTTGTGAAATAATCACTTGACCATTTGTATTATTGTGGGTGTTCTGCGGCTTGTTAGTAGAACATGAGTTAAGACTTTTGGTCTTGTTGAAACTCTTGAGGACAATGTTGTACTTGGTAGCCAGTTCGTTCACATCCAGCTTGAATTGTTTCAGTGCGTCCCAACGACTTTGTTGCGGAGTGAACAGTTCAAACTTGGTATCAATAACATACTTGGCTACAGCCTGTGTCCAAAGAGCATCCTGATATCGCTTATTCAGATAGATTGCACGTTCCCACAGATTGTCAATCTTGTTGGCTTCGGTAGCAATATGCACAGCCAACTGAGCATTCAGTGCCTCAAGTTTATTCTTGATTGCGTTAATCGTTTCGGGAATGTAAGAGAGACCTTCGCGGCTTGCTTGAAAGTCAAGCTCGCCGATCGCAAACTCCATTACCAGACCGCATGAAAGCAGACCATGCAGACCGCCGAGAGACTTGTCAGCATTGGGCACTTCGATCGGGTACTTGATGTTACCCATGATAGCGTAGGAGTTATAGCCATCACCTGCGTGATGAACACCAGGGATGATATCCTTTTCTTTGTAAGTAGGATCCTTGAAACCAAAGTCTGCGTTGCCACTGATTACAGGACGCAGTTTGAAATATTCATAGACATACCGAGCCTCTTGACGGAACTTGTCAAAGTCATATCGGTTATCAACAGCAAAACGAACCTCGACACCAGCTGGATCAGTGGTTTGTTCTTCCATCATCAGTGCGATAGACGGAACGCCTTGCTCATTAATGAAGGCAGTGTAGATACCTTTGCGACCATCTTTAATGGCAGTCACAGTGAAGTTATCAGTGTAAGAGAAGGGCGACTTAGAACCCAGACCCAGTGCACCCACATAGTCATTGCTATCTGTTTTGGTGGACTCAAAGAAGGTCGTGAAGATATTGGTGACCTGTTCGTGGCTCAGACCTGTGCCATAGTCACGGATGGAAAAGAAAGGCTCAAGTGCGTTGGGCAAATGAACATCAAACGGGGTATTGATTTTACCCGCGGCAACATGGGAATCGTATGCGTTACAACTGAGTTCCCTGATAATAGCCCGAACCTTGTTGGCATACAGACCATCAGACAAGATACGGAAACTTTTTGCGGTTGCTTTAATAGAAAAGGAAGTGACAGAACCGACATTGGACAACACTGCCTCGTTCTGAACTACATTGTGAAGTTTCATGTATAACTACCTGTGTTTTGAGTTTCAATACAAGTATTGTAGCAGGTATCTGATTTATTGTCAACCGTTTTGTGTTAATACTTTAGTTTACAATTTTCAAAGTGGTATCTTGTCATGTTACTCTTGCCACCTGTCTTACCACAATGTGGACATGTAACCCTTTCTTTTGGCTTTCCTTTAAGTGCCTTGCTGATTTTGCCACCTACGCCCGGTTGACATGCGTTGTTGTTCTTGCCGGTTTGGTATGGTTTAGGAATACCTCGGATCCTATCTCCTAATCGTTTAGCGATTTCAGGGTTCTTCATGGGATTGTTTTTTGATAACTTTTCCCTAACATCCCGTCGTTTAGCAGGATTGTTTTCACCCGTAGTAGTTGGTCTTTTTGTCCCGGGCATCCACCCGTCAAGTGCGTTTTCCGCCTGTAAGTTAGCCCAATGTTTTGACTCTACAATATTGTTGTCTTTGGAGAATTTCAATGCGAACTTAGTAGCGGATTGTTCGTCATTGAATTCCCAAACTTTTAGTGTTTTTACAAACTCTTTTCCATGTGAATGTAAGTGTCTGAGCCAATACTTGCCACTACCAAAGTAAGTATATGGATTCTTCTTTGCTGTTTTACAGAAATACTTGAGGTTTGTTTTTGTGTGGATTTTCACACAGAGATAAATATTCATGCTGATGCTCCCAAATAGCGTTAGAGTAGTTGGGATTGTCCAGATCCGCGAACTACACTTTTATTTATCTTTTTATTTGGGAATCAGCAATTATGGGCGGCGTGTCAATTCATTGATTTTAGCGATTGCTTCTGGGCTGGTTTCTTCAAGTTGTTCTTCTGCTACACCTTGCTTACCTTGTTCATAACCTTTTTTGTATTGGCTATGTTCTTGTTCTTCCCCCGGTTGGTCATATGGATTATCGTATGACCTACCTTTTTTAGCATCAGTATGACCTTGGTCATATGGAGTTGGCATGCCCGGATTTCCTGTGCCACGCAATCCTTGAGCATTTTCAATCAAATTAATATAATCACGAAAAGATTTATTAGTCATAGTATACTATTTATGCTAAACATTCCCTAATCCAACCCTGCTATAACTTAACTTGCTAACCGTTTCTTTGTCTAAAACTCTTGGAGTTTTAGGAATCTTTGGCTTAGTTGGCCAATACCTTGTATCTACCGTTTCACCTGTCAATTCATACCGAAAGTCTGGGTCATATACAATCTTACCTTCGGACCTATAAGCCGCATTGCCATCACGGTATTCAAATATAATACCACGACACATACAATAAGAGCGACCTTTAGTGGTCATTACATTGCCATTTACGGTCCCAATGTATTTAACTACATTGCCTAGGTGCATTTGCTTCACGGCTTCGTGATAGTCAATCATTCTTCACACCCAATAACTCTTTAATTAGGGTCTTTTTATCTTCTACGGACATACCAACTCCGAAGTGTGCTTCAATTCTGTTACCAATAATCATACCAGGACCAGACATTTTCGGAGCATCATATTCGTAAGCAATCTCTACACATTCCCTGACAATCAATTCGGCAAATTTCCAATATTCAAAATGGTCAGTATGTGGGCTACCGGTTTTAACATAACATTGCTTGGCAAGTTCTTCAATTCGTTCGTTCATTCTTCAACTCCGAACTTAGCAACAATTCCTTTGAGCACAGCCAAAGCACCGTTGACACTTTTCATAACTTCTTCCTCTGATTGACCTTGACGGAATCCAGATTCAGCAAGTCCGTTGGCAGTTTGTTTCACGGTTTCGGTGAATTCAACGACCATCAACTCGGCAAATTTTTTCATTTCCGATGAAATATGGTCTTCAATGGGGAGAGGGACATAACCGTATGCCCTAACAAATAGTTCTTGGATTCGTGTGTTCATTTTATACTCCAAAAGTAAAAACAAAAGGGAGAACAATCAATGTAAGTAAAATGCCGGTCATACAGACAGCATTTACCACATCGTGAATGTCATAATCATAATAGCCAAGCATTTTAGTTCCTGTGTTTCAGTGTCAATACAAGTATTGTATCAGGTTTTGGATTTATTGTCAAATATAAAAAGGGAGTGTCAAAGCCCAGTTTGCTATAAACGACCTCACGGACAGCGGTGTCAGTAGCTTCGCCGAAGTCTTCAGGAAAACGCTCAGCCAAACTCACCAGTTCAGCATAAACAGCAGGCCAATCCATTTTGAGTACTTTAGCACTACGCACGATAGCGTCAACGGCATCGTTGCCGAATTCGGTAAACATAGCATAGTCGGGCTTAGTACCGAAAACTTCTTGAATGTCTTTAGTCAACTGATCCATTTGCAAGCTCCTTTAATCAATCAATACATGTATTGTATGCCCAAAACCATTTATTGTCAAATCCTCAGGTGTGAACTATAGTTTTAATTCCTACGGCTTCGATTGCACTCATGCAGACAGGGCAGGGCCTGGCCAATGCAGGACTTCCATCAGTATTGAAACGGAAAATAGAAATCTTGTGGGCCTTATTCAGGTCTTTACATTTAACGATAGCAGACACCTCAGCATGAAGGAACTCCTTATTCGGTAGCCCTGCCTTTTTTGCATACTTTTTCTGTACAGGATGTGTCTTTACATAACTATTCTGTCCAATGCTAAGGACGCGGCCCTTCTTGTCGTAAATGATAGCAGTGAGGTCGTGCTTTTTAGACATTATGCGTACTTGAGTAACAAAGTATTCACAAATTCTTCTGTACTGTCCCCCAGGTCGTGATCCTCACAGAACACAGCAACATCACCGAACTTGGCAAGTTTGCGACCAGCATCATCGTTATCACAAACGGCTACTACTTTTCTATTCAACATGAATAAAAAGTTTTTCAGGTCTGATCCCGTGTTGTTACTTAGAACAGCAAGGGCACTGTATCCACGCTCAGTGAGCCTGCAGGCATCGAAAACACCTTCAGTCAGAAAAACAACATTAGGTGATAAATGTAAACTTTCTACTCCCCAGACTGCGAGGGTAGGTTGCTTTCGGTATGTGAAATACTTGCCTTGCTTGGGATTGTTCTGTGGCTTCTTTTCGCCCTCGGGTCGGTATTGTTGATATCCAACTAGACAACCTGACAGATTGTAAAGGAAGAATGTAGCGACACGCTCAACCTCATCAACCATGGGACGATGCAACTCAAGATTGAGGTGTCTGTCTTTGAGGTGTTCAACTACCGTTTTCATAGCCTCAAGTATAAACCCAAACTGATTATTAGTCAAGTTTGGGTTTGTAGTACTTAGATTCTACCGCGATAATCTGCTACCATGTACCAGTCGGGGACGGTCGTTGCAGTGTTCCGAGCATTGAAGTTTTTGACATATTCGCGGGCTTCTTCCTCGTTGTCAAAATACAACGTTTCGTCAATCTTGCTACCCCAACCACGCTCATATTCAATCAGGTCAACACGATAACCTACGGGACGTTGAATCATTGCCATTTGCTACTCCTTTCGTCTACTGTGATTACAGTATACAACAAAAAGGATTAAATATCAAACGAACTTAATTTTGTCGGCGATCCAGTATTCAACATTATCCCTAATGCGTTTAGTGTAGTAGCCACTGATCGTGATATCCTGGTACGCACACTTGTCCAACAATGACAGCAATGTGTTGTCTTGTGCAAAGCCAAGTTTAACTAAATTGTTGTTCTCGTCAGCGAACCAATATTCCATTATCTTAGAATGCTTGCGATTGACTGCAAGTTTCTTTGCAAGTTTAAGAACCTTTTGTGTCTTACCTTTAATTGATTCGGTGATAACTTTACTATGTTCATCGGACATTTTTTGAAATGCCAAATCGTATTCATAGAACTCAGGTAAGCGATACACTAATGGGCACACATCTTCTTTAAAAACTTTACCGTTAGAATGAATAAATGAATTCATATCTTCACGGAAGTTGCTAAGTTTTTGTCCCTTCAATTTCCACATGACAATTTTCTTGCTGTAGAAATCTCGGATTTCTGCTGCCATAGTATGGTCAACATCAGTAACTTTTTCAAATAATTCTTTATCAACTAATTTACTGATACCTGAGTATGTACCACCATTGTTATGTTCATCACGCAATCTTTTCCAAGCACAACTTAGTGCCAACAAATCTTGTTCGATTTCAAGTACTTGATATTTCTTAACATGTGTGTTACTCCACATTAAGTCATCTATGTTTGACAATGTTATTGTTGACGGGCCACTAAGTGCAGTTAATCCGCTAAGATTAACTGTTTGTACACTTTGCGCGGCCGCACCTGATACTGTATTACTAGGACCTGTACCTGTTTGACCTGCAAAGAGACCCTGTGCTGCCATATTTGAGCTAGTGTAATTAGCCATAATGCTCCAATCCTGCTGTTCAATGATAAATAATTTTATGATACACTACATTTATAAACTTGTACACACTAATGGGCGATATTATATTGGGCGACATAGTACCAAAAATTTAGATGATGGATACATGGGTTCAGGAAAATGGCCTCGTAGTATTAAAGACAAACAGGAATTATCCAAAGAAATTTTGTCATACCATGAATCTACTGATGAGTTGCTAAAAGCTGAAAAATCTTTACTGACAGAACATGTAGGGAAACCCTTGTGTATGAATTTCAATAATAATTCAATTGGGTTTGCTTCTGGTGATTTAAATCCAGCTAAAACAGAAAAAGAAAAACTTAGAAAATCAAAACAAGTAGGAGAATGCAATCCTATGTTTGGTAAAACTCATTCTGATGCGGCTAAGTTAAAAATGTCAAGGGACAGGAAAGGTAGATCAACTTGGAATAAAGGTTTATCGGGTATAAAAACATCTACTAAAGGGCAAGTTGCCTGGAACAAAGGAATTCATACAGGGCATCAATCATTTACTGGAAAAAGTCATACCCCTGAATCTATACAATTAATGAAAGAAAAGCATGCCAATCGGCAAAGATTAACATGCCCTCATTGTAATAAAACTATTGACAAACCTAATTACTCAAGATACCACGGGGATAAATGTAAATTTAACCAATCGTAATATCTTCCATACCAGCTGTCCTCAGACGGCATATATGCCCTAGCTGCCACTGCTTTGCTTCAAGGCCCTTCATAACACCTAGCCATTTGTTGCGTAATAATGCGACTTCATTGACCAAAACTTCAAAGTCAATAACTTCGTCTTCACCATCAACATACTTCTCGGCATCACGACTAGTCAATGCTCTATTATACGCTTCTAAATATTTTTGAAAATGTTTTCGGCGAATTTTCCGTAATTGAATATTGAGGTACTGTAATACAGCCTCTATCTCTTGCAATTGATTAAAACGGTGTTCAGTGATACCGGGTAAATTGGCAATGTTCTTTTCAACATTGCCATAAATTTTGACTTCACTCTTAGCACTAAGAAGTTCATTCTCATAGTGAAGAATGAAGTCGGGTATCACGCCTAAGTTTTGGGTTATGCGTGTGTACCAATTCATTTAATTCCAATCATCGTCATCGGAGTCACTATCATAATCGTCATCCTCATACTCTAGTTCATCCTCATGTTGTAACAGATATTCTTTTACAGAGTTAATAATTTCTTTCTCACCCCTAAAGGCATTTTTAATATCTTCAGCCTCATAGTTGTTGTCAATCAAAAAATTAACTAGCGAATCTGCCGCATCTGTTCGTTCATTGAAATCTATATGGGAACGTAATACTTCCCACACTTCACTTGCAAAATCTAAACTCATTCTGTAACCGCTCCTTCATCGGTTGTTACAGTACTTATCTCAGACTTAGTTTTTTCAGCATACTCGGACATAACTTTGTCTAAGCATCCGTCGGTATTTGCTTCCCATGCCTTGCGGAACTTCTTAATGATTTCACCATCAAGTGTAGTGTACACAAGACTGTTGCCTTCTTTCTTAACAAGTTCATTCTTTTCAATCATGTCCAGTAGACCAGAGTAAGGACTCATGCCTGTCTCATAAGGAATCTTAACTTGAACACTTTCGAATGGCTTAGCATAGCGAGTTTTCATAATCTTGCAACTTGCACGAATACCGCGAACATCACTAATCTTGTTACCATCTTCGTCTTCTTTAAGTTTCAATTTCTTCATTGCGACAACAATTGAACTTGCATAGATGAAGCCTTGACCACCTGAAATTTTGTCATCAGGGTCAAACATATCTTGTGAAGCATAAGTGTGGTTAGTAGCAACTAGACCAACGTTGTGACTACCGAACATGTTAACACAGTTACGCACAAGTGCTGTAAGTGCCTTAGGCTTACGACCCATGTCACCTTTCATATCACCTGCTTCAAACTGATTAACGTCAGTAGGTGTTAATAGCATACCAAGACTGTCAAGCACGAAAAGAACTTTTGGCTTGTCATCAGCTGGCATTGCTTTGTAAGACTTCATAAATTCTGAAATGGTTTTAGCTACGTCATCAATCATAGCCATGTTCAACTTCAACAATTTATCATCGTCTGTTGAAACGCCAAGAGCATGTAACCATGCTTCATCTAGCGCATTTTCTGTATCAATGAGGACCACAAAGATCCCTTGTTGTTGTGCGTGTCTAACGAGGTTTCCTGAGCAGATGAATGATTTTCCTGCTCCTGACTCTCCGGCAAAGACAGTAACTTTACCAAGAGGTACGCCTTTATTAAAGTCACCACTAATGAGGTAATTGAGAGCATAATTTCCTGTGGAGATCCAGTCTGTAGGATCATTAAAGCCAATGCTTAGTCCATCAATAGCTTTTGTAATGTCCTTACGAAACTTACTAATGTCAAATGGTTTTGCCATGTTTACTCCACATCCTTTGTATTATATTCTTTGATTAGGTCAATCAATTCTTCTTCTGTGTTACAGATAGCTTTAACTGTTTTCCAGTCTTCTTTTTTATCACGACCGCTAACTTCAGCCATGAATCCATTGTCATAGCGATTGATAGTAAAACTGTCGTTTACTTTTGCTAGTTTATCTAGCTTTGTTGCTTTTGCCATTTTATTCTCCTACTTTGTGTAATCCATTAGTGAATTGTCGCTCACTAAAGGTTAGTTTGTCAAGGTATTCTGGACATGTATCAGCGATTCTATCTAACTCAGAATCACTAGGAAAATGTCTTAATACACCTCTTGCTCTATCACGAACCAAACTAGGTACTCTAGGTGTGCGTCCTGGATCACAAAGTTCTTCCAATAGTTTTTTACCTTGCTTAAGGGCACGGTAGCGTTCGTCTGGTAATGTCATATTGTTCTCCTAAGGAAGGGAGCATACGCTCCCCATCCTAGTTTACTTTTGTTGTCTAGCACGAATCATTGCTAGAATGTCTTGTGCTTTGTCGCTTGATGTTCCTGATGATTTAGGAACTTCGATTGGAGAACTTGATTGTTGTGGTTCATCGGCATCGAACGGTGGTGTAGACTCTGCTACGGGTGCTGTTGCGGGTGCGCTGGTTCCAACAGACGCTGTTGTTTGTGCCGCGGTTGCACCTGCAGGTGCTTCTAGACCATAAGGACGATAGTATGCGCCCCAACGTTCATTGTCGAAAGGTTGACCATCAACACTTGCCTCAAACATTTCTTTGATTACTTTTAGTTCAGCCTCTGTAGGCTTCTTAGGCAAGAAGTCAGCAAGATTGAAAAGACCATGTGCCTCAAGTGCTGCTTGTTCGGCTTCGGTCAATGCACTTTCTTTACGTGCCCAGTTACTAGTAGAATAATCAGCATAACCACCTTTGCTGGTCTTCTTAATGTTGAAGTCAAGACCGCGCAACAAGTCAGTTGGCAATTCTTCCATTTCAGGATCCATCAAACTAGATTTGATGATTGTGAAGATTTGTGGGCTGATGATGAAACGACGAATAGGATTCGCAGGAGTTGTGTCATCACCGATTGGGTTCTGGCGAACAAAACCTTGGAATAGATAACTACGCTTCTTCCAATATTTGTTTGCCAATTCTTTTAGTGTTTCGTCTTTGTACCAAGGACGAACTTCTGCAAGAATAGGACATGCCTCGCCATACATTTCCATACAAGGAACTTGTACGACTGTTTGCTTTACGTTAGGATCACCTTTAACGCCATTGAATGGAAGTTTGATGATTTGTCGTTCGATCCAGAAGAATGTATTGTTAGGATCTTTGTCTGGTAGGAAACGCACTGTAGCTGTTGTGCCTTCATCCATATTCCAGTGGGGGTAGATTGAGTTATCTGATTGGGTGTTAGAACCCTTGTTGTTTGACTTGTTTTCTTGCGCTGCAATACGAGCGCGGATCTCTGCTAATGATGCCATAATATTTTTCCTTATAAAATTGAGATGGTCTCTGTTTTTAATATTCGCCGCTACCTATTAGCGACTAACACAAGTGATAGTTTAGCAATACTTTCTACTCATGTCAATAGTATTTATGCCAGATGTGGCAAACCTCACGTTTTAAGTGAGGTTTTTGAGAACTTATTTACCCAATAGTCGCATGATTGCGTTTAGGTCTTCCTGTCCTTCTTTCACATCTTTCTTGTGAGCCTTGTCCATATGCTTCTCTAACTTCTTCTCAGCATCTTTAGCAAAGTCTTTAGCTTTGACTGGTTCAGCTTTACCTTCTGGACCTTTACCATCTTCGCTCTTGTCCATTTCAGTTAGAGCATTTAGTGTGTTCTGAATTGATTCACTAGCACCAACTAAGTCACCCACTTTAGCAGGTTTGTTTGCTTTAGGGCCTTTGTTGCGCCACTGACCTTCTGGACCAGTTTTATAGTCACCCGCGAATTGACCATCTTCGTCAACCTTTTCAACATCGGAGTGTGCCATGCTTGGTTTGCCATGTTGTGGTACGCCAGCTTTCTTTTGTAAGTCACGAATTAATTCTTCATCACTTCCATGACCTAATGTGTCTAACGCTTTGCCAGCTGCTTTCTTAACAACACCACCGACTTTCTTAGCGATATCACCTAAACCTTCTTCTAAATCTTCGTCATCTAATTGTTGTTGTAACAAATATATGATTTCACGACGGTTAGCTAAACCACCTTCGTCATCAGGTACTATGTTCTTTTCTAAACCTAACATACGAGCATGGTGCATCAATTCACGGTCAGCCATATCTTCATATTCTTCACCGCGCTCATAATGTCTATCTTCATCCAAATCATCTTCAGGAATAGAATATGCATCAGTAGCTTCTGATAATGAATCTTCAGGTGCGTCTTCTGCACCACCTTCACCTGCATCTCCTGGTGTATCACCGTCGATTTCTTCGCTTGCTTCACCACCATCGCCGCCTTCAAGTAAGCTGTCAGCCCATTCTGCTAATGCACCAACTTCTTTCATTTCAGCTACTGTTTTGTGTAGGCGAGATAATATTGGCATTACACTTTCAATGCGTGGGTCCAATGTCTCTTGGACAAATAATTCGTTTAACGCACTTGTGTCTACTTCATCTTCCATTAAAGGTGGTGTATAGCTTTCAAAATAAGTATTATAACCACGATGACCTGTCATCTTGCTTAGTGTTTCACGCAATGACTGGTAGTGATTGATACCTTCATTAACTAATTGTTGTGCAGATTCATTGAATTGTCCATTGCGAACAGCACGAACGAACCCTGCCATTTTTTGATATTCTTCGCACAAGCTGTTGATATGATTCCAACGCTCGTCATGTGGTTGACCACCTTCTGCGATATGGCGAGCATATACACGTGCAATGCCTGGCTTTGTTGTAGGTGCTAGGAATCTTTCACCTTGCTCATTCTCTAAGAAAATTCTAGCAATGTTGCGATAACGTTGTTCACCTTCTTCAATTTGGCGAGTGTGTTGAATCACCATCTTTACGTTAGGTATAGCATCGCTATAGCTTGCTTTTTTCCCCATTGGGTAGTATCCTTCACTGATTTTCTCTTTGTTTTTCATATATTCCCTCTTAGCCATATCGTGCTTTAAATGGTTTGAATTCTTTAACTCAAAACTGAGTTGTCTATTTTTTGCGAATTTCTTTAAGTGTCTCAACAATGAGTACCATGAATTACCATCAACTGATGGCTTTTCACCGTCGTTCGCTTTTGAACTATTAGCAACATCGTCACTAAAGTAAATGATAAGTTTGTGTAATCCATCAATAGAAACAGTGACTTTTCCATAATTTTCACCGTCTTTGACGAAATCAAACTGGAATACTTCTGCTTCTTCTGGTACTGGAGTCTCTTTTCCTGACGTATCTAGGGTTATAGGATCGTATCCTTTACCCTTTAATAGGTCAAAAAGCTGTCTGTTAAGGTTTTCTGAATTCTTAGGCATATTGTATTTATCAACTTAGCAAGGCAAAGAAGGGCAAAGGAGCTACAAATTCGTCATGGTCTCGGACATAATTGTCTAAATCTACATTATATTCTGATAATTGCTGGATAATTCTTACAGTTAATAGTGTAGCCATAACCAAATCGTCGGTGTCTCCAATCTTAGCTTGGTAGCTTCCACCTGATGCAACAAATGCTTTAAGTTCTGTTATAAGACTACGACTGTGTATTGTCATTTTCTTGCTTTCTAACAGAGTCTTAAACTTTGCACAAGCTGCTAATTTTGACTTAGCACTGGTGTTGAAACCCTTGCGTTTTCTACCGGGTTCACTTATAAATGTTCCTGGAATACTACTTTCACCGTATTCGTTCAATGAAACTAACGCTGCCTCACCTATTGAGTTATTTTCAATAGAATAGTAAATGTTATTAGGTTCGTTAGTGCATTCTTCAATGTACTTGCAAATCTGTGCTATCAACTTAATTTGTTCAGGAATAGTTGTCTTGTTGTGTTTCCACTCACCAACCTGTGTAGCTGAATTTGCTTCAAACACTTGAATAGCTGCAGGATCACCACCAGTACCAATACTAGGATCAAGTGCTACTGTATATATGTTTCCCTTTTCAGGTTTCTTATACCAACGAATCTGTCCTTGACGAAATGTAGGTTCTTGTCCTTCAAGCATTATCAATGTGTTAGGATTAATTAATGTTTCGTCAGCAATAATGAATTCACAACCAATCTCTCGGTTGAAGCGATCCTCGCCTAGTTGTGCCTTCATCTGTTCAGCCCAGGCTTCGTCCCTGCCCGGCTGTTCATTCCAATAAGCACGATATGCTCTGAATCCATTAATACCTAATTCAGTTGTATTACCGAATTCATCTTCTGTCTTGTTCGCACCCTTCCAAATCAATGCGAACTGGTCTTCGTCACTGTTTGGGGTACTTGTGATAATCGCTTTACCACCAGTAGATAGTGTAGGAGTAATAGCAGTCCAGAATTCTTGCGCTATACTAGGTCTAACGAACGCAAATTCGTCTAGGTACAATAATGAGATAGACATACCACGACCTGTGTTTTCAGTCGTTGTAGCACTAACAATGCGACTGCCGTTCTCAAAGTCTAGTGAGCCTTTGTTGTATGTTGTCACACCTGCTTTAATGTGATCGGGACATGCTTCGTATGCATAACGAATACGTTGCATGATTTCCTGAGCACCTGTATATTTGTGCGCTGCAATAAGAATTGTACTGTCAGGCACGAACATAGCGTACCATAATAGATAACCAGCAGCACTAGTAGACTTACCTGACTGTCGAGGCATCAATGAAATTGAGAAACGATATTTATGGTATGTTTCAATCAATCGTTCCTGATAAGGCCAGGGGTGATAATTCATGCTACCACGTGTCGGGTGCTGAATCATAAAGAAGTTATCCATGAAGTATAGATAACCAGTGTTAGGGTCGCAACACTTTATAAAGTCTTGTAATTCTTGGTCATTTTTAAAAACCGTCTTTTTATAAGGGTCTTTAATTAAGGTAGGCGTTCCACTCATACCATTATTTAGTTAGTAAGGCTTCTCACCTGTCAATTTTGGTTTAGCGAACCATAGTTTAAACCATTCGTCAGTGCCGGGCTGAATATTTCGTTCGCGCATGATTTTACCTAAATTAGTTCCTTGGTGGCTCATTTCTTCTCCCATGCTGGTGTTTTCGTTTATACCTGCAAGTTTTTTTAAGTCATCTAATGAATCTATGCTGTCTTCAGGTAATTGAACGGACTTGAGTTTATCGTATCCGTTCATTAGTCTTGCTTGTTTAAATGGATCAAACATTATGCACCGACGGGTGTTACTGATACTATAACTGAAGGAATACCGGGTCTTGTTGGGTTCGTATTTGCGACCACAGCATCCAATAATACACCTGTATCTGGACTAGACCACATGATTTGAAAATATGTATTTGCTACAGTAACATTTTCAACAAAATTCCATGCCGCTACTTGAGGGGCACCCGCAGTTACTGGTATTGAAGTATTAGTCCAATCAACAGGAGTACCGTTTTTATTCAACCAAATATCAACGATTCCCGTGCCGCCACCTGTTTTGTTTACTTGTGCGCTAAATTGAATGTTATACACACCAGTTTTAGCAATAGTAAGTTGAGAATTAGAAACAACAGATACACCATTAGCAGTAACAGTGTTATTAAATGTCATTGCCATGGCAGTGTTTGCAACTGGATTAGTTTGGTCTACATTACTATAGAATGCTCCATGTCTTGGTGTATAGATAATATTACCAGTTGATAATACTAAGTTGCCTGCATTAACATTACCAGTGATATTAGCACTGCCACCTGTCACTAAATTACCACCTGTAATATTTCCGGTAGCAGTGATTAAACCACCTGTACCCAAATTACCTACGTTTGCGTTACCAATTGAAACAACATTAGTAGCTACTAGTCCATTGGCACTGTCTATAGTTACTATCTTAGTTAATGTATTGCTACCAATTGCCGCAGTCCAAAAACTTAAATTACTACCAGTGTTGGATGGAGTAAAGTTTTCCATTGCTTGGAACACTATTCTAGCACTACCGTTACCTGATATTTCAGTACCATTGTAGCCTGTACTTGAGAATCTTATAAGTTCATCACCTGCTAATACGGCTGTAGGTGATGCGACTGTTCCATTAACTCTACGACCCACAAACGCTGCAAAACTTCCTACACCGTCATTGTAGAATCTACTAGGTAATCCATTCTGTCCTGTAATGTGTACCATGACGCCCGAATTAACAACCGGGCCTGCTAAACCACTTGTAGTACCTATAATTTCAATAGCTCCTGCTGTTGCGTCAACTTGAGGTACGTACATTTTAATTTGACCGTCGCTAAGTGCTTGAAAATATCTATTAGCGACATTAGGTGGAAAGCCATCTGTACGGTAGAAACCAATGTTTCCTACTAATTGAACTTCTGCATCACCATTAGTAGCTAATATCATATTTTGGTCTACGTTGACCAATGTTAAAATATTATTATTAGCAGTGAAATCTCCGAAACTTAATGGTAGCCCCGCAGTGTCAATAGTAAGTGTACCGTCATTGGAAATGTTGGCTCCGGGTCCTGCTTTAACTCCACCTATTTTAGTATCAGTTGCAGGAGAGATATTACCACCGACTACTAAGTTACCTATAATGTTCCCTGAGTTGGCTGTAAAAGTATTAACTGTAAGGTTTGAATCAATGTTTAAATCTACAGGCAAGCCTCCAGGTGTACTACCATCACTTACTCTGATTGTATTATTATCAGGATTATACCATAGACGGTCTGTTTGACCTACATATGTTTCTGTGTTTGCGTTGTTGTCGCGGCTTGTGAAAAAGTTTTGAATGAAAGACATTATCTAGCCCCCAGATTAATCATCTAGTGGCTCATCATCAGACAATGCCATAATTGCGGCTGGGTTAGGTAAAATACCCGCATTCTTTTTGATAACTTCTAATTCGTCATCATCACCGTTTTCAGTTTTGTCAATAGGAGAACCGTCAAATACGTTGTCTATTCCTACGGATCTTTTCAATAGTTCCATCTTTTGTTGTAATGGAGGAACCATTGTGCTTAACGGTAATTCTTCACCGTCTAACTCTTGTGTTTCTGGTGCTCTTGCTACTTGTAGGGCTTGGTCTGCTACTGTAGGTTTTTCGGCACTAGTAGCCATTGTGTCTAACTTGTCGGCTAAATTTCTCAATATTTGACTGATATTCATATAAGTATCCTAAAAAAATACTCTCGTATAGAGAGTATTTATCGTTTTACTTAATATCTAATGGCCGTTGTTTAGTAGCGACTATACAGTAGAATCTCTCTGTAGCTGTAAAATCCTCATTAGTATTTGGATTTTTCCCACTGATTTGAAATTCTATGGTTTGAAACATATCTATATTGAAACCTGTTCTTTCCAACAAGGCTGCTAACTGTTTTTCACCCAAAATACTATAGTGATTTAAGTTGTACTCGTGTCTTCGGTCACAGTCTGGGGCAGGAACTTCAATATATATCCTACCGAACTGTTTCAATACACGGTTATATTCCATTAAGCTAAAAATAGGATATGGACTATGCTCTAGTGCATGGCGTAAGAAAATAAAGTCTACAGATTCGTCAAAGTATCCATCTTTTTGTGGCAAGAAACTTAAATCATATTTTTTGATTGTGTGTCCGTTTTTCTCGCAGATTTCTATATCACCGGGGCTAAGTGTAACTCCAGTTAAATCAGTATAGCCACGTTCTTTCATTTCATCAAGAAAATAACCTGGACCACAACCCAAATCTAAAATCTTAGCATTCTTGGGTAAGTTTAATGGATCAACATAGTCTTTTACAACTTTAGCAGTTAAAGTCTTGTGCATTGGACTATCGCCCTCATCATAGATGTGGGCGGTATATAACCATTCGTTATAAAATTTAAGTTTGACTAGGTCTAGTGTGTTGTTAATATCAATCATGTATCATCCTAAGTTTGTATTACTTAGTTGATTTTAACATGCTGATATTATTTTTTGTAGCCCTTGAAGCTATTAATGGGGCTTGTTGTGTTGACCTTAGGGTGTTCTGTACTGCGGTTGTCAGTTAGTTTTTTAACTTCACCGGCGCCGATCATTTCTGCGGCTTTATTGATGATTTCTAATTCAACATCTGTATATGTTGCAAGTAATGGATCACCTGCGAATGCACCTGCTGGTTCTGTAACGTAGTCTGGCGCGCCTGCCATAGCTATGCCGAATCTCCATTGTGCATATGGACTACCACCTTGTTTGGTTTGAGAAATATCGGGCATACTAATAGCGCCCTTTATTGCTGAAACATGTGATCCTGGCATTTTCTTAGCACTGGCATGCACATCAGTTGCAGCGCCATATTTTGTTTCAACAATAAATTCTTTTGCTCTCATTTTATATCTTTCAAGTGCAAACTGTCAAACGGAGGATCATCTCCATTTCGTTGCCATAATGCACGATTACTTAGTATCTCAACCCATACATTTGGTTTAGGTTTATTGAGAGTCCAGAAATCGAACTTTAAATTGCTGCTCACTGGACGACAATAAAGTGTTCTCTCACTTGGCACACATAACTGCTGTGATGTGGTGCGAAACTCGTCCTTACCAGTGCTCATTCTCATTATATTTAGCTGAGGATGTTTTGTGTTAACCCTGCACAGTCCGTCCACTAAATCTTGTGGCTCTTTTGCCTTTTTGACAACTTCTTCAGCTTGTAATAATCTTGCTTCACTACTAATTCTATCTAGTGTTTGCTGTTTATCGTCTTCTTTACGCTGGAAACTAGCCCAAGGTAACCAAATACCATGATTAGTTCTGACTACAGTTTCAGTTTTTGGAATCTTTCTAACTTCGTATTTGTAGGGCTGTGTACCATCTTGGTCGCTTGCTTCTACTAAAAACATATTTTCTTTGTCAAATACAATAGTGCATCCAACTAATTTCTTTTTAATGATGTGATGAACTGCGTTGATAGGATTATCGTACAATAGTGCTGTTGCGATAATGTTTCCGTCTGGACTTGATTTTGCGTTTCCTGATTCAACATCAGGCTCATCTTCAAGTACATCCAAACTAGTGTTTAATATGCTAACACCATGACTGTTGATGCCCTCTTTATATCCTGTAACTAAATCGTGCATCATCATTCTACCTATACCCTGCTCATCTGATTCGATAAAATCTAATGTAGGTATATATTTGCGGTCACGATTTTTTGCTCCTGCCCAACCTATTCCATCAAAGTATTTTGCAACTATAATGCACATTACTTTTTATATCCCTTAAATCCGTTCACTGGGCTTGTGATATTAGTACCATCTGTTTCTGTACTTCCTTTAGAAATACTATCTTTTGGCTTCATACCTAATTTTTTCATTACTCGGAATAATTTATCACGGTCGTGTTCAGTGTAACCTGAAAACACTGGCAGGTTACCAAAAAATGAAATCAAATCCATTTTGTCTAATTCATCAGGATCCACACCTGTTAATTGTGCTACACGGTAAAAATCATAATAGCGACCCCAATATACATCACCGTTACCTCCCGGTGATACTAATCCCGGGTGTGCTCTATCAAATTCGTGTGCTGCATCCGATCTAGAGCCTTTGCGAGAACCCTCAGTGATAAATTCTTTTGCTCTCATTTCTTGTAACCCTTGAACCCTTGTAAAGGACTTGTTTTACCAGTAGCTGCTGGTTCTTCGCTTTTTGATGTAGTCACTAGTTTAGCTGATTTAGGACTTAATCCTAATTGTCTTAGTGCATCATCTAAGTATTTCTTTAAAGGATTTTCACCTGCATATGAAACTACAATTTCATTTTCGCCCCATGTTGTTTCACTAGCATAAGGTGGGACACCATCTTTTTTACGTTGTTCAGCGCCTTTTGCGCCTGCTAATGCAACACCAAAACGATATTGCTTATAGAAATCGTTGTTTTGCAAGTCGTCAATTACCCAAGCGGCAGGTAGAGTTTTTTGCACATCGGGCAAAATAGAACCAGTGGTTTCTGTTATAAATTCTCTAGCTCTCATACTGGTTGTTCTGTAGTAATATTGATACTATTCTCTGTTGTTAAATCAGAACCGCTTTGTGTAGATAAAGGTGTTCCTAGAACAACATTGTTGAACAGTATTTGATATGCTATAAAATGATTGATTTGTGCATCGACTAGCGGTTGTGCGTATAATACTACGTTTCCGCTGACTACAGCCATATCATAATTAGTCACATAGTCTCCGTAGACCATTGTGCTAGTACCAGTAAATTGTACATTTGATAGGTCGTTTCTGATTACACTAGTGATAGTCATAGTTGTGCTATCCTGTGTCAATGGGTTAAAGGAATTAATCTGGAAAATACCTTCAGTAAACGAATCAGCAGGATAGCTGAAAATCTCTTGTAGGTCAGTTCCAGTAGTGACACTTTCTATAGTCTGGTACCCAGTGCCGTATAACTGGGTAAAATTGTTGTTTATCTTTTGGAACGCTACACGTAACGGATCACCTGAACCATCGTTGGGCAACGTACCAATATTAATAATTTCTTGTGCCATAATAATTTCCTGACTATTAAGTATTTATCTTTCTAGCCAAGACTTTGGTCTGTCTATTCTTAACGGCTTTTTAGTTCTTTGAATCTCTTGCAGTGCTTTGATTGCTTCAATCCTAACGTTCACGTCCTGAGATTCTTTTACAATTTCAGTAAGTGCTGATATTCGTGCTAGTTCGGCCATAGTATAGTCACGGTTAAGTGTCTTTTGTGTTTCCACGTAGGTCTGATAGTCATTAGTAGACGCGCAACCGACTAATAACAAACATGCCAATAATATGCTATTATTTTGCACTTTCATATATCTTTTTCTGTTCGTTGTACCACTCTTGCCAACCTTCTACTTTGGCTGAGCATTCGTAATATAGTGAATAGTTATAGACTACGACTTTGAGTAATTCAGTAATTGCTACCTTGTCGCCCTCAATCTTTTTCAAGTCCTCACACTTTTTCATAAGTTCAGGAACAGGATTAGGGAACTTAGGTTGTACTGGAACAGTTGTAGTGCATCCAGCTAATAATAAAGCGATTAGTAGGTATCTCATTTTGTAGCCGCCTTATTGTGTTGCTCAATCAGTGCTGCGGGAATAGCAGGACATGTTTCGACGTATTTGATAACTTCATTATCCTTGACTACTTCACGGTCAATATATTTGATAATATCACGACCTTTTTCACGGACAACTTTTGTTTTTTCAACGATTTTTTCCTGAATCTCTACATTTTTGTTGGCGGCTTTTGCTTCAGCTTCTGCTACTTTAGCTTCCATTTCTTTGACTTTGAGTTCCCACTCTTTATAATCAGCTAATCCGCCTTCGAGGTAAACGCCAAATACTAGCAATAGGATACTGCATATTTGTATCGCTAGTTTGTAAGTCCTAATAAAGGGAATAAAACCTAGGACAAATCCTGCGATTACGCCTAGGACACCAATGCCAAAAATGATATGTATGGCTGATTCGGGTAGTATAGTTAGTATCCACATAGTACCCTTATTTATACTAGGGATATTGTTTATTTTCCAAAGAATTCATCAACTTTGTCTGCTATATAATTCACTTCGTTATCAGTAAGTTCAGGGTACATAGGCAAACTAATAACACCGCGACTTAGCATAACGCTGTTACTTAACAAGTCGGGTTTTGACATTGTATAGGTAGTCGGTAGATCACCTAATGTGTATTCGTAATGGATCTTACTTTCGATATCGTTAACAATCAAGTGCGTATGCATAGAATTTCTATCTGACATATACATCACAAACTTTTGATGTGTGTGTGGTGTAGGAGTGTCTGATAAACAAGTTACAGGTAAGTCTCTAAATCTATCACACCAATAATCACTTATAGCTTTTCTTCGTGATTGCCATTCATTGATATATTTTGCACGTACTAAAATTTGAGCACAATCTTGCTCACTCATTTTAGTGTTTGTACCTACATCATAAAAGTCAGGCTTGTTGTTATCTCTGTATCTAGCAGCATAAAGATATAAATGTTCATCGTTTGTGACAATAGCGCCACCATTGCCTGAACTTGGTAGATTTTTTGTAGGGTCAAAGCTAATAGCCATACCACTACCTATTTGACCGTTTGAAACAAGCCAGTGTTGTGCTCCATCGACAATGACACCGTGACTTTGTTCAATTCTTGCTTGTTCCCATGGCATCTTTCCATATAGTCCTACTAGACAATCATATACACCTGCAGTACCACCTTCCATTTTCAATATGCCATACTTGTCTGTATCACCCAACTCTACATCCCATCCAGCAGACAAGAATGCATTTAATGTTGCAGGGTATGTTAGATTAGGTATGCGTACTTTAGGATTACCCTGCATACTTTGATTATGTTTAATCTTTTTGTAACGGGCAATAATCTCAAGTGCTTGTGTACCTGAATGTACTGTTACGGCGTACTTTGTTTTAGTGCGATTTTTTAACCATTCTTCAAACGAACGAGTATAATGCCCGTTCACTAGTTGACCGTCTTTCAATGCTCTATGTGAGGCATCTAGTAGTTCTTCGCCAATATTATTATATTGTCTTTGTAGACCAAAATGGGGTATATTCATTTTATTTTTGTGGTCACTATATCGGTATTACAAACACATTTTGTTTTAGTGCATTTTATACTATTGTTGCTAAAACTAAAATCATCTTGGAGAGAAAATTGTTTTCCTCCCACTTCACACACGCCTCTATATATTTCATCGACTACGATTCTCATTGTATCGATGCCAACTTCACAATTCCAATTAATGAAATTGTTTTGATTATTTTTTAGTAGGTATTGAGAATCTACGATTTTATTAGAGCCATCATCATACGTCACTAATAGTTTACCTACCATTTCATATTTTTTTGGGAATGCATGTTGTGTTTTTGTATTTCTATTGATGCCAAAAGAATAGGATTTTTTAACTTCATTCAATTGGTCATTTGTATATGTTGCGAATATATCAAAGTCCCCTAACATCATTGCTTTGAATAATATTAATGTTCCGGTGTTCTGTTCAATATATGTTCTAGCTTCGATGGCTAAATTCACTGACGTAACCGAGTGAGTAATCAGGCATACTGTTTGAATTGGTTCGTCGTGAAACATATTCAACACATCTACAATGTGTTTGTAGTCATCTGTTTGTTCACTATGATATGTGACATATAGATAATCTAAACATTTCTTATCTTTTAACTCTTGCCACCATCGTAATGTTCTTGTACCATTAGAAATTAAACTGACATATGCTCCTTTGTTTTTAACATAGTCCATCAACTCTAGTAGTTCAGGAAACAATGTTGGTTCGCCTCCTGTAAATTGTATCCAAAAGGGGTTGCCTTCACACAATTTAATTATTTTATCGGCATATGTTTTATACTGTTCAATACTCAACCATCTTTTTGAACCGTCTTTAATTGATTGCCCGCAAAAGCTACAGTCGTGATTGCACACGTTATGTAACATCCACTCTACGAATTTATATTTTGTACGTGAGACTGATTCTACTTTAATGGGCACTATTTTCATATTTTTTTAGACCAATATGGACTAATACTTAGCCACTCATAATATTTTTGAAATCCTTCTTCTACATCAATTTTAGGATCGTAACCAAAATCTCCACGTGCTGCGTCAATGTTTAATGCACCGCGACTGGGAAAATCTAAATCCCTGTCTTTGACATTGATAGTACCTTTACCTACAATTTTCACTGCAAGTTGTGCGGCATCTAACAGTGTGCGGCTGTGACTCTTTGTAATATTGTAAGTTTTGTTATCTGTGTTGTTGCTTAGTGCTGCTGCAACGATACCATCTGCTGCATCAGTTACATATGTAAAATCGAGTGCCTCATTGGCACCATTAACATTGAGAGTGCCGCCACGCATCGCTGTAAGCATGAACTTAGCGATAACTCTGTCCTCAACATCCAATGGACCATACACAGCACTTGGACGAATAATTGTTCCAGAAATACCAGCACTTCTATAATAATCTCTAACAAGCCATTCTCCTGCTAATTTCATAATGCCATATTGACCCTGAGGTTTACAGATAGCATCTTCAGTAACATCGTCAGTAAAGTCACCATAGACCATTGAACTACTGATGTAAACAAACTTGCGTACACCATGTTTTTTACTAGCTTCCAACAAGTTGAGCAACCCTTCACTCATAACGCGACTTCCCCATGCTGGATTTGCGTTAACTACTTTTTGTCTTGGGAAACTAGCCATGTGTATCACAATTTCAGGCTTGTCATAGTTGAAAATGTAATTCATTTTTTGTGCATCAGTGATATCACTGTTGTTGATATAGATACCACTTCTGTAAATGACTTTCAAACGTTCACCCATGAGATAATCAATTTCATCTTGTGGGATGATTCCATAGTTTGTTTTTGTGTCAACAACGGTGACTAGATGACCTAACTTTTCTAATCTATCTACAACATTGTGACCTATAAGTCCTAATCCACCTGTTACTAATATATTCATTCGAATTTTAACCTCCAATACGTTAATTGTTGAGGAGTAAAATACGCAACAATTATATACTGATATCCATACGTAAGCGTGTCCATGTGGCGCTGCCAACTTGGTTTAGGACAAGAATTTTCCATTACATACTTACCTGCATCTGTTTGTTGCCACTCCCATAGTGGTTGAGCTAAATGCAGGTCAGGATTATCAATGTCGCTCAACAATATTTTGTGAACTACATGTCGAATAGTCTTGGCATCAGTATCAAACTGCCATAGTTGCTTTGATTTGTCCATGACTTTGATAGTTTGATAAAACAATATCACCCATGTGCATTTCAAAGATGTTTGTTTTATTGGGATTTAACATTAGAGTAGGTAGTGGGAATTCTTCCCTCGTTAATTGTTCCTTCACCTGCTCTACATGATCCTTGTAGATATGTGTATCACCTGTTGAAATAATTAATTCACCAACACTGTAGCCACAATGTGTAGCAATCAAATGAGTGAGTAGCGCATAGCTAGCAATATTAAAAGGTAAACCAAGAAACACATCCACACTACGCTGGTACATATGACAAGATAGTTCTTTATTTTTGTTGACATAGTATTGACTCATTACGTGACATGGTGGCAGTGCCATTTGATCCATTTCAGCAACATTCCAGCCACTGAGAATGTGTCTACGACCGTTAGGGTCATTTTTTAATCCTTCAAGTAGATTAGTCAATTGGTCAACTTCGGTTATCTCATGTGCATTTGCTTGCTCATTCCAGTTGTACTTGTTCCAGTGACGCCACTGTACTCCATAAACTCGACCAAGGTCTCCATCGAACTTTGCTTTTGACTTCCAATAAGGTGCGAGAGCATTTGGTGTCCAAATCGTGACCTTGCCATCGTTATCAGGACCATGTAATATTTCAGCGAGTCTGCGTTCGTCGCCAGATCCCTCAATGAACCATAATAGTTCACTTACACACGCTTTCCATGCGAGCTTTTTTGTGGTGATTGCTGGAAAGCCCCTACGCAAATCAAAGCGAAGATTACGTCCAAACACACTAATAGTGCCAACGCCAGTTCTGTCATCTTTTATTTCTCCGTTATCTAATATGTCTTGTAGTAAATCGTGGTATTGTTTCATTCGGTAATCCTTATTGACCAGAGTGATGTTCGTTCATAAAAACTTGCTTTAGTGTTATAAGCCAGTTCAAGAAAATGAACGTTTTTAACAACATCGGGAAAAATATCATTTATGTAATCGTGACCACAAATTAAAGTGCCCCTTTTGAAAAATTTTTTAAAGTAAATTAAATTTTTAATGTCATTCGGATTTCTGTGGCTTGCATCTAAAAAAAATAAATCTATTTCCTCTTTATCATATGGATAAACGGCTTGTGTATTAGTTAACGGTATAATATTTTTATATTCGCTAGTATACTTTTTAAATTCACTACCAATGTAATACACTTTGTCTTTTTCAAAAGATGCTGATTTCATCAAATCAATATGATCTCCAGGCCAAATATTGTCAAAAAAATCAATGCAATATATGGTAACCGATGGATCCGCACCGTCAGCAAATGCCGATGCTGATCTACCAAACAAAGAACCTACTTCAACAATTATACCGTTTTTTGGAACACTTGTTGCCCAATCACTTAAAATATTAAGTTCTTCTTCGCTAGTAAAACCAGGAACACTATATGCTTTCATTTTCTTTTCCAAATTTCATATGAATGGTCTGTATGGTTCTCTTTAAACCAACACATATATTCACTTTCTAATTTTACTAAATCTATGAAAGTATCACAAGTGTATTCGGCAAATGTTCTGGTTAAATGTATTTCATCTACATATTCCCAAGATGTGTTAATCAACTTTGCACCACCTATAATCCAAGCATTGTTATCAAGTTCATCCAAACTATGTGCAACACATGCATTAGGTGGTAAATTTGTAAAATCTAATTTAGTTAAAATTATATTGTTTCTGTTTGGTAAAGGTTTCTTCGGTAAGCTATCCCAAGTATTTCGACCCATGACAATAGTTTGTCCGTCAGTCAATGCCTTAAATCTTGGCAAATCGCCCTGGATTTTATCCCAGGGCAACTTACACTGATAGCCTATTCCTCCTTTAGGATCACAAGCTACAATCAACTTCATAATCTTCCCAATAGTTTATCCGTTTCAGGTTGTACAGTATCAGCAATAGATTGTACATTCAGAATGAATTCTACACTGACAACTAGGTCATCAAGTTCGTGTAGTTTTCTACTAACCGCTTCTTCTATTTGTTCGGGGTCTAATCCTTGAGACAGAAACTTTTCAATATTGAGAGTTTGCTGTCTTTTACCTTCTAGTTTAATAATTAGTTTCTTAATAAACTGAATAGGTATTTTGTTCTTTTCAACATCTTCAAGGATATGCTCCCATTTCTCGATGAATTCTGGACTCATTATGCAGTAGCTTTAGCAGTTTTCTTAGTAGTTGTTTTCTTTGCGGTAGATTTCTTAGCAGGTGCTTCTACTGGAGCAGGATCCATTTGTGCAGCTTCTTTCAAAAGTCTATCAGCTTCAGCCATTAGACCTTTAGCTTCAGCCGTCATTTTAGCAGCTTGCTGGCGTAGATTATTTGCTAAGTCGTTATCACCTAATAGACCTTGTGCTGTTTGTACTGGTGGCTGTTGTGCATCTCCGCGCATTCTACGTGCAACATCAGCTGGGTCTTGTAAGCCCATTGACTTGTCCATTTCAGCAAGACGCTTAACTGCTTCTTCACCTTGTTTCATTTCATCAAGTATCTTGTTTAATTCATTCAACTTGATTTTTGTATTAGGCGCAGGGGTCATTACGATTAATTCTGTATTGACTTTCTTTAACTGACCTTCAGTATGTAAAACGTGTAGAATGATTCTACCGTCGTTCGTATGTGTTCTGTTCAGTGCATCGGCTAGATTTTCACTGTTTTGACCAATATCACTTTCAATACACTTGACTAGCGGATCGTGAATATGTTGGTTAAGTGTTTCAGTATAGGCAACCAAACACATATGAGGTTCACCTGGTATCTCACGGAAAATCACAGCTACCTTACGATCACCGTGTTTACCTACATGGCGTAAAAAACTCATATTGCAATCTCCTTAATGTTTATGCATTTTATTTAATGCAGTAACAGAGATTGCAAATATTTTTAAGACCACTTGAGTTCGTACATTGTAGCCTCAGCAGGATCCTCAAATGCGGGTCTGCCATATATAGAATCTACAAACAACGATATGCCCGAATCACTACTGTAATCATCAGTGTGATTGACGCAACTAAAACGACCTTTAAGGTTATTCAGTATCCAAATTTTAGATTCGGGAGTAAGACTGGTACTAGCTACTGTAAAATGTTTTGGAGTATACAGTAGTTCTCTAGTACCAAACCAAACTAACGGGTTCAATTCATCAGCCATTGGACACTTGATTAATCATCGTCATCATCTTTTACCCTTTTCAGGATAAAATACATGCCATATAAAATGGCAACAATCACTGCAACAAGAATTGCGACAGTTAAGATATTCATCTAGTCCTCACTTTTTATGGTCATCGTACAGTGCGAATGTACCGAACGGGGGATTCGGATCCGGGTCACCGTGAATGATCCAAGTCGTATCACAGTAGTCAGGGTCGCCCCATGAACCACAGGGATAACCGTCAGTGAAACAGATTAGACGCTTGGGCACATTGCCAACTTTCTTCAAGTATTCAAAGATAGCGTCAAAGTCAGTGCCACCACCGCCCATTGGTTCGTAGTTGTCAATTGTATCCATGTTCTCAGATGTGAAATCTTGAGGGTTATAGATATCAGTGTCAAAACAGAACACATGAACCTTGTAGCCATCAAACGCTTCCATCATGCCTGCAATCTCACCCAAGAATTGCTGTGCTTGTTTGTCGCTGATAGAACCAGACATGTCAATAGCAACGACCACATCGATTTCTTCACCAGGAGTCATGCCAGGCATCACAGCATCCATATGCCAACCGCGACGAGAAGGACGCATCCAACTATAGTCAGTACGAATAGCACTGGTCAAGTTAGTTTGAATCAGTTCACGCCAAGGCATGACAGGGTTAGTAGCATCTTTAATCAGACGTTCGACGCCTTTAGGCAGACTACCTGCTTCTGCACTTTGTGCCGCATTGATAATTGCTTGCTTGATTTCTTGACGGGCACGTTCACGTTCCTCAGGAGACATTTTAGGACGCTTGCCTTTTTTGTCACCATCACCTTCACCGTCACTATCTTGTTCATCACCATCCATGTGGTCATCAATCATCTGGTCAATGAGTTGGTCGATGTCCAGTTTCTGAACATTCTTCATCAAGTCATCATAGATTTCCTCAGCAGGCTTGCCATCATACTTTTGTTCGTAGAGGCAAGGGACTGTGGTAATGAATTGACCAACCTTGTGTCGCTTCAAGTCAGCGTTAACGGCGTAGTCATCGGCAATGTTCCAGATTTGAGGATCACGATGATTACGGCGACCCATGTGGTCATAAACAACGTGCAGAACTTCGTGAGCCACGAGGAATTCAACTTCCTTAGGCTTCAGCATCATAATGAATCGGGAGTTGTAATAGAACTTGAGACCGTCAGTTGCCGCAGTAGACAACCATTCGTCACCGTTGATAAGAGTCAGGCGAGTTGCGAGATTACCGAAGAATGAATGACGCAACAATAGACCGATACGTGCTGTAACCAGACGTTCACGGGCCTGTGCATCAATCTTAGGATCCATAGGACCAACAAGATTTTCAAATTTTGCGCTACGCTTTTTCTTAGACTTAGACTTATCAATAACTTCACTCATGTGAATACTCCTATAGAATACTTATATTATACTGTACACTGGATTTATTGTCAATTCAGTGAAGTTTTCGAGGTGTAAGCATTTCGTTTACAATTTCTTCAATCTCTAGAGGATCGGTTTCGTCAATAAGGTCCTGAACATCGAAGGATTGTTCAAATAGTTCACCTGATTCTGCCATGTCCTTGATTTGCTGAATCAGTTCCTCAAGTTCTTCCTGTGTGCCTTCGAAATGGTCAAAGCAACCAGGGGCGAAAACGATTTCAATTTTCTTTTTGTCTTCGCTCATAGTGACAGCCCTCGGTAGCCTGCATCAAATGCAATTCGTGCGTACGGGAGAGCCTCACTAATCCTATACATAAATAATCCACCTTCTTTAGACATACCTCTTGCGCGGGCACTTTGACCTAACGCATAAAAATATTTTTTACCACTCATAATACTTCCTTTATAAAAAAAGGGTGAGCATATTGCTACACTCACCCTGTAAAGCAGTTAACTATCAGTTACCTGCCTCCACGATGTACTTACCGTACTTCTTGTGGAATTCGTCAAAGTTCTTGAGTTGACTAGGCTCAATCGGCAGCTTGTACGTTTTTAGTGCAATCTTAGCACCCATAACGACCAACTCAGTCTCAAAGTTTGCCATGATGTAGTTGAAGAAATTATCAGCCATTTCATGGAACTTCTTGTTGTCAACCTTCTTGTTCTCAAGGCAGTCACGGAGTTCGTAACACATAGAGATAGTCAAAGAGTACATTGCAGAAATTTCCTTGACTTGCAGATCCTTGACCTTACCGCTGAGAATATCACTAGGCTCGGGCATCTTACCTGCAATCTTGCGGTGAGCCATAAACTTAACAGCAAGACCTTCACCAACAGCACCACTGACCAAGTTAAACAGTGTATCAGTATCAAGTGCATCTTCCTCTTTAAGAAGGTCACTGACGAAACACCAGCTACGGGGAGTAGCGAATGCTCGGCTTGCAGACTTAGCATCAAAGTCGTACATGTCTTGTTTAGCGAAAGACAAGTAACCAACAACGTCCTTGTGAATGCCTTTGTTAACAGCCCAGTTCTGCCATGCAGTAAAGTCAGGGCGCATTTCCAAGTGCAAGAATCGGTTAGCGAGGGGCATCGGCATGCGATAAGTAACACCCTTGTCACTGTCGCGGTTGCCTGCCGCAACGATAACAACGTTATCGGGCAGAACATACTTACCAACACGACGGTTCAGAATCAGTTGATAACCTGCAGCCTGCACAGCGGGCGGGGCACTGTTCATTTCATCGAGGAACAATACAACGATGGGATGTTGTTTTGCGAATTCTTCGCTAGGCAGATCGACAGGAGCAGCCCAGTCCATCTTGTTGATATCTTTGTTGAAGTAAGGGATACCGCGAATGTCAGTAGGTTCCATCTGAGCCATACGCAAGTCAATCACGGGACCGTTAAGTTCCTCAGCGACTTCAGCGACAACCTCAGACTTACCGATGCCGGGAGGGCCCCACAAGAAAATGGGACGTTTTGCTTTGAATGCCGCAAGCATTGCTTTGCGGGCTTGAACAGATGTAATAGTCAGATTGTCAGAGACTTGCGATGCCATAATATGCTCCTATGAAAGATGGCGTTGAGATAAAGAAACTTGATTGTATGTGAAGATTGATTTATCGTCAAATTATTTTAGACGATTTGGGCAAGAATACGATTATATACATCAGCCTTGGACATGTAATATTCGTAGTCACGCTCACCGGGACGGAAGTTCTTCCACTGATTTTGACCAGCGTAGGAAATAATATCTCGCTTGAGAGATTCAGGTTCGCTGTAGGCTGAAATGAAACCATACAGGTCGTAGTGGGCGATGAAACCCGAGCAGAGGTTAATGTACTTGTAACCAGTGCTGTTCAGGTTGTCAATGTTGCGACATGCCTTAACGACATTGGAAACAATCAGTGCTTTTTGACGTTCGGTCAGGGGAGTCAGTGCCATTTCGTTTTCCTCTATTTCAGTGTCAATACAAGTATTGTATCAGGATTTGGATTTATTGTCAAATTTTTTCGTCAATATCGAAACGGTCAGCATCCATGACTTTAGCGAATCTCTGGGCCAACAGCATAGCGTGGCTGTAGCTGTCAGACTTGATTTCCACAGTCATAGAGGCCTCGTCATCAGTGCCCATGAAGTTTTCCAGATTTGTGAACAACAGTGTTACTTTGTACGATTTCATTAGTTGCTCCAAAAAGATTCGCTAGAAGGAGAGCAGAAATACGGGGTGTCGTAACGTTCTTGGAACTCACGACCAGATTGCAGATTCTTGCGGGTCACGAAAGTTTCAAAAACTTCAACAATGAAACCCAGTTTACGCTTACCTTCAGCAACTGCCTGAATGTAGTCTTTAGTCACGGGGGCAAAATCTTCTTTTGCATACAGACGGCGACCTTTTTTAGTACGCTTGTCTTGTTTGTAGATTTCCAGGGTGTATTCAGTGAGTTGAGACATTGCAAGCTCCTTTAATCAATCAATACATGTATTATATGCCCAAACCCATTTATTGTCAAACCTCGAGGGCCCGACGCAAAATAAGTTCCTGCTTACTAAATGCTTCAATTTCCCAGGGCATACTCAAGTATTCAGTTTTTTTACTGAAACGCTTGCCCGCCCAGATGTAGGATCCAGTAGGACGATGTTTCAATTGACCCTTAGCCAATTGTTTCACATGAACCATTTCATGTGCAAGTGTAAGTCCGAGGTCTTTGAAACTACGGGTAGGCTTGATTACAACCATGTAACCAAAACTAATACCCAAGTCTACAGTTATACCTTGGTCTTTTCCGCACTCGTTAGCGACACGAATTACTACTACTTTAGTACTACTTTCTAATTTAAGTTGCTTGATTATTGAGGGCATCAGTGCCTCAATGAATTTCTTGCTACGCTTGCTGGCTTCGATTTTGAATTCCATAATAGCTAGTGTATAACAATATGGATTTATTGTCAACCCATAAGTTTAGCCATGAGAATCAATTTTTCTAAGTGGTCTATTGCTTTGTTGATTTCGTATACTTTATCATCCAACATTGCATACTTTTGTGAACGACGGAAAGTGACTTCTAATTTACTCAGGTCTGACACCATGTGTTCGATGTTTTTATACAGTTTACGCAAGTCTGGGTTGTAGCCAATCGTTCCCAATTGGCTACGCAAGTTATCGCTAACTTCACTCCAGTCTAATGCACGTTGTATCTTCATAGCAGGACATTATATCATACCCTGCTATTTATTGCAATTTAAATTGCAACTTTCCCAATTGCGTTAACTACGGCAGCAATGCGACCAATAGCCATTAGTTCTTGGGTAGTCATGCCTTCTTTCTTTAATGTGTCATAATGTGCCTTGACACAGAAATGACACTTGCCTATGATACTTGCAGCCAGTGAATACATTTCAAACTTTTTCTTTGAAACGCCACCGTGTGTAGCATATGCATTCATACGCAATCCTGCAGGCAATCCTTTCATTGATTCGTCATTAGCCATTTCAGTGAATGGATACCAAATATTATTTTGACCCATTAAACTTGCTGCTGTTTTAGCTGCCTCACGTTCGGCTTCTGCTGTGAACAATGGGCTATTATGTTCAATTTCAAAAGCCAATCCACCGTTACCTGCAGCTAGTGCTGAAACATATGCAATAGCATGTGTGTCTACAGGATCTAAACCACTACGGTTAATAACACTGTCAATGTTTAGTTTAATATCTTTGCTATGATCTGGGATACTGTCTTTTACTGATTGTACCCAATCTCCGTTAATTGTAATTGGTTGCATTATTTGTTACTCCTTATTCTTGCTCTGTAATATTGTTTTGCTGTTAGCACTATACCTGCCAACCAGGGTAGTGCATATTCTCCCAAATCGTGCATTGGATCAATGTGTGATTCTACGAAAGGTTCTGCTAATATCATTTTTGCCGCAACAACAAACAATACAAAACTTCCGATAAACACACTATCTGGATACTTTTCTAATATCTTTGCTATCACAGTGCTACCAAACAATATGATAGGTACACTGATTAATAGACCAAACACTACCATCCAAATATTTCCCCCTGCCGCTGCTGCGATTCCTAGTGCATTGTCAATACCCATTACTGCATCTGCAACAACGATTGTACTGATAGCACCCCAGAACGTGTCTTTAGCATCAATTGTATGTTCACTGTTTTGAAAAGCTAGTTTCCAACCAATGTACAACAACGCCAAACCACCAATTAGTTTTAAGCCAGGCACTAGTAACAAATATGTCAATAGTAATACGCTTAAAAATCTAATCGCAACTGCCCCAAATGTACCCCAGAAAATTACACGTTTTCTAAGATGTTCTGGCAAGCGATTTGCTGCCATGCCAATAACAAGTGCGTTATCACCTGCTAGTACAATATCGATTAATATAATGGCTATGACAGCCCAAATCATTTCTAACATTTAAAATCTCCTAGAAGACAAAACTATCTTACAAATATGTTCAAGACGTTCAATATGCTCAAATGCACGCCAAGGACTTGTATCTACCGCAACTACTCCATGTCTGTCGATACCAACAATATGATTAATTGTTTGCCCAGACTCATTAATAAGTTTTGGATAAGTTGCGTTTGCTAACTCTACACTTATCGGAGGAACATCAGGAACATTTTGTCCTACTTTTGTATAACGACCTAGTTCTGGAAACTCTTTTACAAGTTCACTTAACTCGATGCCTGCATACATAGCTGCAACCGTGTAAGTAGGGTGCATATGTAATACTACACGAACTTCAGTATCAATCTGTTTTTGCAGTTCATAATGAAGTGGTAGTTCACCTGATGGGCGTAAGGCGCTGCTTAGATTAGTATAAGGCAATGCTCTATACTCGTTTACCATATCCCACTTAACAAACATTTCTGGTTGAAGTGTTTGCTTACGTATACCACTGGGAGTGATATACATATGGTCACGGTCATGCCAACGAATACTAGCATTACCGTCTCTTGCAGTAATCCAATTACGCTTGTAGGCTTCATTAAACAATTCACTTATTGTTTCTAACATTATTTTCCTTTACAAGAGGGGCAATGTTCTCTCTTTAGATATTCAAATAAATCACGAAAGTTCATGTTGTTTTCCTTCCTTAATGTTATCTTTTAACCATTTGATGTTTACTGTCAATGGTCTGCCTATCCATCGTGTATTTTCAATATGGTCACGCAAATCGTCACCGGTGTCTTCGTGTAGTAGAATATGTAGTTTGGCTTTGTACAATAAGTCTTCTACAGCTTTTTTATTATCACTATTGTAATTTACCTGATACATTGCCATGGGGTGCGGCCCAATAGGTTCATCCCAAATTCTACCTAGCTTGCAACCCAAGTCTTGCAACTGTGGTCTTAGATGTAGAGCCTCAAATCGTTGAGACTCGTTCTCCCAGTAAAGATGTGCGTGATAATCCATTATAGTGTCTCACCACCGATAGGACGTGAGCATGGGCATAGTTCGCCAGTCTGTAGTGCGTCAAGAATACGCAATGTTTCATCTGGATTACGACCAACGTCCAAGTTGTTAACTGTAACGTGCTGAATAACGTTATCAGGGTCAACAATGAATGTAGCACGTAATGCGGCGCCTGCTGGACCGTAGAAGATACCTAATTGTTGTGCTAAACTGTTCTCGTCACGGGCAACATCAGCGAATGACCAAGAATTTGTTTTCTTTAGGTCTTCGTGTGCATTACGCCATGCTAGCTTACAGAATTCGTTATCTGTAGAACCGATTAATAGAACTGCATCACGGTCACTAAAGTCGCCATTGAGCTTGTCATAAGCAACAATCTCAGTAGGACATACGAAAGTGAAGTCCTTAGGATAGTAAACAATAACTTTCCATTTTCCTTCGAAACTTTTGTCAGTAATAGTTTCAAACGCGCCTTCCGGTGTAAGTGCACCTGGCTTAACGCCTGTAACTGCAAAACTTGTAATTTTATCGCCGATTGTTTTCATTAGTGTTTCTCCTTGTGTGTTAATGAATTTTACTTTGTGCCCTACAATTGGGGCATATCAACATTAAGTTGTCTTCCTTTGTATTGTAACTATCACCATCACGATAAGTTACATCTAGTGGAATCTCTTTCCCATTATGTGTTTCATTATTACATGATTCACATTTGTGACCTCTGTTATCAACCAAATATTTTCTAATCCAGTCGGGAATTTTAGCCCAGGCTTGCGGCTCTTTTGATTCTTTCCATTTCTGAACATTCTCAAACGCACGATGGCGTCTTTGATGTTCTTGCTGGCAACTATTATTACAGTATTTGTTTGTATAGGAGTGGCCCTTGATTGGGTTAACTTTTCCACAGTTTAAACAAGTAAAACAACCTAAGTTTGACATTATCCTCTTTCTCGATATAGAGCACTTCAGTAGAGCACTATATACTTTTATTTAGTGGTCTACTGAGTCGATTATATGCTACTATATTGCGTTTTAAAGTTTTATGGGCAAATTAGTTGCGATAAGTATCTGCATGAACAATTTACTAGACCCCGCAATATTATTCTTTGTGTTTGGCATTTTTGCTGGACTTATACGTAGCAATTTAGAAATCCCAAACCAAATTGTAAAATTTTTAAGTCTGTACTTGTTAATGGCATTAGGACTTAAAGGTGGCTTTGCATTAGCAAAAAGCGGGTTCACTGACGAAATCGGTAGTGTTATAGGAATAGGATTATTTCTAGCATTGACTATTCCTGCGATGGGTTATGTGATATTGAAACGATTCTTAAATGGATTCGATAGTGCCGCAGTAGCTGCTACTTATGGAAGTGTAAGTGCTGTCACGTTTGTTACAGCGACACAATATTTGTCAAACAACGGAATAGAGTTTGGCGGGTACATGTCTGCTGTTATGGCGTTAATGGAAAGTCCTGCAATCATCATGGCAGTAGCATTAGCTGCATATACAAGAGCTAACAATTCAGTCAGTATAAAACATGTGTTGCATGAATCGTTTACTGACGGTGCTCATATATTACTGTTAGCAAGTTTAGCTATCGGTATGTTGACGGGTGAAAGTGGTGCTACTGTAATGAAGCCATTCACTGGTGACTTGTTCAAGGGCTTACTAGCGTTTTTCTTGTTAGACATGGGATTACAAGTTGCAAAACGCATACCTGAGTTACGTGACAAAAGTCCTGCGTTATTAGCATACGCTATAGTAGCACCTATAATGCACAGTATCTTGGCTTTAGGTCTATGTATATTGTTTGGAGTTAGCTTGGGTAACACGGCACTATTAATGGTACTAGCTGCTAGTGCTAGTTATATTGCTGTACCCGCGGTAGTGAAGTTTGCTATACCAGAGGCTAATCCTAGTATCTACTTTGGTCTTAGCCTTGGTATAACATTCCCGTTCAATGTGTTAGTTGGTATACCTTTGTATACCAACATAGCATCGAAAATGATTTAAGCGAAAATTTCTAAGGCTGTACCGCATTCAGTACAGAACTTAGCAGTAGCTTTATTCTGTTTGCCACATGTCACACACTTAGGCTTATGCTTAGTAGTGACGGGCTTGCGAACAGGTTCATTATCAGGAGTCTCACCGAGAATCTTCAACACAATAGAATACTTCTGCGGATCCAATGCGTTTAAATATGTTGTTTGAAACTTTTGTTCACTTTTACTACCCGGAACAGTAATACCTGCATCATTCCAATCCATCGTAGCCATACCATCATGTGCTGATGTTGCGCTGATATTCATGGCTTGTAATGTGGCATTAGTAGCACTTGCCGCGGTAGCTTTCATAGTCTCGCCGGCGCTGTAATCTACACTACGCATCATACCATTGACATTGTATGTTTTGTAATTATCATACGCCCCTGTAATAGGAGTAGATTTCCAGATATTATCACTGATGTTGATAATTGGACGAGCAATTTCAAACTGGTATTCAATACGAACAATACCATCTTCAAGTTTGATACCACGATGTTGTTCAACTGCTCCGGTTCGTTCAATGAACTTTAGTTTGTTACCTTCAGTTAGATTGCCGTTCTTGATGCTACGCTCAAGGTCAACCTCTTGACCTGCGTTAAGAACAAGACCACCTGGAACAATGTTCTCGCCGTCAATATAAACATTGACAACTGCACGGACTGTGTTTAGGTTCTTGAGTAAGATTGAGTATTCTGCTCCGAATGGGCAGTAGACAGTATCCTTGAATTCACGAAGGATTTTACCATTGGCTTTTAGGCTGGCCACCAGCTTTTGATTGTACATCATATTTTCCTTTTCTGGTCACACTCTAAGACCATTATGTTTAAAGAGTGTTAGGTGAAGCCCCATGCTTCAACATTATTTAGTATAGCACAGGGCTTTTGCGAAATAAAATATTTTGGTTAACTATATTCGTAGGGTGTGTCTGGATGACTGTAATCCACTTTTAAATGTTCACCTTTAACATCATCATATTGCTGATAGTATGATTCGTTGGGCATTAATTGTCTAAATCCTTCATACTTCAATGATGCAAATGTAAACTCTGCCTTATCTAATAAATCACAAACCAAATATGAAGTTGAACAAGGTGCATTCACATATTTGAGTGGACTATGTTTAAACTCGTTCTTTAATATTGCCTTGTGCATTTCACTGTGAGGTTTGAATATGATTCGTGTAATACCTAATTTTTGATTACGCAAACGAATTTTATCAAAGATAGTGAGATTGGTTAATGTAGCATTGTTATCGTCATCAATCTTTAATAAGACCTCTTTGACTTTGATGCTGCCTTTTGTATGTGAATTGTCGGGTGTCTCTTTAGTAGACCATGGAACATTGCATTCCACATGATTCACATAATATGTTTCCCCATGAAATTTTAAGACCCACATGGGTATAGTTTGGTCTTCTAGGTGTTTCTTGTTAAAGTGAAACACTACGTCTTTACATGCAAATTCAATCTATGCCATTTTGTTTTATCTCCAAGTTTTTTGTGCGATCCAGTGTTGTACGTGTTGGATTCTCCACGCTGCCCATTGGGGCACCCTAAACAACTCACGACCACTAGGGGTAACAAGTGTTAAATCATTTTTGACTCCCATGAGTCCAATAAACGGTAGTTTCATAATATTATTTATAATTGGTGCGCTGTACGGGAGTCGAACCCGTTATTCAGAGTTTTAGAGGCTCTTACTCAACCATTGAGAACAGCGCATGTTTCTATTATATATTAAATCAATGGGTGGTTCGAATTATTTGGACAAAATACTTTGGCACTTATCAAAGAAATATTGATTGTAAATATGATGCCTTGATGAAAATAAATGATAAGACATGGGTTTATTTTCATAGGAAAATGTAGTCCCTATTCCATATTTAGGCATACCGTCAGCTAAGTTCCAGTATCCTAAATTTCCGTTAGAGTCTACCCACGGCGAATCAACATGAGTTGGCATAAATTTAGTTACAGGTATGTTAAAACGTTCTGCATTCACAGTTAATAATTCACATGTATCATATTTGTTGTTGTAACACATAGTCGGACTACCAGCAGCTTCAAATATGTACCTAGTAAAACATATATAAGATGAGCCTACATAGACATGCTGACCATTTTCAAAATGATTTGACCGTTGAATGTTTCCAACTACGTGTCCTGAATAGGCTACGTGTAATGTTTCTTCTAATGATTCAGTACTTAGTGGTATCGCGTCTACATCTACTATAAGAATACAATCCGCACCCATTTCATAAAATACTTTATGTATCGCTTTGTTTAATATATCACCGTGTAGCATTTCATTTTCAGTGAAGCCGTACTTTAACGGTAGGAATGGAATTCCATTTCTAAGTTTCTCAATCACAAGACTTTGATACTCTGCAAGTCTAGGGTCTACTGCGTGATTATAAGAAGTAAATATAACTGGATGCATTTGATATTTAATTGACAGGGCTGTACCCCAACAAAAAAGGCTCCGAAGAGCCTTTGATGCCTTTGAATGATTAGAAGCTGAATGTTAAACCTAAGCCTACTGCATCTTCTTTGATAGTCTGATAAGACTTACTTGCATTCAAGTTTAGGGAAACTTTATTTGCAACTGGGATACTGTATGTACCGAACGCAACGGTTTGTTTAGTTTGAACTGCTTCGTTGCTACCTACACGAGTCTTAACACCTAATAGTGCATAACCAAGTCCTACTTTCATACCAGTTGTAGCACCTACCAGACCGTAAGTGTAGTTGCCATTCTTTACACCGTTAAAGCCATTGTCGTATCCAACACCAACGAATGGAGTAACACCAAATTTGCTAACTTTGTTGTTAGCAACAGTTGCTTCCAAACTGTTCAACATTCCGCCACCACTGAAGACAGCAGTACGAGACTGTAGACCAAGTTGGTAATCACCGAATCCTTTGCCAGCACGAACATATTGTGCGATGCTGTTCCTTGCACCTTCTAGACCCTTGACGCTATCAACGTCAACAGAAACATAATCTGCGGCGAACGCAGAACCAAAAGTGGCAAGAGCTAAGATTGCTAAGATTTTTTTCATATAATTTCCTTTTAAAAAACAAGCCTGATTTCTCAGGCTAGAATAATATTTACTGTGATATTTTCTACCCAATAAATTATTTGCAGGTTATGCTACGTAAGGGGTATACTCAATACCAGTAGTTGCCAAACCAACTAAATCAATAGTAGTTTGGAAATCTTCTAATTGACTAGCGATAACCAAAACATCAGCTTGGCTTAGGTGATTTGTGGTCATCCAACTGGTCAAGTCAACAACTTCTGCCAATGTAGCGTCAGTTCCCATGACATTCTTGTAGACATGCTTGATGAAAGTTTCTGTACTTACACCACCTGCATCTTCTTTGTAAACATCAGTGTTCAACAATGCTTCTGCAAGTTGTTTGTTTGTCCAACCGTTGTCTGCAAGAGCGATACCAATACCTTGGAACTCAGCGGTAACATCGCTAACACCTAGTGCGGCTGCTAGTAATGCATATACATCACCTGCAACACCATCTGCATCAAATGCAATTGCTGTGTCATCGAACACAACACGCTCATGGTCAGCTAGTTTGAAGTGAACGTTTGTAGAAAGACCGCTGTCTAGTGTAATGTCAGATTCATTCTTAGTAACTGTGAAGTCAGTGCTGTTGCCAGGAACAACATATGTATCAACGCCGCTTGTACCAGTAACATCAACTTGAACATCAACTGTGCCATCGCCTACGCGACCTGTTCCGACAGAGCCGAATGTAGCGATTTTACCACCTGCTCCAACTGTAGCAACAGTAAGAATCAAATCGTTAGTAGTGTTAACACCACCTAGTTGAGAACCAAGAATAGTGATAGTGTCACCTGCTGCGTAACCAGAGCCTGCGCTTGCTAGTGCAGAATCCAATGCAACGGTATAAACACCGTCTGTTTTAGTAACATCAAACTTAGCGCCTGTACCAGTGCCTGATGTTGTACCAGTTTTATCTTGGTATGTAGCGTTAATTGCTTTGTCTTTAATTGTAATTGTAGTTGTCATTTGTGTGCCTTTCTGTGATTAAAAATAACTTAACAAGTATATAGTAATTAGATTAATGAGGGAAATAAAAGTTACGGGTAGATTGTGATTACAATCACATGGTAGCCATGAAAAAAGGGCATTAATGCCCTTTTTGAGGTTCTGTTGCGAGGTCTGTCTTACCCCAGGCTGCTTTTAATCAAGCTGCCAATGCGAACTGTTCGTCGTTTGCGTTTACGTTTTTAATGCGATTTACGGTCGTCATCTACCGTGTGGTCCACTCTGTTACTCTTTGCCCTGTCGAAACTATGTCAGGCCCATCAAAAGAAAACTGAATTCAGGCTCTATGTCCTGACCATATGCTCACGCCGTGATGCACGTTGTACACCGTGTCAATTTTCTTTTGGTGGACCTGGGCGGTACTGCCCCGCCGTCCAGAACACTTTTCTCTTTACTTCATACCACAATAATCATTCACCATCTTCGTGCTGTGATTGCCAATCCATTAACCAATATATGGCAAGAGCGACAATCAAACCACCGATGATCCAAGCTATATAACTCATAACCTTATTTATCAGCCCAAACTGTAGTTTTGAGCCAGTTAGTGTATATATTATCAGCGGTTTGTTGATGTTTTGTCAAATATTTTGGTATATCATTTAACATTTCATCTCTGTTTTGAACCGAATCGTAATCTTGTCTAGCTTGTTGCCATTTACCATCGTCATCTGATACCCAACGATTTACTTTGTTTTCATCTATTTCTATATGAAATTGCATAGCTAAATGTTTACCGATTGCAAACGCTTGATTAGGACAACTTTCTGAACTTGCTAATAATGTAGCACCTGTTGGTATGCTGAATGTATCGTAATGCCAATGTATTACTGTATCAGTGGGATCAGAACCAAACCATTGTTTAGTTAGTTCATTATCTATATAAGATATTGGTTGCCATCCTATCTCAGGTTTAGGGCTTAGTCCTATCTTACCACCTAATGCTTTACTCATTAACTGCCCGCCGAGGCAATGTCCAATGACAGGAATATCATAGTGCATAGCTTGCAATATCAATATCTCTGCTTGTCTGTTTGTTAATAGTGGATCGTTTGCACTCATGCCACCGCCCATAACAGCCAGTGCTGAATATGGTTCTATGCTTTGAGGAAATTCTTTTTGCACGTCGGCATTGAATATCTCATAAGGAATATCACGGTTCTTTAACCATGTTAATAGATATGCTGCGTTTTCAGGAGCTTGATGTTCTAATATAAGTACTGGTTTCATGTTTTATTTATATTTGGAATCAAAGTAAGCACGTAGCCAAGGCCAATCATAGCTTAGTTTTAGTTTATCCATGTCACCGTTGACTTCTTCATAATATTCTACTGCATGTCTTGCACCATCTAAACTATACTGAGCAAAATCACCATTGCCCACAGTTAGCCAAACATTTAATCTTTCTTTAGATTCGTCATCTGTTGCGTTTCTAAGTTTAATTACTTCACGGAAACTAGTACGCCAAGTTGACCATTCATCAGTGTTGAACAATGCTATACCCGAGTTAAGATTTACAACTTCGTGTTCGTCGTCCAATGTAAAGTCAAGTCCTTTACCTATGTTAGCTAACGTCATTTTCTTATTGTATGCAATCATAGCTTGGTGACCATACTCTAAGCCATTGACTGGATTAGTTGCATTAAAGATATAATGTTTAGGCATCTGTAATCTATCAGGTTGCCAAGACCAATTGAACTTTTCATTGACTTTCAACTTAGCAAACACTGTAAATAACCAAGGTGTGGTGCTTGCTTCGGCTGCTGCATGATATGCTGCTACGCGACCATTGACACCATCAACTCTTATTATTTTGTTAGCCACGCCCCTTGCAACTCGTTGTAAATGTTCAAAGTTTTCATCTGCGCCCTTTTCACCGTTGCTTAGAAAAACAATGTCCATTGGTCTGCTTTGGCGAACTCGGCTAGCTGTTATAATGTATGGATAGTCGTACAACTCTTTCTTAACATATTCTTTTGCTTCTTTTGGTATAAGAACTCTACTTGCACCTTCACTTGATACGATAATATTTTTGCTATCACTTGACCACAATGATATAGGTTCATCATCTTTGACCATCATTGTTTTGTTATCCTCAGTCAGATATACAGCATAAGGGAAATTGTGTTCAAACTTTGCAAAATCAGTATGTGTATCACTATCATTTATAAATGTAGGACAAGGCAATCTATTGGTTCGTAAACTATTATTAAAGTTGATTTTTTCTAAGTCATCCAATTTATTCAAGTCATCTATTAACATTCTCAATTTATTAACATTAACAAAGAATGTATCTCCAAACTTTTGTTTATCGCTAGGAAAAACGTGTAATTGTTCTAGTGAGAATGGATCACAGATATAAGTAAAATCAAACTTATCATACTTACATATAGAACTGCACACCCAAATATAATGGTCTTTTCTAATAGGAATTTCTTCTAATAGATTTTTAAATGTTTGTAGATAATCAGTATCGTATTTGATATTGTAAACGTTTGGCGTATTTTGTTTCAATTCTTCAAAAAGTACCAGAGACTCATCGTTACCATGGTCGATAAAATAGATATCATATAAACAACTGGTAGCACGAGCCTTTGATTTTTTGACAAAATTAATATTAGATAAATGCTCGACTATTTTAATGTATTTTGTATCATTGGGGAATGTTTCTTTATTGACAACAAACGTTGTTCCCCAATGACTCCATTGAGTTCCGAATACATGAACCATTTTCATTTGCCATGGATTAGGATAATATTCAAAATCAAAGTCAGTATAATCTAATTCGCTGTTTAGTATCCAACATAATTCAGTTGTACATTTATTCAAACAGCGATTAATAGTATCAACCCATGTATGTAGATAACGTGTCTTTTGGATACTTGGAAACCGTTGTTTTAACTTTTCAAATCTTTCTGACGATTCTTTATTGCTTCTATCCACAAAGAACATATCCATTGGTTTGAATAATGTCGCTAGGTATTCGTCATCTAATCTTTTATTTTCTATAAAATTGAAACTTTTGAATCCGCGACTTATCATTTCCGAATTAACAAAATAAGTTTGCGTAGTTTCACTATCAGGAGATCCGAATACGTTTATATGAAAAACGTTTTCTTTGGTCGGTGTCCAACTAAAATCAAAATTATCGTAGTTAATATTTTTACGCAAGGCCCAAAATATTTCGTTAGGATGGTCTTGTATTAACTCATCTAGTGTATTGTTAATATAATACTTAGGATATGAAACTTTAGATTTTGTAGCAAGTTTATTATCAAGGTAGACGATTGTACCATCATTTCCCGGAGCGTTATATACAGGACCATCCTTTAAGTGTATATCATCCAGTAATGTTCCGAACTGATATATCATAGGAGGATTGTGTGGGTGAGGGCGCCAGCTATAGTCAAAATCTTCCACTTGATAAGTAGTAACCCAATTGTCCATATCAGGTTTTGTATGCGCTATTATATCTGTCATGTATTTCTTATCAGTTGCACCCGAAACATGATATTCTAGTGTGGGTTCTAAACTTACATCATACCATTGATTTCCAAATACATAGATATAGGGAGGTTCGGTTGGATCAGGATGCCAGCTAAAATCAAATTTTTCTGTATCTACATTTTTCAAAAGAACCCAGTGTTCGTTTATTTCATTTCTTCTTTTTACAGGATCTACGTCAGCACGATATATTATAATATCGCTGTGTTCTTTAGAGCATAACCACGTGCCACTATCTTTTTGATGTTGACTAGGCCATACGTTGTTATGGTTTTCTGCCCAAACATCTTCGTCGGGTAAAAATTCAAAATCAAAATCCCAATCGAACCCACGATAATCACAGTATTCATTAATTATCCAAAAGTGTTCTGTTGTGCATTGTTGTCTAGCGTCAGCTAGGTTTACTGCGAACTTTTCTCTAGGGTGTGCGTTTGGCTTTTTTCCGTAATAAAATACATCTCTTAGCATTTAATTACTTATGATAAAACTTTGACTCCATACAGATTCTCAAAACGGGCTGCATCATTTCTATCGTTGACCATGGGTTCGCCTCGAATGTTCAATGACGTATTCAATAGCATAGGACAGCCTGTTAGTACGTACCATTTTTCGAGGAGTTCTCTAATGCCTGTTCCATCTTTTGACACTGTTTGGACACGACTGGTACCATCATAATGAACGATAGCAGGAAATAAGTCAGGATGCCTGCAAGGAGCGATGACTTGCATATACCTACTATTACTGAACCCAGCAGGCATATCAAAATAATCATCAACATACTCTTCCAGAATGACTGGCGCAAATGGTCGAAATTTTTGTCTGCGTTTGATTTCATTTACTAGATCCTTTACTTCGTTTCCTCTTGGGTCTGCAAGCAGACTTCTATTTCCTAAGGCTCTTGGTCCAAATTCTGCCCTACCACTAGCCACACCAACAATACGATCGGTAAGTAGATGGTCAAGTATATTGTTAGTGGGATAAGTACCGGCAATGTCATGCCCAAGAAAAGCATTAATCCAATTAAGTTTTCTGCCATAACCAAGAGCAGCCGCTCCGAGACTACTTCCTGCATCACCTGGATTAGGCATGATCCAAATGTTTTCAAAATAATCTCCTAATAGTCTGTTAGCTAAACAGTTTAGTGCAACGCCACCGCTATATACTAAATTTTTGCTTGACCCTAAATACCTAGCTTTACTTACAACTTGCTTAATCATCCATTCTACCAAATGCTGTGCGCTATTAGCGATATCCATAGGATTCGCATTATTTAAAAAATCTTCAGGAACACCTATGTGTAAATTTTCTTTAAAATTTATATCTGATACATTATTGAAAAGTGCCATCATATCATGTAGATGCACAGGCTCACCGTATGCGGCCATTCCCATAAGAATGTATTCTTCGTCTAAAGGTCTAAGACCTACTCGTTGAGTCATTGCTGAGTAAAATAAACCAATACTGTTTGGATACTTTTTGCTGTATAGTTTTTTGTACTTTGCAAATCCATTATTATCGTATCTAGCGTCCCATATTGTTATAGTATCAAACTCACCTATTGCGTCTATAACAACGACAGTTGCATCTTCGAAAGGACTAGTTTGAAATCCGCCAGCAGCATGACTTAAATGATGATTATATGTATGAATTTTTGGATTATCTAAAAATGACACGAACTGTTGTCCTATAGCACTTTTAGCTGTTAGATGTGAAATTGGTTGGCCTGCTCGTATTTCTCTTAACGACTTTAGCCAAGGTCTTTCGTAATAATGGATTTCCAAAGCATCCGTTTGATATTTAGTTACATCTCTCAATAGGTCAATATCTAAGTATTTGTCATGCTTATTTTTACTGTATCGTTCACTATGACCAGCAAATAAGATATTACCTTCGAAATCAATTAAGGTAGCCGATGCATCATGGAAGCCGGATGATATGCCTAAGTAATTCATTTAATATATGAAAGGGTCTCGTTTTTTAAGTTGTTTTAATTTTTTTCTGTACCTATACTCACGGATGATACTCAATATCCAGTTTTTTAAAAATTTCATAAACCAATCTCACTAAATAGTTATTTATAAAAATCCATTATGCCCTCAAACGAAAAAAGCCTATGCCATTTGCGCTGGGGTTATCCAAACATCAGTTTAACTAGGAATGAGATACGAACATGCTGTAAAACTCCCTTTCAGACAGTAACTGAGAAGGATTTAAACACTTATGATATTAACTTATTCCTAAATACTGATTATCAAATAAATCGCAGATTTGAAATGGTAAAGGGAGAGCGTCATAGTGATTGTAATCAATGTTGGCAAATTGAAGATCAAGGCGCGGTCAGCTTACGAGGCAATAGTCCTCAGGGGTTTATTGATTTTGCTTATCATAGAAACATGTTTGAAGAATTTCAAACAGACGACCTTAATGTTATTTCTGAACAAGTTAGCCTTGACTCAAAGTTTCTAAGAAGTCACAAGCCTTTCATGCTAGAAGTGAGTTTAGGAAATACATGCGACTTAAAGTGCATGTATTGCAATCACGTTTATAGTAGTCAATGGGCCAGTGAGAGCGTTAAGAATGGTAAAATTTCATATCAGATTTATGAAGAAGTCAACGGATCTCCTAATCAAAAGTTTATTGATTTGTTCTGGCGATGGGTTGATACCGAAGCAAAACATAGTTTAGATAGAATAGGTATTATCGGCGGCGAGCCGTTGATTACACCCGACTTTTATCCATTCATTGATAAGTTGTTAAATGTTTACAAAGATGTTGAAAACGACAACACTACTATATGGATAGTCACTAACTTGAATACTCCTGAAAGCTATTTCAATAAACTTATGAATTATCTACCTAAGTTGAATGAAAAGTTCAAACTAGAAATTCTAATAAGTATGGAAAGCACAGAAGAACAGGCTGAATACATTCGTAACGGGTTAGATTGGAAACGATTTGAAAGTAATGTCTATAAGTTATTCAACATGACAAAAGACAATGACAGAGTTACGTTAGGATTTTTACCTAGCATTACAGCACTTAGCATCCCAAGATATAAGAAGTTTTTACAATGGGTATATAAAGTAAGTCAGGATACAGGTAAACCTGCGATGTTGAAGCAAAACATAGTAACGTGGCCTAATAGTCACACACCTTTTGTTTTGACACCAAATTTTGCTGATAACTTATCAGATGCAATTGAATGGATACAATCTGTTCAATCATCTATGCCTGACTTCAGTGACCGATATGGTAGATGGGGTGCTTATACTGATTTCTTAATAAATCTAAGAGACAGTATTAAGAATAACAACTCCGATCAAAGTATTTTGAGACAACAATTTCATGCTTGGTTCAAAGATTTCGATGAATTACGCGGACTAAATTTTACAGAAACATTCCCCGAACTCAAAGAGTTCTACATACAGTGCGGAGAGATTAAATGACAGACAGAACAAATTACGAATTTACACCTGGTAAGCCTATCAGAACATATAACCAAAATGGTAATTGGAGAGATTGGTCTACTGATGAATTAGTAGGGGCAAGATTAAATTACTTAACAGGTTGGAAGTGCGGCGCAGGTGTTGATAGTTTGTTTATTGATATGGATGGTGGAGTTTGGACAGCAAGCTGCAGGGTTGGTGGTAAGTTGGGCAGTGTTTGGGATGATTTTTCTGTTCCCGATGACTGGATAGACTGTACTAAGAACGTGTGTAGTTGCGGTGCTGACTTGTTTATACCTAAAGCAAGCAAGATAGAATTTATACCTACATTACGTAAAGGTCAAAATTTACCAGCACAACCTGAGTTACTTGACACTGAACTAACTGATTTCGTCAGTATGGAAAGAACTCACGCTAGTACGCAGAAGCAAATCTATTGGGAAATAGGTCGTCGTTGTAACTACGATTGTAGCTATTGCTGGCCCTGGATACATAATAACACTGACCCACATAAGTCATTAGAAGAATTAATGAGAGCTACACATTTGATTGAAAGCAAGTTTACGAAGGGTGAGAGTGTTAATTTCATTATTTCAGGTGGCGAACCAACTGTTAACAAAGATTTCTTAGATTGGTTACGTTATTTGAATGCATGCGGACATCACGTTAGCTTACACAGCAACGGTAGTCGCAAACCTGACTACTACCAAGAAATTATTCACTATGGTGATTTAAATCTATCAGTACACTATGAGTTTTATGACAGGGCAAAGTTCGTTAAGGTCGTTGAAGCTGTGGCAAAAGAAAAGGCTGAACATAAAAATGTAGGTGTTGGGCATTTAGAAGTTAAATTTATGATGGCTCCACACAATGTTGAAGAAACACTTAGCTTAGAAGAAGAATTAAAAAATCTACCACACTTTAAAGATTACTGCACGTGGGCTATTGTTCCTATTCGCGGTAGTCTTAATAACAAAAATAGTGCGCCAGACTCTGGCTCAGGATCTGAAATCATGGAAGGTTACAAACAAGAAGATTATATACTATTCGGTGATAGGAAGTAAATTATGGCTGTAGATAAAGACACGTGGTTAGCAGAAAATGTATTCCCTAAAAATACTGCACCCAATGCGAGAAAATTACGTTTGAACGTCAAGGGAGTAGAAGTATTCACTGCCTCTAGAAAAACAAAAATAACATTATGTGTAATGGGTAGTTGGGCTATCTATATGCCACCGTACAACCTTGCAAGATTGTCAGCATTAACCCGCGAAGCTGGGTATACTACACGAGTCTTTGATTTCAATGTAGAATCACATTATGCACTCAAAGAAGCAAACCCAGACCTAGCTGATGCATGGAACGGTGCTAATTATTGGTGGTGGCAAGGTACAGAATACTTTACTAGAATTCATCCTACATATGAGCCTATACTGGAATCATATTTGAATAAGATACTAGAAGAAGAAAGTGATATCGTAGGGTTCAGTACGTATTATACAAATCTTGAACCTACATTATGGATGATACGAGAGTTAAGAAAACGCAAACCTAATGTTACCATAATTATGGGTGGACCACAGTGTAACGAAAGAAATTTTGTTATGCCCAAAGAATCTGATTATTATTTCATAGGCGAGAGTGAACAAAACGTTTTAGACTTTTTAAACAACTGGGAAAATGATATTAAACCAGAACAAATTTCTATAGGTAGTTTATACAGTGATACACGTATAGACATTGATAGTTTGCCATATCCTGATTACTCTGATTTTGATTTAGAAAAATACTGGGGTAAAAATTCTATTTGTGCTGAAATAAGTAGAGGTTGTATTGCCAAGTGTAGTTATTGTACTGAAGTATATTACTGGAAATTTAGAGACAGGGGTTCCTCTAATGTTATTGATGAATTAGAGTATCAGGTTAAAAAATACGGTATTAACTTTGTTTCATTTGTTGATAGCCTAATGAATGGTAACTTAAAAGAATTCAGAAAATTTTGTGAAGGGTTAATTGAACGAGATTTAGGTATCAATTGGTGGGGATATGCGAGAGCAGACGGCAGAATGGATCTTGAATTCTATAAATTAATGAAGGCTGCTGGCGCCCAAGGATTTAACTATGGCATTGAATCCGGTAGCGATAAGGTTTTAAAAGCAATTAATAAAAAGAACACTGTAGCAGAAATTAATCAAAACTTAATTGACAGTCACAAAGTAGGAATGCAAGTATCAGCATGTTGGGTAATTGGTGCTCCTGGTGAAGACATTGAGGCTTTCTCACATAGCATGAACATGTTGTGGAATCATAGAATGAGAATTCTAGCAGTTAGTCCAGGCCCGGGTTTAGGTGACAACTTAGGTTCAGATTATGATAACCGCGAAAAGTATAATATGAATCCTAGGGATCACCAGCTTTTAGGAGGTTGGTATACACTAGACCTTAAAAATACTAGACTGCATAGAATGATAAGAATCAAGTTAATGCATATTTGGTTGCACTTGTGTAAAACATTTGGGGGGACACTTACTAATGTACATAGCATAGGTGATATAACTGAACATTTTACTGTAGATTTTGATAGTGAAAAAGTATCCTCCGAAGTAGAGTATGAAGACTTTGACTACAACTTAATTAAGTCAGAGCATGGTGATTTTGCTGATAGCTTAATGAATGAAGTTTTTGGATTTTTAAGGTTGTTATGGAGAGTCAAAGGCGGGTATGAAATAACAATAGATTTTAATGATGAGTTGGATCGCAAAGATTTCATTTTTGTTGTAGAACCGTCAATGTATTCCTACACATCAAAAATAAGATTCAAAATCGATGATAGTGGGAATTACCAAATACTTAACACATACAAGTTTGTTAACTATATTGAATCAGCGACAGAATTAACCGATTTTGAATATGTATATGAAACTTCTGGTAAATGGACTGATATTAAGAAAACAAAAACTAGAAAAATATTTTATATAGAATCTGACCAACGTCCTAGAGAACTTCCTTTAGAAAGCTGTCTGTCATCAATGAGTGTGCCTGAAAGAATCGCGTTGCATAATATCGCTAGGAACTTACCTACAGGAGGGGTAGTAATTGATATAGGTCCTAACTTAGGAGGAAGACCTGTTATTATTGCAAATGCTAATAAAACTCTTAAAGTTATATCAGCAGATCCGTTTAACTCTTTTGGGATGAATCATTGGAGAGAAGAACTAAACCAAAAGTGGCTACACGAACAGTTAATAGATGCTGGAAAAAATCTAAAATTATCCGAAGAGAAATCATTAGAAATTTTAAAACCATTATTAGAATCATTCGAAAAGGACAATACAGGAATTACTGCACGAAATTTAGTTGTTGAAAAATATACAAATATTTCTCTAATGCACGAGTATAGTTCACCCACGTATCATTTATTCCCTAAAAAAATAAATATGATTTTATTATCAGTAGGTGATACTGATAGGTTACTTGAGGCGTTACATTTTTTCTCTAATACACTAGTTGATACTGGAAAAATATTAGTTCATATGTATAAGTTGGACGATGCAGTTACTACCGGAGTTGATAAATTTATAAATGATGAATGGAAAATAACAGAACAAGTCGAGAGTTTAATTGTGATTGAGAGAGCCTGAGGTTTTTAACATGTCCACAATCAAATCCGATAATTCTTCGACAGCTTGACTGTTGGGGTGAAGATTATTAGCCGCTACATGTAGTTTTCTTTCATACACATTATTGCCCCATGACTTACGTGCCCAAGGCATATCGTCTTCAACAAATTTAATCCATTTGCTGCTATCCATAATATTATTATGGAAAAACACTGTAGCTTTATATGGCCTATTATACGGCACTAGTACTTTATTAGGTTGATTGATTACCCTCTGCGTTTCTTTTAATATTTCATAGCCAAGTGAACGCCAAAATGTATATGTTATACCGTTAATTTTTAAGTAATTTTCTAACAATAATATATTGTTGTAATAATTAAATAAATGGTCAAATTCAGCAGAATTTACTATTACTTCTTTTATGAAATCTTTTTCATTTATAAAATTATCATCTGATAAATGAGAATGGTGTAAATTGAAAAAATGATTTTGTTCTATAATCCATCGTAGGCGACGGGTATATTCAGTCCAACCGATGCACACATGGTAGTTTTTTCGTTCTTCAGGTGACAGCGTTTGAAGATAATCAATAGTAGAGTTTGTGATATAATCGTTTGTATTTCCATCTATAGAAATATCAAGTACCTCAGTACCCAGTTTAGTTCTTAATTTACCGGACAAATTATCATGTGGACGTAACTTAGTGGTGTACAGAAAAAATTTTGATTCAATTTGTTTAGATGAATAAGTGGGATGTAATTTTCTTAAATAGACATACTTTATCCAATCAATATCAGGATAATACTTGTTCCAAGAAATAGCATCGCCTGCTACAAAACTGCAACCATTAAGTAATATTTTTTTCACGAAATTCCTCTATAACTATTCGCACTTGCAATATTTATTATTCTCTGTTTATTCTCTGATTCACGTGCAAGTTGTTTATTATACCAATTTTGAATTTGATTCTGAACAAAATGTTTTAGTTTTTCCCAATTACCATATGCTGTAAAGTTATCAGAAACTTCAGGTGGTCGTAGTTCTTCTACTTTTGGATTAAGGGTATCTAATATTTCTTTTAACTTATCACTAGGTAAATTCCAAATGCCTAAATGGTCTGGATGATGAATAGTATTATACCACAAATGTACTTTATTTGAAGTAGCAAATCTAACAAACTCAGGCATTTCCCACCAATTGTTTCTCATCGGATTAACCATAACACTTAGCCCGCGTTGATTTTCGTGACAGTATTTTTTAAATGTTTGGAAGTTATCCATGAGTATATCAAAGTCACCGTTTATCCTAATTGATTCATAGTTTTCTTTGTCCAAACTATCAATACTGATATTCAAATGAATATTACATTTATCTAACATTTCTCTAACTTGTTTATTATATACTGTGCCATTAGTTGCAATATTGATACGCAATTCTGGTTTGAGTTTTGCCACTAACATACAAATATCATAAACAATTTTTTGTGCAAATGGCTCGCCGCCATTGAATCGCAGTTCTTCTAAATGAGGAATAAATTCTTTTAATTGTTCAACAAAACTATCATCGTATATATTTGGCATCGGTGGTAGTTTATCACGGTTTTTTCTGATACCGGAACTTAGTCTACCCTCACACATGATACACTCTAAATTACATTGATTACTTAATTCCAATTCTAAACACGTAGGATATTCTTTGACACTGAAACCATCGTATGCAAGTGCGAGTGGCCAAGTATTTGCTTCTATTTTTTGTTTGCATACTCCGCATTTGTTTTCAAAAATTCCATTCTTTAAATTTTCTCTATATGTTTGAAACGTTTTACTTGTCCATATATCTTTAATAGAATTATCAGGGCCCCATTTCTCTAGTTGACCTACTAATAACCAACACGGTGCAACATGTCCTTCGGTGGTGAAGTACATGTTATTGTACGGAGCAACGCAAGGGCTTATTGTGTTAATATTTCTGGATTTATCAAAGTCTCTACGTTTTTGATTATATTCTTCGATTTGTTCTATTGTTAATTTATTATCCATTTTTATATTCCATGACTAGTTGACCCCAAATACCAAATGTTTCTTCAAAGTTTTGTTGTCTAAAATCATCCAATTCAATAGTTGTTGAAATGAACTCCTGAATCAAACTATCATTTTCTCTTTTAAGCAAAAGAAAACGTTTAACTTCAGTAAACTCAGTTGCTGTTAATCTTTCTGCTACAATATCTTTTAACTTATCAGGTAAATTTTTTATACTATGACTGGGTGCATAATGTAATATGTTATAGTAAGTATGTATATCTAACTCTTTAGACCATTCAAGATATTCAGGCAAATAGTAAACATTAAAATTACTTACTGTAGGACACAATGTTAAAAATACATTTTTGTTTTCACTACGCAATTTTAAGAATTTTTGTAGATTGGTTTGAATTTCATCCCACTCAGTAGGATATCTCTCATATTCCAAACGTCCATATAAATCATCAATTGAAATGCATAACGTAACTGACTTGAAATTTAGTAATAGGTCTATAAACTTTTTGTTATACAGTGTACCATTTGTGTTCAACAGTATAGTAATCTCAGATGCTCGTCCAGAATTTATCAATAACTCTAACACTTTAATGTTTTCAGGACTAGCCATTGGCTCGCCTCCCGTTACTTCTAAATGAACTAAATCCTTAGCCCATTCAGATAACACTTGTTCGTTTTGAGTGCCTAGAATTTTATTAGAAAGCCAATACGCACCGTCTTCAATTTTAATATTGAATCGTTCTTGGTATTCTTTCAAGAAAGTAGAGCTAGCTTGTGCTCCGCAAATTCTACATTTAAGATTGCATACATTGTTTAGTTTCAAATCTAATGCCATAGGTCCGTTTTTAGCAAACGGTGTAAATTCAACTTTAGACAAATCGATTTTTTTATGTTGTGCAAATTGAACCCTAAAACTTTGTACTCCGGCAGCCTCTTCGTCCCAACAACTTTGACATTCTTTAGGTTTCTTTCCATCTAAGAATGCTTGTCGTAAGTTTTGAAACTTAACATCATTCCATACTACATCTAAACTACCATCTTTCATATTAGGTAATTGATATTCGTTGTCAGGACTAGGTTGTGCAAATTTACAACAAGGTCTTAGTGATCCATTAACATCCGTAGACAAATTTATCCACGGCATAGGACAAAAAGTTTTATTCATATTTACGAATCATTTCATAAAATTCAGGAAACGTCTTTTCAAAAGATTCATTTCGATATCCATCATGCATTCTAACTTTTGCAAAGAGCATCTTTAATAGTTCATAATTACATTCATTACCATACATGAAATTTATAATATTATCTATTGTAGGAGACCATGGATCAAGAGTACCAGCTGTATCAATTGATATTAGTTTCTCTTTAATACTGTCTTTAACTTCTGTTGGTAAGTTTACAATTGAGTAATGATGTGGATAGTGAACCATGTTTAACATAATAGGGATATTGTATGGTTTAGCAAACTCAAAAAACTCTTTCAAGTAAAACACATTTAGAATTCCCACCGTAGTATAAAACTTCAATTGTAAATTGACATTATATTTTAAACCGTATTCCTTGTACAATTCAATATTGCGTAATGTCTCAGCCCATTTAGCATTTTTTCTTTCATACTCAAATCTATCACCCACATCATCAATACTGAAATTAATGATTACTTCTTTAAATGGAGCCCAAAGTTTAAAGAATTCTTCATCACATATAGTTGAATTAGTATTATAATATAAACCTGTTTCAGACGGGTTACCATATTCGTGGAATATTTTCAGAATTTTATCATGCTCTTGCTGCATTAATGGCTCACCACCGTAAAATTCTAAAAATGTAACTGAGGGTGCCCACTGTTTTAATATTTCTTCATTCTCAGGATTGGCGCTAAACTTTTCCCTAGAGTTATTAACAAAACTTTCATGTGTGCCCATGTCGATGACATTTAAATCCTTAATTTCTTTCATCCATTGACTACTTAAAAAAGGAGTGCATATTCTGCATTTTAAATTACATAGATTGCTAAGTTTTAAATCTAAAGTCTTAGGATATGTTCTTGGAATATGATGAAAGAATGTAGCGAACGGGTGCTCTTTGCCTGCTGCCTCACGCTGCAACCTCATGCTCTTAATGCCAGCATCCTCTTCATCCCAACATGCTTTACAACCACTAGGTCTTTCATTACGCAAAAATTTATCACGTAATTCTTGAAATTCCTGTTGATCCCATAATTCACCTATATTAGATTCTGGTAATTTAGGAACATTTTCTTGCCAAGATGCATCACCGACTTTGTATTTACAGCAAGGTCTTGCTCTACCGTCAGGATCTAGTTGAAAGTGTATGAATGGATACAAGCAAAAATTGTCGGGAACTCTTTCTCGCAGACGTTCAGTCCAATCACCTGTTCCGTAGACAACCGATTTTAAATCTGTGTTGTACTCTTCATCCAATTTAGCGGCAACGTTTCTAGCAAGCACAACCTTTTCGCTGCTCTCTGCTAATATAGGTATAAATTTGGCTTTACTTAGCATCTAACAATTCCTTGCACATACGTTGAAACTCTCGGTACTCTGGAAAAACATCTGCTTGTACTAATTGCCTGCGTTCATCATAAGTAGCGAACCACTCAGCAAATTTGCGCCTGTCGGCTACTCTATCTATATTTGGATTGTTAATGCCGTCTATGATTGTTTGTAAGAACTTAGCGTAGGCAGACCATGACCCTAATGGATCTTTTACTACTGGCATAGATTCCGCGTTGTCATTTAGATAATTAATAGTATCTTTTAAGTATGGAATAAAATCCTGTGATAATATCATAGGACTTTGCCAACTAGGGAAACTAATCAAATTTTGTTTTAATGTTACTGGTCTGCCGTGTTTCTCATATAATTGTTTTGTATAAGAGATGAAATCTTTTAAGCTGGTAATGTTCAAAGCGTTAACGCTCATAATAAAACCAAAATCAAATTCTAGTTCTTTATTAGACAATATAGTGTCAACATTCTTAGTAAATCTTTCCCAACTTACCCCGTTACGAATATACTCAGCCTTTTCACCTACACTTTCCATACTACCTAAAATTTCTAAGTTAAACACTTTAGCAATCTTAGGTAGATATTGCATTACACGTTGCAAGTAATTTGATGGTGTATTTAAGTTGCTAACGATCCACAACGTAATCTTTTCTTTACGTTGGTCATTAATTTCTTCAACACTAGCAATTACTTTGTCCATGAATGTGTAAAACTCGGGCATGATAAGTGGCTCACCACCGATCAATCCTAAACGTGTGATACTATAACGACCGTATTCATTAAACCATTCCCAAAATTTACCGTCAAAGCTAGGCGGTGCTTTGGGGAATTCTCTGTCGTATTGTTCTTGTGTTATCTCAAAATACTTGATACGTTCCGTAGCCCATTGTGTAGAATAGTGATGACTGCAATACATGCATTTCAAATCGCAAGTATTTCCCATACTGATTTCTAGCATGTAGGGCTTGTAGCTGTTTAATGCAGGATGGTTTATATCATTGATTTTGCTTAGTTCTAGCTTTAATTTTTCTTCTGTGTATTCACTGGGTTTAACTTGTTCTGATTTGATAAGTTGCCACCACATTTGTTTAGGATGGTGTCGGGGACTTTGTATCCCGGAATCTTCTAGTCTCCAGCAGCTTGTACATGCTTCTGTTCTAACACCTTGAATTAAATCGAGTCGTTCTTGTTTTTGTTTAGGTGAATTTAAAAATGCATCAATACCAAATTCTTGCAATTCAGCTTCTGTTACAAGATTAGTGGGTGTTCTACAGCAGCTACGAAACTCTCCTCTATCCATTCCAAATATAGGATAATTCCATTTCAAATCGCAAATTGTTTTCAATGAATCAGACATTATTTTCCTTTGTGCTCATAATATCAAAATTACAATGACACATTGTTTTATTACATATTATAGGATCTGTAGGTATCTCTAAATTTGCATCGTGTATGTAACCAATTGGTCCACCTACTCTGCACCAGCCGCGCCAAATGCTGCCGTCCATATCAACGATAACCTGCTCAACACCTGAATAACATTTCCAACCACTCCAGTCGTTAGTTTTAAAACTAATAAAACGATGTGCGCTACTAATTTCTGATGTACCATCGGGATATATTAGTCGCATCGCACCTCTGTAATAATCAAAAGACTTTGTAAACTTAATATGTCTAGTAATCAATTCATGTTGCTTATCAAAGATATTTTTCTGAGAAGGAGTATAGTCATACAATGTATCTCCAAAATCGTGTATGAGTGGCTGTAATGCCATGCTCAAATTACCTAAGTTTTTAATCTTGTTAGCAATTGCATAACAATAATCAAACTTATCAGGATCCATCATAATGTTAACATGCGTTCTTATATCATCATGTAACAACTTGACTACCTCAATGAAATGATCGGCGTCAGCAAATTGCGGGTGAAAACTTAAACACACATGGTCAAAATACTTTTTGTTTTCTTCCCACCAGCGCAATGTACGTGATCCATTACTAATTAATCCAACTTTAGCACCTAAATCAGTACAGTGTTGACATATTTCAATAAAGTGACGATACAATGTTACTTCACCACCGGTGAATTCAAAATAGACTTTTCTAGGATAAGTTTGTTCTACTGTCTTAGTTATAAATGCTTTGATATCATCAAGTGATGGCCATGGTTTGGACCCGTCATGTAGTTCGCTAGGACAATAACTACAGGCAAAATTACAAGTATTACCCAAACACCAGTTGACAACGAACCAATCTTCATGTGTAGGATTGCTGTGCACTAATTTAATATATTTGTGTTCCATTACCAACCTTCAATCTTTCTTATTACATCCATTTCTTTCACCAATGGACCCAAGTTATATTTATCGGCTTGGTAATGTCGCTTGAAGAACAGGCTTTGTTCTTCATCAAGAATACACATAGGTAATCCTAACTTGTCTTTTAGAACTTTACCAATGCTTTCTGCTTCAACCAATGGATTACGATGTTCTTGTTCTTCCCACATTTGAATGTAATTATCGAACCATTGAACGTTTTGTGAATTCCAATCAGTGAGCAATGTCATATATGTACCTAGGCGTGCGCCATATATAGCCCACATTCCATTTTCAACATCGGCACCTACATTGTGCCAAATTGTGAGATTGTTAAGATTTCTGGTAGCGACTGTTTCTTTAAATTCGTCTATTGATGGGACAGCACCTCTGCTTAGTACCATCTTAACACCCTCACGAAAACCTGCGCGCCATGCTTGGAAAGGGGTATAGTTAGGATATGTAGTTGAATAACAGTCCCACATAGCCCAGTATATGTTATCAGAACTGTCCATACAAAAATCAGCAATACGTGTCACATCACCTTCATTTTGTGCCTCATGCGTTTTCATTTTTGATACATATTCTTTAGTCCAGCTACTTAATCCACCATTACCATAACGTAAACCGTTGATATGATTAATTGCTTTCCAACGAAACTGTGCTTTCTTGTAGATAGGATCTAACCCAGTAAAGTCTAACTGCATGTTGAAAAAGTTTTCATCGGGCATGTTATCCCCGTCAATCAAAATGAAACGCTCAGTTTCACTTGCTTTTCCCGCAGCTTTATGTGCAGCGTCAGACCCCTTAACACCATCGACTCGTTTAGCCCAAGGTATCATGTTCTTAATCTTGAGCCAAAATTCTTCTTTTTGTGGTTCATCATAACTTAGATATATGCAATCTAAATCAGCAACGTCAACGATATCCTCATAGCTCATATGTTACAATTTTCCATTTAGTAGTTTCAATAGAATCGTCGTTGACGATAATACTTACATCATTTTTATAGCAACTAATTCCTTCATTGCTAGGCATCAATTTATAAACAACAGCATTGGGTGCTGCTCTAGAAATTACACCATCTATGATTCTTACATCCATTCTTCCTTCTAAGAAGGTTTGTTTGTCAATAACGATATAATTTCCTGTCATTGACTTATCACCGCAATAACCTATAACTTTTCCGTTGTCATCATAGTACAGTCTAAACTCGGGTGTTTCAATCTTAGGAGCTTCCCATAATATGACATAATCATCTTCTGTGTTCATGTTAGTCCTTGTAATATTTTATCACCAAAGTTTTTCACATGATAGTGAAAAGGATATAACTGAGGATATGTATTTACACGAATGTGGTCTGACAAACATTCGTAAATTAGTGTATCAGTCCAGTTCTCAGTTTGTGTACCATTGATAAACTGTTTCATATGAACCATTGATAGTTCGTTGAATGGCATGGTTGTTTTTTCAACTCCCATAATGTGACATGCTATAGCATATGCCCAATCAGTTGATACAGGCTCGTCTGATTTACATTTTAATATAGCTCTGTATTCTTCCCAATTTTCAAATACATCACGAACCATTTCAAAAAACTGTTTTGCTGTGTCCGACTTTTTGAAAAATGTTATTGCGTTATAAACATCGGGTAGTAAATTGTCATCTATAAATCTACGATAAACTCTAACATCAGAAATTTCACCTTTAAAGTTTCTAATCTTATCACATACTACAACATCTTGCTGACTCATTACATCAAACCAGTGTTCAATGTTTCTAGGAATATACATGTCAGCTTCTAATTTTATTGTTAAGTCGTATGGACTAACTTCATATACTTGCCAATCGTTTGCGTATCCACCTTTGTCACCATGTGGTAACATTTCGGTTGTCACAATTGTTACATTAGCATTAGGCATAACTCTTTTTATGCTTTTTTCTAAAACTTTAGCACAATGCACATAATCTACTTTGTCAGTATTTTGTGCCATTATTACGAAACCTTTGTTCATTTTATAAGTTCCAAAAAGTTTTCTTTGTTCATCACATGAAAATCTAAATCTTTGATTGTTATATATTCTTTACGAATTTTGCCTCGTTGCCAGTTATCAAACATAGCTGTATATTCTGTGTTTAATTCTTCATCATTGTTTCTATGCACAATTGTATTTTTACCAACGTGTAATAGGTCCCAAGGAATTACATCAGCCTTGTCTTTCATGTGACCGTTTACTAATCTTGTTGCTAGTGTCAATGCGTAGTCATTTCTAAATGTGGCTGAGATAAAACCATGAATGTTAGCATAATGCTCAAAGTTTTTCTGAATCATTTCTAAACAATCAAATATTTGTTTTGATCGTTTAGTTTTATTGAATCGAACGACTGTTGCCCATAATGTTTTATCGCTGTATACACTCAAATATTCTTGTGGCAAGCCAGGCTGCATTAAAAATGTAGTAGTATCGTGACAGCAAAAATCAGTAGGTAATTCAAATGTCTTTAGCAACTTATTTGAATTTACCATATAATCAGTGTCTAACAATATAGTTTCATCATATGGACTAAACTCAAATGCTTGATATCTACCTTTGTTTATCCACATACCCCAGTCACGTTTGTTATTTTTATCAGGTGTAGTTATAACTACATTATCAAATGTGTAGCTTGTATTTTTAGGTAGTGATTCTTCATCAGTAACAACAGTTACTGGCATGTCTAAAAAATGATTGATGCGTTTAGCTGTAGCCACCGCCATATCATAATAATTGTACTTAGGTGAGTTAAACGCAAATAATAATGCGCCCCTACTCATCGTTTACTTTCCAATTCTTTCCATTCTGCGAACCACAATTGCATAGCATCGTTATATGCTTTATACAACACATCATGCAACGTAATGCGGTTTACTAGTACTGGATTGTCAAAGGTGTCTATTAAAATTACATATTCGTCTGTGCTAGATGCGAGAAACCCAATAAGTTCAGGTGTCGCTTTCCAAAGTCCACCTTGGTCAGCCACGACAAGTTTGGCTTCGTATTTGTCTTTTAAGTGTGCTTTTGCTGAGTTGTGATTGAAACGGGCTTTTGCGTCCGCTATTAAGGTCTTTGTATCCATGTCATTATTTAGATGGATACAAAGACAATTTTAAAAATTATGCACCAGTAACGGTTCCTGAAATAGTAATTGTGCCCCAGGTGTTTGCTAGATATGTAGTTTCTGGAGCTTGCGCGACCACTGTAGTAGTTGATCCTGAACCTACTACTAATCCGTCTGGAACTTCATCCCAAACTGTGTAGATAGTAATGACAGAACCAGCGTCACCGTTTGAACCTTGTGTTCCATTGCTCTTTGTAATTACACGGATGAAAGAACCCAAATAACCTGAAGGACCAGTACTTGCTGTTTGCGTGAATACGTTTGCGTTTGACGTTGTTTGTGCAAAATATCCCTTATTAGCGTCTATAGTCGGTGTGTTACCGCCGCCACCTATTTTACTTATACCGCTATATGTTGTTCCGGTTATAGTGATCGTACCAGAACTAGGAGCACTCATAACAACAGTGCCAATATTACTTGCTAGTTGATTGTACAACTGGTTAATTGATGTTGCTGTGTTAGCATGTGAACAAGTAATTTTTAACTGTCCACCTGAGTTAAAGAAATAACGAGCAGCATCACCGTTAGCAAATGTAACGGTGTGCGTAAATGTTAGCGCAGAACTCCAAGATGTTCCTCTAGACGCTGCATTAGATGTAGTCGCACCTTGTGTTTGCGCGTTTAATCTATTAGTATAAATTGTAGTTAAGTTAGTAGGAATAGCAGACAAATATGTCACTGTGCCACCCACTGTGGGTGCAGTTACACTAGTAATAGAACTCCCTTGATGAGAAGCTGAGTTAGCTGTTCTATTAACTAAATTAGCCCATTCACTAGCACCGACTGTGTTACCAACAGCAACGTTTGCTAAAGCTGGTTGACCATACCCAGCATTTGTTCCACCGGTTGCCCATACAGTATTCAACTTTCCTGAAGTAGTTACTGGATCACCACCCACTAAATTATTGTAATCACTTGCGGCAATAGTACCAAACTGTGCGTATGTCATTCTTTAATCCTTACTTACTAATTGTGACTACAGCTTCTACTGTGCCCAAACCGTCGTCTGTTTTGTTTGCTAGTGCTCTACCGATAACGTTGAAAGCGGTTAATTCTTCTTTCTTAGCTGCTCTAGCAATACCCTTGCCAGCGCTAACTAAACGTTGACCTTTTTTGACTTTACCGATAACTTTAACTTGTACACGGCCTCCAACAGCAATAGCAGGGTGCGTGTCATCATCACCTGCCATAGCATTCATTAAGTAACCAGCAGTAGTTGATATAACGCCAAATACATCGTCAGATAGTTCATATTGAACAGCAGTGATTTCTTTATCACCGCCTAATTCAACAACAGTACCTGGCTCGTATAGTGCATCAGCTTCAAAGCGTTCGGCTAAGTCAGCGTAACTTGCTTGCCATCTTGCACCAACTGCTAATGTCCAAATACCAGTAACTGTTCCGCCACCTGCAATTGCAGTAGTTGTGACTTTTGTAGGAGCAATGTTTCCGCTAAACTGAACAACAGCATTAGAACCAGTCAAGTAATCAAATACGTTACCGTTATTATATGACCCTGTTGGGTTGAATGGGGTACCGTTTGCATAATAGTAATTGTCTGTTTTAATACCTGTAACTGCAACAATATTACCGTTTGTAACGATTAGAGTGTTACCGCTTGCGCCACCGTTAGCAGTCCATGTACCAGTTAGTGAGCCAGTTGTTGTATTTGCACCAGTAGAAATAACTGCTGTATTCAATGTGCTGACGTTAGCTGTAGTGACAATAGCGTTTGCGATTGTGGCATTTGCTGTTACAGTTGCCAAACGAACAGTAATTATATCACTTGAAGTAGCATTTGTGACTGTTACATTGTTTGCTTGCAAGTTACCAGTTACTGTAACTTGACCAAATGTTGTTGTGCCACCTGAAGAAGTTGTTGTTAGTGTTAACCAAGCATTAGCGTTACTTGTACCGTCAGCAGGACAAACTTTAAGAGAACCAGCATTGGTATCATACCATAACTGACCTCTTAGAGGGTTAACAGGTGGTGTGGTGTCAGCAAAATTTTCAGTAATATGTACAAAGTTAGTGTCTAACGCTTGTCCATATCCTGAATAATTCCTACCGGGTAGGCCCAGTGATGTACTTGTAGTATTGATTGTTCCATCAGCAATGGTTGTTAAGACTGTTCCATCACTTTTTATAATCGTATATGCCATTTAAAAAATCACTCCGATATTCTTGACTATTTATCTTTAAATTGTTATCAAGTTTGTCAAACTTTGTATTCTAACTGTGTAATCTATCTGAATTTGTCTATTCAAAGATTTTTGAACAGGGTGAAAAACAACGTGTGTCAACAACCTTGTAATTACATTTCCTTCAGTATCTGTACCCCAATTCGCTAGTAATCCCAATTCATCGAAAATATAGCTGGAATCAGTCTGTGTACTGTTATCAAACGCAGCCTGGCCTGCAGGCTCACCGTAATCTAATAAACATTGTACCAAAATGTCAGTATAGAACTTGCCTGTAGTATGCAATACTGTCATTTTGTTACGTGTAGGGTCTAGGTTAAAAACGCTATTGTCGTTAACAATTTTTGCATATGTTTGGTTGTACAACGCAGCATTTTGACCAGTGGTATTTGGTGGTAGATAAGTAATAACACCTGTTTCGTCAACACTTGCACCGCCATTACCAAAAGCCATTTGATAGATTTGGCCCTGGCCTTGTGCGCGGGCGCTTAGTGAGTACGCAATAGCTTGCGACATGTTTTCATAGTTAATGGCGTTCTTTTTATCTACAAAGATTTCCCCATTATTAGGGTCGTAAATCTTTAGAAAACCCTCAACTTTATATGACAGATTGATTAATGACATTAGTTATCGCCTCGTTTTTGGACTAATATTTCTTTCGTGTTCGGATCAAATATCTTGATATGAGAAGAAAAGTAATAACCCGCGTTTTCGTTGGGCTTCTTTTCAGGAGCCTCTTGTTTTTGCGGGTCTTGACTTTTTTCCGTAAAATTATTCATATATTTATTTATCTTTTAAGGTATGTCCGTTCTCAAGAATATTGCAGGGTTAGTATCACTGATTTGTAATGGGTCACCCTCAACAGTGTTGTAAACATATGAATTCCAAGTCACGTAATAATCTGGATCAGCCATTTTATGTGATGACAATATACCGTACACACGTGAATATATCGAAATCTCTATATTGACTCCGGTACCATTCGCACCGCGTTGTAATCCAGATATTGAATTTGTTGTAAAATCTATTGATGAGAACTTAATTTGTTCTCCGTTTACATAGAGTAAATTACCAGAAACTACCGTAATTTCTACTTCATTTCCAATACTTATAGAACTTTCTATCACCAATACAGGAGCTGTATCCTGTATTTCTAGATGGAAATCGTTAGATGATAATTCAGTAGAAGTAGTTTTATTGTATACAGTTATGTTACTGATAGAGTTCTTATCATCTCCTAACTGAACAGAAAATGGTACACTGTCGACCGTTACAACAAACGTATTTGTTGTCACCAATTTAGATGCATCATTTACATAAATTGTATCGTTTGTAACGTACAACGGTTGTGTTAACCATGTAGTAGTTGGAGGATCAGCGCGATAAACACTAGGTATACCAGTCTTACCTACATTTTGAATATATGTAACTTGATTTGGTGTTTCGCTAGGAATCATGCTAGTAATAGTTACAGTGTCACCTGCTGTGATTGTTGTCAATATGCTGATGTTTACTCCATCATTAATAAACAACGAACTACTTGGAACGCGATATCCATTGACAGTGACCCATAGTCTATCAACATTATCTTGCTTCCATTGAGTCACGGCCATATCACCCGTATCAACTGAGAGGACGAACACTGGGCCTTGATGTGTTTCAGAAATCTTTATAGTGTTTACAGCAATATTAATGTCAATAATATAGTAAACTGTTCCTTCAACAATATTACCAAATGTAGTTCCAGTAAAGACGATTGGAGTATTCAACACAAGGTCATCGACTGAATTGACAGTTATATTGTTTGACGAATCAGTAGCAGTTGCTCTGGTTGTCTGTAATATATATGTCTGATCTTTCCATACATAGCCTCCGGATATATAAGCATTCATAGTGGTTCCTGTAACAGGATCATTTATAGCATTATAAGATGAATCGTAAGGTTGATTGTAAAGATCAAACTGGGTAGAACTTATTATTCTTGCATAGAATACTTGGTTGTTTAATTGTGTAGGTCCAACAACTCCATCTAGTCTGACTAAATCACCGTCAGTAAATCCGTTGGTTATTCCAGTAGTTACACGAACAGCAGGTTGTCCACCAACATAAGCAACCATAACACCTGAATCAGTAGTCAATGTCATAGCACTACCGCCTTGTGTGGTAGAAATCTTGAACGTTGTTGAACTGGTTACAGACTCAATATAGTAAATTGTACCAGCAACAATTCCACCAAATGTTGAAGAAGGTGCTTTAAACTCTACTGTCTGATCTACTACAAAACCTGTTGTATCCGCACATGTAATTTCGTTTGTAACGCTACTTGTGCTTGTACAAGATGATGTTGCTATAGGCACACTAATATCATTACTGATATTAACTATGTTAGAAACAATATTTCCAGTAATGTCGTACTGTGTGTTGAAATACTGACGAGTTGTAGAGTTATAGCTAGTTATTGCTACTACATCGTCTGATGCAGGAGTTCCATAAAGCATGGTCAATGTATCTAATGAACCATCTATAACGTAGTCTACGTCAGACAAACGAACACCATTAACTTCGACAACTGCATTTTCTGGATTGGAACCTGAAACATAGTTTGTCAAGTTGAATACTGTTGTAGATCCGTCAGCAACAAATGTTTGTAATTGCGGAATAGTAAAGCGATATTGTTCAGGATAAGTTTCTCCAAGTATAGTATAAGAGATAAAATCTGTAGTATTATTATACTGAGATGCAAATATCATGTTTGCTGTTAAACTATTAGATGCCATAATAAATGCATAGTCATTTGTTATAGCTATTGCACCACCTGCAGCAGTAGTTAATGCTAACGTTGGCCCACCTAATGTTTCAGAAATAGTGAATTCATTACCGTCAATAACTTGTTTTACGTAATAAACTGTTTGCGGAACAATTACATCTCCAAACATCGTGTCACTAAACACAATTGGATCGTTTGCAGCAATACCACCAGTTGTATTACAATAGATTGTATTTGTATCTCCACTAGTATTTGTTAAGAACAAGGTTGTTCCCAATATCAATGTTGATCCATTATGATAAACGATAGGATCTGTCCAAACTAAACCATTACCTGTTTGAACTATTGCTGTCATAGAAGGACCAGATGCAGTTGTTAGGTTAAATACAGGTCCTGCAACGCCATCTATAATGCTGTTAGAGATTGTTATCCTGTTACTTGCGTAGCTTCTTGTTTTAACATAATAAGGAGTATCAGCAGTTATCCCACCAAATAATGAACCCTGGAATGTGATTTGGCTATTAATTACAAATTCATCCACTGACTCACATAATATAGAGTTATCTACTGAACTAGTTGATATTACTGTTACATTTATAGGAGTAGTAGTTGGTCTCATTACACCAGAACCGCTGCTTCTAGTTCCAGTGTAGTTACAATCTAATTGAATCTCACAGAATCCAGTTGTATCATTTACTTGTATAGGATTGTAATCAGTAGATGATTTAACTAACTGGTCTCCGTTACCAACATCGTAGACGCATATCATAATCTTGTCACCAATTGAAGGTGCAGTTGTTAATGTTATAGTCTTAGTTAACCAATTAGATGTGTAATCATTTATTTCATACAATCTTGTTCCTAAACCAGTAGAAGAATCAACTAGGTATACTGCAATTTGAGAAGGTACTTCAACCATGTCATCAAAACTAAATTCTGATTGTGTTCCTACTGTTTGTGTAATTTCACGTGTAACTACGCTATACCCAACATGTTGGTATATAGTTTCATCCCAGTTTGTGCCAGGACGTGTATTGACAATCATTGTCAAGTTATCAGAAACCACTCCAGGAACTAATTCTTCAGGTCCATATCCTGATAAGAACGGTGAACCTTGAATGTTGTATTTTGTTGGCTCAAGTAAAATTTTAGATTGGTTTACCCAAGTAATAGCATCTGAGCTTTGTAGGATAGTATTATTTTCACCTACTACAATATACTCATCACCTAATGAATTATATACAACATCATTTAACAACTCAGTTGTACCTGATGTTTGTAATGTCCATGTAGTTGGTGTGCTAGGTGCTGTTATTATAGTACCTGTAGTGTTTCCACCTACAACTACAAATTTATCATATCCCCAAACAATATTGTTCAATGTTTCAGTAGTACCAGAAACTTCTTGTACCCAGTTAGATGCATTAGTAGATGATATGATAGATCCATTTTCACCTACAGCTACAATGTAGTCAGAATTTGCTGCAACAGAATTTAATCCATAATCAGCAAGTGTGAACGCTGATTGTGTCCATACTACACCGTCAATACTGGTTAAAATAATTCCATATTGTCCTGAGCCTCCAGGAATAACAGTTTTACCTACAGCAATGAAACCAGTAAAGAATGCTACATCAACATAAGATACACTGTTAATTGTATTATTATAGCCATTTGTAAATGTATAAACGTCAGTCCATACTTCTAAATCAGTAGACCTTATTATCTTGTTGCCTGCAGTGACAAATGTTCCGTTATTGTACGCTATGCTATTTAATTGAGCACCTGTGACTATCGGTGAATATATAGTTCCAGTGTATCCAAATAACAATGATATAGCATTATTATCTGATGCTATCAAGTATCTAGAGTTAGCGTATATCATATCCGTGAAATCGATAGGTTGCTCTGCAAGTTTTTCAATATTCCAAGTTACACCGTCTTGACTTACTAATAACGCTGAGTAGTCATCAATAATAACAGCAGGTGCATAATATGCAGAACCATCGTAAATTACTGCTTTGATATCAACATTACTAGGTGTGAAAGGTTGATCCTGTAAGATTACATCTAACGGGAATTCTTCATCTGGTGCAAATGCATTTCCTAAGTAAGTGCTGTTAGGATATACGATACCTCTTACTAATTGAGTTAAATCCAAGCCAGGCATGTTGATATAATTTTGCCATGCTAGGTCGTTAGACTTTTCTGGTTTGTAGTAGCCGATGATTCTATCTAATGCGTTTAATTCTCTACTGCCACTATCCAATAATAACCATTTACCAGGAATGAATTCAGTGTCGTTGTTACTTACAATACACTGATAAACATTATTACCATATTTCACAATACTTTGGTTAAAGTAGAATGGTTCTGGTAATAATGCGTAATCACCTTGAACGTATACAAAGTCGTTGATAGGTACAGGTATTTGCATCAATGGGTCATAGTAAACTTCACATTGAGTTTCAGAAATTACTTTCAAGTAATAATAACTGACTGTGCCTGGAGGTGTACCTTCTACGATTGTTGTCAATATTTCACCTTGTGTATCAACTGTATTGACCATAATAGTTAAATCATTGACCCCATCTACTCCACCTACATCGCTACCCAAAATAGTAATAGTATTGGTTACTGCGAAACCTGAACCAGCATCTACTATGTTATCAACATAGTAACCGCCCAATGTATATCCTATATCAAATATAGGTGTGCCTGTTACATATTGTGTTGCTGTCACGTTACCTGTTGCATCGGATAGTGTAACATTTAAACCACCTATAGATGTAGACGCTGTAATATAGGGTGAACCTGTAACTGTCATTGTTCCAGCATCAGCGTATACAGCAAAACTACTTCCGCCCATAGTAGTGCTAATTTCGAATTCAGTTGAACTATTGATATTAACAATAAAATATGTAGTGTTTAAATCTATTCCACCCAATGATGTTCCTGAGAACTTTACTGGCATGTCAACATAAAAACCATCAGTCGAATTACACGTTAATATGTTGCTTGGTGTAGCTGTTCCTGTAACAGTTGTTGTTACATTACCAAAATCAGTAATATAATATGTTGTACCTGTTGTCAAGTTACCAATGTTTGATGCTACTCGGAACGGCATGTTTACATACATATTACTAAAAATGCTTCCTCCGCTTGTGAATAAGATGATTTCATCTCCTGCAGAGACAGTGTGTGTTATAGTATATGTTAGTAAGTCACCAGTTGTTCCAGTTATATTAGTGTACGGTGTTGTATTCCCAAATTCAGGCACTGACTGGTACAATGTAAACCTTTGACCATTGACCTGCCCTGGGCTTAATGGAAGTCCAACGTTCAACGTCATATTACCAGTAGCAGTTGAAAGTTGTGCTGTATCTTTTTGATTTGTGACAATACAGCCTGTACCAGTTCCAGCAGCTTGTGTGGTTAAACTAATTGCAGAACTGTTTGGTGCGGTTGCAATAGTAAATGTGGTTGGTGATAATACAGTTGCTACGTAATAGATAATTCCGCTTGTGATGCCACCAAAACTACTTACTGTAGACCCACTAATAGTCATATTGTTGAATATGACTGGATCGTTTACGCTTAATCCTAAAGTACTTTCACAAGTAATAATGTTACCAGAAGAATTGGTTGCTGTTACGTTAATCAACTCTGGATCAGAGTTAGTTGACATAGTAAAGGTCTGATCGTCAATGATTGTAGTAACATAATATATTTCATTTTCGATGACTGACCCAAATACATTTCCTACAAACGATATAGGTAGTCCTGGGTAGAATCTAGATGTGCCACCTTGACCACTAAATGTTAAATCTACAGTTAGTGCGTTGGTTGTAGCTGCTGTTGCAGATACGTTTCTAATACCAGGATAATCAATAGTAATAATAGTTGTATCTACCACTTGACCAATATAGCTTAATAAGCCAGCTGTTCCTATTGTTGTGGTGTTTAGAGCAACAGTAGGTGTTAGAGTGCTAGATGCAGATACTGTAAAATCAGTACCGTTAACTATGTTATTAACATAATAGGTTGTACTGTCAGATAATCCAGAAGTACCTACAGAGCCAACAAATTTTATCGGCATTCCAACATAGAAACCAGTAGTTGGGCTAACTGATCCCATATCAGGTGCACCGCCTTCAGAAGGCTCGATAGTAATTACATTTGTTCCAGATGTAGTAGAAACTACGTTACGTGTACGGGATGACCATGTTAATGATAAGTCATCAGTAACGTTAGAAATTTGGAATGGTGCACCTCTAAAGCTAGCTAATATAGTGTCTATCGGTGGTTGCGTTGCGTACAATCCAATGCTAGAACTAGAAATAGTTTCGCTATTATTATACAAACCTGCATAGAACGAACCATAGAATTCGCCTGATTGCCATTCAGTAATTTCAGAATTATAAGAAGTTCTGTCAAATCTTAAAGTAATTTGATTTTCTCTGATAGGCTGTGAGTTAGTAACGCAAGATGCCTTAGCACTTACGCTTAGGTTGTTGTTTGAACCTGACCCTGTTGAGTAAAGAGTTACACGGTCTACGTCATTTACTGCATTTGAATATGTGGTATACAATGCTATGATAAATGATGGAGTTGTATCTAGAACATTTACATAATAATATTGACCATTATCTAATCCGCCGATTGCTGTTGTGTCGGCTCCGACAGTATAACGGACAAGGTCACCTGTTTGTAATAAAGGTTGCAACAAGCGAATAGTGTTTTCTGTGGTACTTACATCATCAGAGTTAACACTTACTGTTATTGATGGGTCAATAATAATTTCAGGAAGAACTGCGTAACCATCACCAGGATTAATAACGTTAATGCTTAGAATTTTATCCAAATTCATTACAGGTTCTAAAATAGCAGCTTGCCTTGGTTCAGGGTATATTGAAGTATCAATATAGGCTGTTATTCTAGGTGGATTTACATATCCTCTACCGGCGTTTAATAACAATGCTGCTGGTAAATTGATATAGATGTTTTCACCTGGTATATGTGTAGTGATAGCTGTTTCGTTAACACCTCTAGTTAAACCAAATAGTGTGTTCGTACTTCTATCAACATCAGAATATCCTATTTGTTCATCACCAATACGTATTACTCCATTAACAGGAAAGCCACTTACGTTATCTACAACAATAGTTTGAGAGTTGAGAGCAATATAAGATGACAATACAGTAATTTGATAATTATCAACACCTGTAATACTCAATCCATAATTATTGAACCACTGAGAGTAATCTGTTGTTTGCCAGATTGAATCAGTAGGTAGATACTGGTTTACAGTAGATGGGCTGCTGTAAACTAATTCAGGTGTAATAAATTGATTTGTTTCAAAATTGAATTTCGCAGGTAAATCAAAATCAGTTATATCACCTTCAAACACATCTGTACCTGTATACTTGAATAAGAAATCTTTAATTACTACGTGATATGGTTTTGCTTCATTCAAATAACTAGACAAGAATTGTTGATTATCTGACTGGAATACTTCAATTGGACGTAGTTCACGAATGGTATGTGATACGTCTACTAGAGAAGTTTTGTTTAACCACGGTAAATAGTTTTGTGATTCGATTGTTTCAGATTGAATGTACTCAAACAATAGAATCAAGCCTTTGTTTCTGTGAATTAATAACTCGTCTGTAAATATTTGTTCGTTTATTGCACGAATAATATATCTTGTTTCTTCTGATGGATACTCATCGTAAACTGTAGTATCATAGAAGCTACCACCAAATCCAAACTTACCTTCGTTGTAATCCCATAATGTAGATTTGAATTCTATTGTACCATTTTGTAATCCAATACGCTCCCATGTACCTGTAGTTTGCAATACATAAGTTTCAGAATTACCATTATTGTTTTGAGCAACAGTAACAATAGTTCCTGCTGGTACGCTTAATGCTGACAAATCAGCGTATAAAGGTACTTGCAAGACAGATTTAGTATTGTTATCATATCCAGTTGCCCACCAGTTAATATAGTTCCAGAAATTCTGTGTATCATAGAACGGCAATCCAGTAGAAGGATTAATATCACCTACTTTGAACAAGAACGTTAATTCATTCTTAGTTTCGGTTATAGGATACTGTGCAATTATTTCATTTGCATAAGTCAAGTAATTCTTTAATGCACCAAAACGGTTTACAAAGAAACTTTGTCTTGGGCGAGCATAGATACCACTTTGAACAGCTTTAGGTAAGAATGGATCCGGTACAACTGCGCCAGTCTCATCAACACCAGATAAACTATCTAACAATCTATCATATAAAGATATTGGAGATTGATTATTGTTTATTGGTAATCCAGGTAAGAAATCGTCAGCATAGTTTGCACGAATCAATGAGTATTCAGCATGAGCTACATCATCGTTAGTTCCTGTACTAAATCCTACATGGAAAACAGTATCAGTATTGTTTACATACTCATCTGTGTTGTATAATCCAAATACATTTGGTAGCAATGGAGCAAAGTAACTTATTCCAGAGTTCTTTGGATTAGTAATATAAGATTCAATGATAGTATCAGAAAGAGTTTTTCCTCTCTTTGTGAATACGATATTTGTGTTTCTTACCCAATAGTAATATACTGGAACAAACATACCGCGCGTATCTTGAGTATTGAATACTACATATGAATCCAAATCATGCGGTGTTCCCGGACCTTGATAGTTGACAGGTAATTCATTGCTTGCTATCCAAGAATATACAGCAACATCACTTCCCGGGAAAACTTGTCCCCAATATTGACTATTATATTCTACATCATCATTTTGATGATAGTTAACAAATCTTACGTTGTTTGTGTTGAACCACACTTGACCTACTTGTTCAGGTCCCCAAACAATGCTTCCCTTGTTAGTAGCGTTTGGTGAGTTGTAATTAGCAGGATCAGTATTAGACACTATATCAATGTTTTGTCTTACAGACCCTAGAATTTTACCTTGTAGTGGATCAATATAATCTAAGTTAACCAATGTTTGGTTATTTTCGGCACTAAACAATTGTGCATTTTGAATTTTGTTGATATCAACAATACTGGATGAATTTCTGTAAATAAACCAATCAGACTCGTTTATATCGTTTACATAAGATATAACCTGACCATAGTTTCCGTCAAATTCAAAGTTAGGAGAACCCACAACAACTGTATAGTTATTAAAATCAAGTGCCTTACCATATAAAGGTTGATTACCATACTCAGTGTTTAATGAATTTGTGCTTTGTGCATAAACAAATTTACCAACATTTAATAAAGTTTCATTATAATTCTCTAGGTAATCAAACATGTAAACAGCACCTGCATTCTTGAACACATCTACAAATTGTGTAGCGTTGTTGTCAAATATAGTGTCGTTGTCAAAGTTTTCGTCATCAGTGCTATCAAATGTTGTTCCAACATATCTGTTTCCAGATACAGCACTCGCTACAAATGATTGATACTCGTTGAATTTAATAACTGTACCGAATTGAGTTGCGCCTTGTGTATGAGGGCATGTTATGACTTCTGTTCTTGTGTATAGGTCAATTCCTAATTCAGCCCAATCTGAATCGTTCAATACTGCAAGATTTAACTTATCATTTACTGTTGCCAATGATGTATTAAGTAATGCAATTGTTAATTTGCCGTCAACAGCACTAGCGGTTACGTTTGTTATGTTAGCTGCCAATATAGCGTTTGCGACACTAGTAGCATCGCCCGCAACTAATGACACTGCATAACCATTAATCAAAATAGTAGTTGGAGCTGAAATGGCTACGGTACCTGTACCAATGATGTAGCCATACTTTCCACCGCTATTAGTGTACCTATAAATTGCACCTTCACCGGTTGTTTCACGTATTTCAAAAGGTGCGCCAACTAATATTTCAGTAGCATAGCTATTATTTGCAACGCTAGTACCAAATTCAGGACCTACCCTTGTAGTATCTTCTGATGCAAATGTTTGTGATAACACGAATGTAGATGTGCTTACATTGATAATATCACCTGCGTTAATTGTGCTTATAACACTTAATACAGATCCTACAACAAAATAATTGTCATCAGAAAGCGTAGTTCCGTTAACGCTGACAAACACTGGTTCAGTTTGGAATGTGCATGTCATTGTTCCAGTATCAGTGGACAATGTTACAGGAGCGCCGCCGCGAGTTGTGCTTACTTTGAATCTTGAGCCTGATATATCAACAACATAATAGATTCTATTTTCTTGTAATGCGCCAGCAGATAATATTGTGCCAGAGAACACTACAGGATCATCTATTGACACACCTGTCAATCCACTAGTAACCTTAATGTAATCCGCAAAACCACCTTCAGAAGTATTTGTTGCAGTTTTAGACGTTGTACTTACAGTAACTGCTAGGTTAAACGTTAATGGAACAAACGGAATACTTGTGGTTGCTGCTTCAAAGTTTTGATATAGTCTATCAAACGCATAAGCATATCCAACGTCAGCTAATGCGCCAACATCAATGTTTGGTGCTCCAACCGTTACAGTATCGCCGTAATAATTTGTTGACAGTGAGCTACCAAAATTGTCACCAGATACTAAACCTGATACACTTGGCAATACAGTAGAGTATGCATATAGTCCGTCAACTAATGATTTACGATAGACATAAACAGTATTGTTTGCGGTGTCAGAAACATATAACCAATTTAGGTCACCGGATACAGCTAATGCACTACCCCAAGAAGTAATCAAGCTATCAGGTGCATCTATGGTTTGTAGTAGTTGTAATTCATCAACTAAATTGTTAGAAACATATTCATAAATTCTAACTTTTCTATCAGATGCAGTAGCACCTGTAGGCTGAGAAATAGCAACAATATTACCTGAGTATGAAATTGTCGAACCAAATGAACTATCACCTGTTAGTGTTTGCACTAAATCATAACGATTTCTTAATGGGTTGTAAACATATCTGTAGACTTCACCTAACTCGTTATCTCCAATCAAGTATCCAAATGAATCAGCGTATGCTACTGCGCTACCGTAGTTTAAAGAACCATCGTTTGTAAATTCTTTGCTATACTGGTAGTTTAGTGATTTGCGGTATACAGCCCAAGAGCCGTTTGATGCAGTATCAACCCAAACTTTGTCTTTTACAAACTCATTGTTTAGTAATGGTAGATTTGTAATGTCTGAGGTTTTTCTTACACGATTTGATTGGAATGTAACAACTATACCATTACCTGTAATTGCTGTTAAGAAAGGTGTTCCTAAATTAGGTATAGTAATAGTTATAGTATAAGGATCAACGATGCTATTAGCAATATAGTAACCATCTAAATTGCTATTGAAATTAATCAAAGCAAAAGGTGTGTATTGTGTTAGGCTATGTGGTTTATCAAATGTTAGTGAAACTACATCTGTTCCTATACTTCTAGCCAAGACTACTTCACCCTGACTTACAGGTGTCATTACATTCCATGTACCTTGATAGTTAGCTAACCAAACATAGTCACCTACGTATAAATTGCTTAACGGTACTGTGTTATTAATTAATCCTGAGTAGAAGTAAGACGAAATCTTAACATCATTGAAGTTAACATATCCAGCGTCGGGGAATAACTTTGAAGGTTCTTCTGCTGGCACTACTGGCAATACATTAGGATCAGTTACTGGTCTTCCATAATTGTATAGGTTATATAAAGGTACTTCTTGTTGTACCCCGTTAGTGTAGTATCCAGTTGTCAAACCGACTATACTAGGATTACCTGTCAACTCTGTTTGATTTAATCTAAATTCAACAAAGTTATTGTTAAGTACTCCACCGAACTCACTGGTCTTGATAGCCCAGTTTTCATAGATATCATAGTCAATGCCGCCTTGCGGTAGTGTAGCACCCTTGAATGCTTCAGTAGCGTTACGTGTGCCCTTGTTCTTTATTAAGTTTTTGTAGACGTTAATTTGTGTTATGTCTGTTAAATCAGCCAATGCTAGATAATCACGTGGGCGATATCCGATCAAGCTGAAACTTAATAAATCAGCATCTTGTTCTAAGTTAGCTTTATCTACATCATAGTAAAGAGTAGACTCATAGCTTCTAGTACTAGAGTTTGGTAATAGACCTTTTTGAATTTCATTATAGTCTGTTTCTTTCCAATCTCTTTCTTGGAAAACCATTGCGGGTTGAATTATCTTTGTAGCAATCCAATATTTGTTTTTGTATGTTACGATAGAACCAGTCGTATACTTAGTTACAGGGCTCCATTCAATAATGTTGTCTTGATTTAAGATGAAACCTTGTGCATCAATTGTGCCGTTCCACTCAGCAGTTTTTGTTCCACGAACATAAATGCGGTTCTGACGTAATCCGGTAACTAAATTGTAGATGATATCATCAAATAATGTAACGTTATCAAATACAATACCGTGTTCGAAACTGTACATATTAAATTGACCATATGCAACAGTATCACCTTGATTTAATGGTTGTGCAGTAAATGCTGTGCCATCACGAACAACACTTAAATCTACTGATTGTATTGGATACAAGTTTTGATTTAAGATAAAGTTTTGACGTTGTAATGTCAATGGTTGCACAACACTATCAACTTTGTCAATTGCAATCAATTTGGCTGCAGGGTTAATATTGATTATGCTACCGATATCCCAGCCGCTTTGTGCCCAGTACAAGAATTCAGCAACCATTTGCTCCCAAGTTATCGGCATACCAACTTCTACTTGCTCAAACAATACACCTTGACTTTGTAAATATTTTCCATAGCTCTTTAAGAAAGTTGCAACTTCTTGGATACTATATAATGTAGTTCCGTATGCAATTACTTCTTCTATATCGGAGTAATCGTTAGGCAATTTAACACTGTAGTTGTCTACTGTTACTGTTTCATAGTTACCATTAATTTTTGGCTTTAGTACTTTGAAGTACGCATTAGTTTGGCTGTTGCCATATACTTTAAAGTAACCGTCATTGCTAATTTGAATGATTACACCGGAATAAATGATACGGTCAAACGGTGGATTATCATATAATAATACGCTATAACTTTCGTCAGGGATCAACAGGCTTGCATTATTACTGTTTGGTGTACCCTTTTCAACATAGAACTTTAATAGATTCTTGTCTGAGAATCCAGCTAGGCGATATACTAAACGAACATCTAAGTTGTCTAGCAAATCAGTAATGTTTGTCGTTGCATCAATACCAACTTGTTTTTCATAGTCAACAATCCAGTTAATATAACTTGTCTTTGCTGTACCATTACCATAGATTTCAACATCGCTGATAATCAAATGACTTCTATCATTTACTAAGTATTGGTTAAATTCGCTGTTGTATCTATAGTTGTCTAAGTCAACGCCCAAATTGAAGAATTGTGCAGGCTTAGTTAAAGCCATTATTTTCATTAAGTCAAATGGCCATGTGCTACTACGACGATAGCTGAATTCAGCAGGTCCTACATCGCCCACTTTCCAATCACGCATGAATGTTTGGCTTGTGTAGTTTCTAACTATAGCGACGAACGGAGAAACTAAGTCACCGTTGCTATCTACAGGTAAAACTTGTAACAATTCTGGTCTTACAAACTGAGATAATGTGACTGGGTTTCCATTGTTCCAGTTAATACCTTGTGCTAAATCTCCCCACAATACTAAGTTGTCACTTGTATATGGTGCAGGACCGTAGCGTGTTTCCCACCAGGTTGGCTTGTCTGTAAAGCCAATCATTTGCCATGGCATGGTGTCTGGATTTGCTGTATCGTAGAAATATTGATATATACCTCTCCAATAACCCTGTGGTATAGGCTCATTGTTTATCTTGTTACCACTACGGTTATAGTTGTAAGTATATTCGTTATTTGCATTATAATATTGTGTCTTGTAATCAATTCTATTTTGACCAACCCAATTCAAGAAATTGGATGAATAAATTTCAAGAATTTCATCGTATGAATAGTCTGTATCTCTGAAGAAACCAGGTAGTATGTCATACTCACTTATAGGTAAAGTATCACCTAATTTTAAGTTGTTGTAAATTCTAGTTTCAAACTCTAGTAAAACCTTATCTCTAAAGTCAACTAGTTGACCATTAACATAATCACCATATAATTTGTTATATGATCCATCATGTCCTACTATAAAATATGTAGGCTGGTTATAGTTAGAATCTAAAACAACGCTAGGAATAGTAGATGGATATAGTCCTAACTTGGTTGGGGTGTTAGGTACATATGAACCATATGTTTGATTGTATTCTTTAATAGTAATTTGGTCATTAGGTAACAAATCTAATGTCACCGTGAGTGAAGGAGCGTCAACACTTACAGTGTAATCAACATTATTAATCAATTGTGTTATTATGTTGTTACGTGTTAGATAGACCAATACACCATTGTAGTTTGCGGTGTTAAAATTATAAATTTTACTTAACGGATAGATGCTAATATCTAATGCGTTGGCAAAGCTATATGTATTTGTGATGTATGCTGACTTACCAGGTAGCATGTCTGACCAGAAGAAGGGATCACCGTCAGTTTTGTTTGCTGTAATTTGGTCTAGCGCATCATCTAACATGAACGCAGGCGTTTGATAAACGTTGTAATCAGTGTTGTTTACTGTGCTTACCAATAGTGTTTTGAAATTAATATATTCTTTGCTGTTGAACATCAACGCATCAAATAAATTATGATTCTGTTGTCTTAGGAAAGTACCGGGTAAAACTAGACTTGCGCTGTTCTGAATTATTCTAGTTCCATAAGGAACTACATCACCCAAATCACGATAGTTATTTGGACCAAACACATTACCTACAGTATTAGGATTGTTGTAATATATGCTTTGATACTGGCCGCGAATATCACCTATATTGACAACTGACAAATCTTGGTTTAATGGATTATTGTTTAAATTAATTGGTATTCCATAAAAACCTATTTTGCTAACTTGATTACTTAGTAATGCAACTTCAACTACAGTATCAATCAACGGTTCAGGAACTGTAAAGTTAACAATAGTAGAATTAGGTGTTACTGTTGTTGTGTAACTTGTTCTAGGCTGCAAAACGTTGTTGACAAATACTTGAATAGTTGGCCATGGACTATCAGTAGAGTTCAACATGGATATATCACATGTATAACTTGTTACTGGATTGCTAGCATAGTAATTGAATTCAAATAGCTGATATTGAACACTAGGTCCAATTGCTGTTTGCCATCCAAGCATTCTGTCATACGTTGCTATGTCAGTATAGTTGTAAACATATCCTGTGTTTACCTTTTTAGTTACAGGAGAGTTAGTTAAAGTGTTTACATAATTAAATGTGTCTAGGTTTAACGATACATCAAAGCTAATATCACCTACATTATCGACTGAACTGTATCTTAACGGAAATCCTAGATATATATCTTCTATACCAGAACCTATACCGTAAGCAAATAATTTATTACCAGTAAAGCTAGTACCTTGATATACAGTTTCATTACCAAAACTTATACCATCTTTGTCAAACACATCGAACAACGGTGGTTGGTTAACTGTATTTTTTTGTTGTGCTTGTATCCACTGAGTACCATCAAAGTAAAATGTTTTTCCTAAATTATTGTAACCGCTGTATGCCACCACCTGTTCGTAGGGTAATACAGTAGCATCATCAGCAAGAGTCAATGTGATAACTGTGTCGCCACCAGTTACTGGAGTTGCAAAATGTGCTACATATACTTTATTTCTTACTTCAGGATTAGTGTCTTCAGTAAAAACGATCCTAGCACCGTCGAATAATTGATAGTTATCATTGTTTATATCATTGGCTATAATGGATGCAACAGTTGTTCCTGATACAGATTGAACATCATCCCAATATACAACAATAGTAGTTGTTCCGCTTGTTGATGAAATACTTTGAATGCGAGAATTTATTGGTAGCAAGTTTGTACTATCAACTACGTATTGTCCAACTTGAAGTGTTCCGGTAATATCGCTTGTAGCAACATCAATTGTTGTGGTTAAAGGATTTACGGTAACTGTCATTGTACCAGAACCAGCAGTGAGTACTAATACGTCACCGTTCTGTTCGGTAGTTATAGTGAAAGATGTAGAATCTACAACACTTTCAATATAATATGTTGTGCTAGCTGTTATTCCACCAAAAGTAGTACCAGTAAATGTAACCTTATCATTTTTTCTAAATCCAGCAGTACTAGTACAAACGATAGCGTTATTTGGGTTCGCGGTAGTAGCTGTTGCTGTAGTAATTATTGATCCAGATGCCGCATTGATAGTTGCAGTGTAGGCAGTGTACACTTGAACATCAGGGTAGTAATTCTCTTGGCCTGCAACATATGTAAATGCATCAGTTGTTCTTTGGTCAATAAAGTTGACTGGTGCTTTACCCACTATACCGGAGTTAAACAATCTTAGGTTTGGATAAAACTCGATAATAGGTCTTTTTGCTTTATTGTCATTAGTTGTATACAAACTTAATAAATCAGGATTATTGTTATATGCTGCTGTAGCATTCAAAACATCAATGTGGAACCAACGATTACTGCGACTCCACGCATTCTTATTAATTGCATTTCTAGCAATTGTTATGTAATCGGGTGTTACTGGTACATATAAACCAACATCATAGTTTCCAATATCATAATTTAACGTGTCATAAGGAATATATGATCCAAATGTAAATGGTTCCGGTACTAAAGTTTCATCTACTGGAATTAACGTTATAGCTGTACCTACACCTTCAACATAGTATTCAGTATTTTCATAAGATGTTGGATATATATTACCGTCAAAAATAATTTTTAAACCATTTGTAAAAACAACTCCATTTGGTGAAGTATAATTTTTTCTTCCTAGAATATTTTCGATTATATTGATTCTATCAGTTGCGTTTGCTTCAATTAAACGTAATTGACCTACTTTGTTTTCAGAAGAACCATCTTGATAGTAGAGTGTATCTAAAACTGCACTCAAGTAAGGAATTAAAGTAATCTGCCCAAACGTATTTCTAAAGAAACTTCTACCGATCCACTGAGTACCGTACTTAGCTGTAATTTTTTCTCCCGTAGGAATCGGAGCATAATCGCTTAGTATTATTTGACCGTTGTCAACTGTTATCTGATAAAAAGTAGCAGCAACATCGGTATAATATCCAGGACCAGAAACAGGTTGAATGAATCCTTGTTCATTTTCAACCCCTGTGTCATAGAACATTAACGTTAATCCATCTAATGAAGTGATGCCGTCAAGACCATTAATCGCAGATATAAGAGCGCCATTGACTTGAGCAAACGGCAATGTTGTTACAATATCAACTGAGTTATTGCCAGGTACATCATATTCATTTTGTGCATCTTTTTCGGGGACAGTAAAAGTAATTACGCCTTGAGTAGCACCGTTATTTTCAACACCTAAAACGTCACGAGTTTGTACATTAACTTGTGCTGGGTCAAAGCCAGTTACACCAGGAACACCTTGTATCCAAAACTGTGTATTTTGGTCCACTGTGAACGTGTATGTACCACCACGTAATAATGTTAGGTATGGGTTTGTAGTAGAGAGGGATGATCCTTCAGCAGAAATTAAATAACCGTTAGGGGTATCAGTTACGACATAATTTTCGTCTTTATAAACAATTCCTGTAGAGACTGTGACAGCTTCGGGTCCTTCTGGTACCCAGTAATATTGATTGAAGTTAATTATTTTATCTAAGTTTGTAAAGCTATCCCATGAATAGAATTGGCTTTCAAACATTCTACTGTTATCATTGGTAACTCCACCTGCAAGATTAAGAGCATCAATGATTCCAGGATAACTGATAAAGTCTTGTGCGAATCCAGTATCTTTCTTTAAAAAGACAACGCCTGGATCTAATTGGTAATCTGTTCTTGTTTTATTTGGTTCAACTACATATTTGTTTGTTGCGTTTACACCATAACCAAATTTGCTACCTATATAACCTTCAATTTTTCTAGTATTAGGTTGCTGTACTATCTGATCTAACGTTGCATTTAAAAACTGCGAGTTAGTTGTAGTTTTAAAAATGTCTGGTAGAAAATTTAGTGTTCGAATGCGTGTTACCATCTTGTTTTTCTCTAAGTTATTATATTACTTATCTCATTTGTAATTCGGCGGGTGTAAGAGCCGCAATTACTACTACGTTGTTAGCTGTTGCACCATTAACAAAAATTTCGTATGGGGCAGCTTTTATTTCATATAGATCACCAAATGATTGTGTTGGATCATTGGGAACTAAAACAACTGAACTAATTAATTCTCCTAATTGGTCATGCAAGTATGCAGTCAACTCAGAGAAATAGAATGTATCTCCAAAGTTCCAGTTGTTGATACTGAAATAACTATTCATTGCTGTTAATACAGCACTACGAATCTCACTATTACTTGCATTAGTATTAGGAGATTTAATTACTTTAACTGTACCTCTAAGTGCAGGTGCAGCTTTATCACCAAACAATGGTTTGAACACTACGCTATTTGGAATTACACTGTCACTTAACATCTTGTAATCCTGTAGTGTACCATATGCTTGATTTAATTCATTAATTGTAGGTCTATCTGGTTCAGGAATAGTATCAGTAGTATCCTGAATCCAATTTTGATACGCTGTATAGTAAGATTGTGTAACCAAATACAAATCAATAATATTAGTTGTAGCAGGATCAATACGTGTTGTATTGTTACTGTTATGACGATATTGGAACTGCAATCCTTGGCGACCAGGTGCCATTAAATAATTTGTTTGCTCTGGTAACAAATAATTCTGCACAGTAGTTGTTGTATCTTGTACCGTCTTATAGAATTTATTCTCTCCGTATGCGTAGAACAATTGTCCTACGGGATATTCATATTTTACAACTTGAATCTGATTCTGGGTGGCGTATGCGTACACTACTTGTGAAGATTCAATCAATTGATATCTAGCTAAATTTACAGCGTCTTCAATTAATTCAAAGAATGTATAGATTCCAATGTTTGATTCACCAGAAACATATCCTGTAACTTCATTGAAGAAATCTGGGTTAGATACAATTGTTCTATCATTTACATCAATACTAGCAACCTCAACTTCAAAGTCATTGACGTATCCATCACTTTCAACTGTTTGCCCAATAACACTCATAGTTACTGGGCCACTTAGTGGATAGTTTGAATTGTATTGTGTATTTGTTGCTAAGACTTTTACATGGTCTTGTAAAACTATGCCAGTAAACGGATCATATACTAATTTAGATCCGTCAAATGTGAATCTGGTATCAGCAACACTTCCAAAGAAATAAGCTAATGAACGATATGTTATCTCATACGTATTATTACCAGTACTGTTGAAATTAACAAACCAATTATTAGCGTCATAGATTTCTACTGACCAGCGGTCTTGTGCAACTGTTAATGAATTGTTAAAGACTAATGAAAAGTCTTGATTCAAATCCATTTTAGTTACGCATTCATCTCTTACTGTTGTGGGCAACGTGTTATCAAATGCAGGTATGATTGTAGAAAGAACACAACCAGCTGTTACGAATCCATTTAATGTTATTGGACCTACGCCATTACTGAACTGTCCTTCACCATTGTTGTAACCATCACCTACTACATTTAATACAGTAGTCCAAAAATATGTTTTGTCAGCAGGAGAAGGAATACCTGACACTAATCTATTATTAGCATCAAAGTAATAACCAGTAGGTGCTACAAATTTAAGCATTGCACCTTTAGTAATATACTTTAACGTATATGTTGAGAACGTACCAGTTGGTAAAGGTGTTGTTATAGAGCCTGACAAGTTATAAAAATAACCAGTAACACTATTTGCATCAACAGTCGATTCATTCCAATATACTAAACCATCAGGACTTGTTGCTGCATATCTGGTAAAGTTTTGCAGATAATATTGATAGGTACGTGTTTCATCCAATATACCACTAAGCGTATCGGTCAAGAAAGTAATGATATCACTACGATTATTAATTGTTAATATTGTTGCGCCATTATTGCTATTTTGGTATAACCCACCATCATTTGCAAAACTGTTTATGCTTGAATACTTTCCTGTTGGATCTAACAAATCTAAGTTTTTAGAAACACCGATGCTACTACGATTGATAGCTTTTGATTTGATGATAGAACTGTATAATGTATATGGGAAATTGTTGTAATCTTCACCATTAACCATACGATTCTGTGTGTAATAACGAGCAGGAGCACGTTGCTTAATATTGGCAAGTGTTTCACGTGCTTGTGCATTAGATACTGGTAGTTGTAATTCTAATCCCAATGTCAATGCCTCTGTTCTTCCTGCACGACTAATATAATTAATTGTTACGCTGATACCCTGCATTTCTGAAGGGTCAATAGTATATGTTAATGCGTTGCCTGCACGAACATATGCTCTGAAAGTTCCAACAGGTATTTCACTGAAAACACCGTCACCAAAAACATAACTTACTTGGTCATTGAAACGTGAGGTAACAGAGAAAATTCTACGTGCGCTGGTTTCTGTTTGTAAAAATGCATCGGCATAAACATTCTCAACTAATTTCCAAAGTGTTCTTGTTACGTTTGTTGTGTTGTTATTATTCAACTGATATAACCAAGTATCTGTGTTGTTGATACCTTGAATGTCAATATCTACAACTTGGTTAGCAATTTGCTGTTGTAGGTTAAAATCGTAACTCTGTAATGAGCCTTGTTTGAAATAGAAGAAGTAACCAGTATTTGGGCTACCGTAACCTAACTTGTCATTACGATATAAAATATTGAAAGTTCCTGATGGTGCAGGAGGAATTTCATATACATAGTCTTCATTCAAGCTAGTACCACTTACCAACTCAAAGTTCATTGTTTGGTTGTCAACTACACTACTGAATGGAACGACAGGCAATGTGTTTGGTGGAATATTGATAGAATATTCGTCTGTTTTAACATCTAAAATCTGTGCTGTGTTACCAGGACGACCAATACGTTGACTATTAATTAGTGTAGCATTGATAATTGTGTTGTATTGGTTTAACCAGTTTGGGTTAGCAGGGTCATTCCATAATACAGGAATGTTGCTCAAATTGAAACCATTGATATCAGTGATATCTTCTGTAGTTTGAATGCTTGTTACTTTGATATAACCCTGTGCAGCGATATTACGCTTAGGTGTGTAGCTAACCAAGTTTGCTAGTTTGACAACACTATCACGGCGTTCAGCAGTATCGATGAAGTTTTCGCGGGTATTTAAATCATTACGGAAAGCAAGACCTTGACCCATAAAAGCTATAATGTCGAGTAGGGCGATAAATTCGCTTGACTCGATATAGTCGTTAAATGTTTCGGGATAGTAAGCACGTAGATAATCAATGAAACTCTTGCGTAAGGTTTCATAATCGTAGCTTCTAAAGTCCGCTTCACGGAATGTTTGGTAAATCGCTTTCCAGTCGTTTACCCCAAAGATTGCTGATTGTCTTGAACTTGTAGCCATATGTGTTCTCTTTTATGTATTTATCATAAACAAAAACACGGATTTTGGGATTATTGAACTCTAGCTGAGTTCGTTGCGTTATCAAAGAAAACGTTTAATATTTGAGCATTGTTGAAGGGAGCTATAGCTAATTCAATCTCTATTAAAATTCCGTTCTCTTTAGGATATGCTTTAACAAGATTAACAATAAGTCTAGGATCTTGACTAGCGACTCTACGTATTTCGTCTTGTAGTTGGAACTGTACATCCGCAGTATTAGGCTCAAAGACAAAAGACCAAAGCGTTGTACCGTAACCCGGTTTACCTACTTTTTGTCCTTGAGGAATATTCAACGCATTGATAAAGTCCTGTATGACCAATGCTTCATCAACCAATCTATACTTTTTACCAAAATTTATAGGGTTTACAGTTGATCCTGTACCACCGTCTACGCCTGTTTGTGCGTTTGTGGTTCTGGGCTTGTTTGCATTTTTAGTGCTGAATCCAATATATGTAGGCATAATGTTATTTATACGTTATACAGACTCTGTGCCTGTGGTATCTCCTGTGTTATTTGTGGATCTAGCTATTGTGTTGTCTCGCTGTCTCAATGAAGCTATTTGTTTTTCGTTTGCAACCACTGCTTCTTTTGCTAACTTATAGGCATTTTCTAATGTTACTAATTCAGGTGAACCTTGAGGTAGTGTTTTTTTAGCCTCGGATAATGCATTCCTTGCGTCACGTTCAGTTTTAATCAAGTCAAAGTTTTTATCAGTGAGGGCAGCGATTTCACTTAATGTTTGTGTCTGTTTTTCTAGTAAAGACTCACCGGGAGTAGTTCCGTTTGTTGCATCATTGCCCTTATAATTTGGCAATGGTATTTTGCTACTACCTAATAACGAACTCATTTGAGTAGAGATTCCATCTCTACTAAATGTATTTGATGCGAACACTGGCATCCTAATAGGTATAGGACTATTTTTTGTTAATGAATTTATTGCCCCATTAAGTTCTGCTGCTGCCGCTGCAGGTAACCCGGCTGATGCTATTTGTGTTAGTGATGTAGAACCGTTTTTCAATTGCTGTAAATTGTTAGCTAAGTTTCCACCTATATTATTTGTTGCATTCAATACGTTAGTACCAAGTGTATTTGCAGGTGCAGCAATAGATGATGCTCCCGGTATATTTGCGGTATTAATTAAGTTCTTAACTGATTCAGCACCCGGTATAACAGTAGACACATTATTAGCGTTATTGACTACCGTAGCGACAGCCTTATCAGATCCTGGAAGCATTGAAAGCCCTGTTGCTGATCCTGCCATTGTTTTAGTAGCAGCTACGATATTACCAACAGTTGTTGTGACTGACGTTGCAGCAGTTTTTACAACATTGGTAATTGCACCAACTGTGCCACTTACCAATCTAGTTGCAGTGCCTGACAATGAATCTAATAGACCTTTTTGTGCAGTGTTTGTTCCTGTTGCTTGTGCCTTTTCAGCAGCTTGTTCAGCGATATCTTTTACATTGTTGGGTTCATTAGCTTTAAGTTTTGGAAGACTTGCAACAATTGAGCTATATGCAGATGCTGCTAAACCTTTAGTTACATCAAACAAACCAGTGACGCCGGAGGTAGCATTTTTAGCCAGTGCCGTTATGCTAGTAGTCAAAGAAGATAATCCACTCATTGGACCTGCAGCTAAGTTAGTTGCTTTATTACCTAAACTCATCATAGATGATACAGAACCCAATACTGAGTTTGCTGTTTTTGAAACAATATTAGCTGCACCTGAAACTAATCCTGTCACCGATGATGCAGAATTCTTTATAAAATTCACTGTGCTAGATAATCCAAGAGTTGCAGTAGACATAATTAGTCCGCCTAATTGTGTTCCTGATTCTCTTCCCGTAATTACACCTGACTGTACTAACTTAGTTTGTGCTTGTTGGTATATATTAACTTGTGCGGAAACTTGAGCGTTTTTACTTTTAATATAATCATCTAAGTTATTGATACCATCTTTACCAGTAAACATGTTAGGTGTAATTGCTTCTTCAACTGACTTGCCACTAGCTATCAGTGCATCAATCCTAGCTGATGAACCAGCTTTTAGATATTGCGCGTCTTCCATTTGTTTTGGTGACTGTGCCATTTTGCCAATAGCTGCAACTGGGCCGTTTTCAGATTGAACTACTCCTGCACCCTTTTTAACAGCATCAGCAGCAGGACCTGTTGCAGCAGCGACTGCTGTTTGTCCAACTATTGCCGCTGTAGTGTTCTTATCAACAGCAGCACTTATTGCTGTGTTTGTGGGCACAGTTGCTGCAACTGAAGGCGTTACAGGTGGGGTTGTAGTTGGTGTGTTGTTAGCTTGAGTATTTGCTGATTGTACTGCAGGATTCGGTGCCGCCGGTAACGCATCAGATGCACTACCTGATACTTTTACATCAACTCCCTTGTTTGCCCCAACCCACGGTGCATGTGCAGGTGCACGACTTACAATACTGTTTAGTGCGGCAGGTGCAGCATTCCAACCTTTAATATTATCGTATAATGTATCTGTATGCGGCACTTGTGTTAATGGTTTTACTTCTTGTGGTACTAGACCTGTGCTACCTGTGTTAAGATTAATCTTTGACCCATTAATAAATGTAACGGATTTACTAGCAACAGATGCTTCACCTGCACTTGCTAAACTCATTCCACCATCAACCTTTACAGTGTGGTTTCCAGTAACAGATGTTGAAAAGTTTGCACCTACACGTTGTGCCATTTCTTTATCAGCGTTTGTAGTAATGTTTTCCGCAAAGATGTTTAAATCTTTTTTAGCGTTGATATTAATATTGTTATCGGCGTGTAAGTTTAAATCACCCTGTGTTCTAATATTCACTGAGTTAGTTGAGTACATATCTATTGTACCTTCTTTGCCCAACTCAATATAACTTTGTCCATTTGCGTGAATGATGAATAATGTTTGTCCATCATCACTCATTAATATTTGATGACCCAATGCCGTGCGTAAACGTATTAGCTGGTCTCTACCTAAAATGTCACCGTCATCCATAACGAATGTGTGACCACCTCTACGTGCTTGGACATTCAATCCATAAATATCTTGTCCTGATTTTGCTGCGTTAGCGATACTGTTTTCGTCATAACCACCTGCATATATAGGACGACCAGGTGTGCTGACGCCCCAACCAACTCGTGAAGGTGTTTCTCGTTGTGCGCTAGAACCAATAACACCGCGAATAGGGTCTTTAATTAAACCCTGTTGCATTAATGTTGATGCAACATAACTATGAATTGGCTTTGGTACGTTTAAAAAGTTTGCGCTATCAGCAATATTGTCGTTGTTTGTGTTTAAGTTTGTTACTGGTAATCTAGTTGCACCGCCTAAACTATTTGCTTCACCTGCGTTAGGAATCACATAATCAGTTCCACCAATTGCAGGAACCATTTGTAATGCTTCTGGTTCAGGAACACAACCTATATAATATCCAAAGTTAGGATCACCGTTAATAAAAATACAAATAACAGTAGTGCCTATATCAGGTGGGCTATTCCAGACTCCATAGCTGTGCGGGTTTTTATCAAACTCACCGTAACCAGTCTTTTGTGCTGATGATGTTGTGCGTCCATAAAAGGGTGTCATGTATGAAACAGTTACCCAGTTTGTACTATCGTTAGGGTCTAGTCCACCAAAGTCACCCACGTAGACACGAATTCTACCAGAACGAACAGGATCAATATTGTCTTTGACAACCGCCAACACTGGCATCGTGCGTAATACTGCACCACCTGCATCTGGTTTACTTCCTTTGGTAGCACCTCTTGGGACTATATCATCATATGGCATATTCTATTCTCTTTACGATATATTTCTTACTGTTTGGTCAGGGTTATCTGTTTCTCTACCTGCATCAGCCTGTTGCATACTTCTTTTAATATTTGGTAAAGAATTTGTAATGCCCATAGCATCATCGTTCGCAACATTTATATTAGCTGGTGCAGTTTGGGCTACACCCGCAACGTTTTCTCTTATACCAGGTCCGCCACCAGTTGGCGATGTATATTGTGTTTCTCCCGTAGGCCAAAACGGATCTGTATAATCAGGAGCTGTACTGTTTGACGAATTAGTTCCTGCTGGTATATCCGAATCTTGTTTAAATCCAGATCCCAACGTAGTTTGATTTGAGTTAGGTGTTGCAACAGGCACGTTATTTGTAGGTGTTCTAACATCTGTTGTTGGTGTTCTGAGATCCAAGCGTCTTGGGTCAGTAGCTGCAAAACTTGTTCTAGCATTAGTTGCGGTTGTGGGACTAAGTTCTCTTGTTGAACTTTGATTATTTTTCTTGTCATCAGGGAAAGTAGTTATTTTGGCATTCAATACTTGTGTAAATTTTCCATTAGAAAACACACTATCTACTGTCACTAACATGTAACTAACACCTTTAACCTTGCTAGCTATTTCAGGGGAGTACTTCCAAAACTGTATGCTCTCATTAATGGTCATCAATCCAGTATCATTGCTGTAATCGACACCCTCTTTGAAATCAATTTCGATAAAAACCTGTCCACCATTAGGATTAACAGTGTAGCCATTGCTTCCATAATATTGTTTATAAATTTGATTTGCTGATGACGGTGAATCCTGCATTAGAAAGTCAGGATCTCCTAAAATAGTTATTTTTGCATGAGCATATGATGAAGGATCATACAAACTAGTTTGAACTGTATTCTGCGTTTGCATTTTAGTGTTCTTGCCACCAGTTTTATCCTGATTTTGTTCTCCCATTGGTATAGTTGGTTGATCTGTAGGACCACCTTGCGACAACTCATTACCTGTAGGTATTATTGCTGCCATAAAGTAAGCGTTATTCAATGTTTGCTCGTAACTTATAATTTCGCTATTTTGACCTGTATAATAATATTCATAACGTTTGTGTGGACCATAATATCTTGCTGTTTTATCAACATAAGGTGTTTGTATGTATGGTATTTCGTATGGTTGAATATAGTATGTAATTTCATAAACAAAATCACCTATAGATGTATCAAAATCTAAACATTTTACGCTAGCTGATAAATTATACCATCTAAGTGTTTTTGTAGGTGCTGGATTAGGTATTGTGTCGTTTGGCCCCGCCATGCTATCAACTTCAGCACTTTGAATAACCTTTAATGCGTCAGATAGATATGTACTTTGAGCAATTATAGAATTAATTGCCTGCATTATGGTTATAGACTTACCAAAACTAAATGTTCTCTTAGTATTATCAGGATTAGCTTTTACTGCATATCCATCATTAGCTTGTACTGTTTTTGCAACAGGACTCATTGGCCATTTTGATTTATCTTTTTTATCAGCGTCAGTAACTGTTTCAGCTTTTTTTAAATCTTCTACGTCACCTAAATATTTAATTCTATAAATGTTTTTTGTTTTAACTGTTTGGTTGTTTTGTCCTGAAGAAGTTTTAGTAATTTCTTCCTGTTGAACATTTAACTTATTTTCTAATGCTGTTAACGTTTCTTCAACGGTTTTTCCTGATATTTCAACACCTGTATTCAGTCTACCTCTAGCTGTTCCAAATGCTGTTTGTGTAGGAAGTGATGCCGCAGTAATTTCATATGTTGTTAATTTACCGTCAAGTTTAAATTTTAAACTATTAATCTTAATGTCGTAAAAGAATTCAAACGTACTGCCTCCAGTTAATTGTGCTAATTCAGGTCCTGTAATAACTTTGCCTTCTTTGTCATAACCCAAAAATTTAATACCTAATATAAAAAACTGTCTAGTTGCGTTTTTTACTTCACTTATATTCTTTAATCTACTAGTTTGAATTAGAGTGTTTGAGGCATTCGTTAGTTGAGATATGAATGAAAATCCATATGGTTCATATATGTTAAAAGATATTTTAGTTGAATTGGTTGCGGTGCTTGCTGATTTTGTGTTTACGATTGAAGTGATTTTTAAGTTATCAATATAGTAATCATACGGCATACCAGGTGCTCTTGGAATATCAGTTCCTAAGCCTCCGCTTTGTGCTACAATGTATGCTCCGCCAGTACCCTGATCTACATTACCCGCATTACCTTGAACAAAGGCATTTATATTTTTTCTATCTGAATTCATAAATGCATCGTATGCATCGGGTGTAATCATGTACAGTGTTAATTGGTAGTTGTAACTACTAAAAACACTTAATGGGTTATAAGTTCTTTTACCTGGTAATTCTTGTGCTGCCGTCGGGGCCGTTGTACCCAATACATTAAATGATGTTGCACTGGTTGATATTACTTTTCCATCACTGCCAGTTACTAGTGTAGACCCGTCATCGAATGTTTGTACGTTAGACCCGTCATCGAACTTTTGTACTGTGGGGTTATCGTCATTTGATCCTCCACCAGCAATGTACTGACTATTTTGTTGACCTGTTTGTGTTGTATCAGCCATTTAGATTCCTAACACCTGTCTAAGCATTTCGTTTTTAGGTAAGTATATACCAGTACCCTCAGTAAAACTGAATAACGGGTCTTTTAATGTATTTGGGTTTCGTTGGGCAAATACCCACCATAATCTTGAATCTGAATACAAATCATATGCTAATAAGTCAGGACGATATTCATATGCCGATGTGATAATCCAATATCTATCTGTAGGATCTTTTACAATGGCTCTATTCATCATAACATCTAAAAATTTTGCATTTACAATATCCGTATTGTAATACGGACTTGTGCTTGGATATAAATCGTTGCTAGCCATTACCAAATTCCTCCCTTGCTAGTTTTACCTAACAATAATCCACCTGTTGCATAATCGCGCAGACTAAATCTGTTACTGATATCATTTCTAGTTACAATTGGAATTGCTGATATAGTTATTTGCATTTTTGTTGGTACATACGTAGGCTCTTTGTTAGTCGGTTGTGAGAATACTGGCGGTGGTGTGTTTGCACCCGCGCTTAATCCATTACTGTTCATTCTTACACCTGATACTGTTTGTGAATTGTTAGGGTTACTATACCCTGCAGGAGATTGACCCGGTACTAAAGTTGGTGAACCTGCTCGTATATAGTCAACATTGTTGGGTAAAGAATAATTAAAACTGTTAATCAATAATGGATGTGCGTTGAACTGAAAATCACCTAATCCATAAAGATAGCATAACGGCGGGGGTGTTCCTGCTTTAGGGTTCTGATCTTTTCCATAGAACATTTTTGTAACTGACCTAAAGAAATGTATTACCGCAAGTAGATAAGTTGCTTCTTTTGTATCTTGTGCAGTAAAATCACAAGTTATCTGTAATTGTTCTACGCTGCTATTTTTATATTGATAAACTTTATAGTTGTTATGAACCAAATCAAATGGTTCATAATTTGCGGAATAATTAACTTGTACAGACGGAGTATATGGAAATACAACACCATTTGTTGCTTGTAGCGGTTGTAATATGCCTGCCGGGTCAGCTTTGTATAAAATGTTCGGAGTATTTGGCGCGAGTGCTAATCTAACTCTCCAATCAGGTAACTGGCTGAAATTTACAGCATCTTGTGTACTAGCTTGTGCTCTGGCATTATTTGTTGCGCTAGGTATACCCTGTCTATTTAAACTTCCTGCATCAAAAGGATCTTCTTGTTCTGCTAACTGCTGCCTAAATAACTCTTGTTCTCTTTCTAATCTAGTTGCTTCATCTAAAGCGGCAACTGGATCTTCATTTGGATCTACTTCAGGTGGTTTATTGTAATCCGGCTGTTCTTGTGCTAATAGTCTTTGTTCAGCTTCCAATCTTGCTGATTCTGCGGGATCTATTTCAGGTTGAGATATTGGAACGTCTGTGCCAACATAATAAGGTTCACCTGTTTCTTCATTTATTCTCCAGCCTGCATTTAAGTTACCGTCATCATCATAAGGAGTTGCAATAACAGCAGTTTCTGTGTTAGCTCTAGTAGGTTTAACTTTGGTAGGAGTAGATGCTGATGCTAGCGCAGTTTCTTGTGTTGCTAAATCAGCTTTAAGTGAGGCAATTTCACCTTGTAATCTTTGTATGTAGGCTTGGTTATCTTTATAATTAGGATTAACGTTGGCAAGGCTGGCCTCTCTCCAACGTATCTGTTCTTTAATTCTAGCTATCTCAGCTAGTAGAGTATCAATGTTTGCCAATGCCATAGAGTTTATACCTTTGCTAAATATATTTATCGCTATAAAATCCATCACTTTTTACCGAACCACTTGCATTTTTAATACAAAAGTATTAAAATATTCTCAACACAACTACGGAGAACTATGAGTTTATTACCTACCCCCAAAAAACCAGTAAATTATCTAAACAATAAAGACATTCTTAAAGAAATACACGAAAGCAAAAATTCATATTGTTATTTCACTAAACCTGAATATCACAGGTATGATTTGATTATAGACATGCCGCATGATCCTATAGAAAGTAGCTTAAAACAAGCGGCAAAAAGTTCTGTAATCAAAGAAGCAAAAGAAGTCAGAGCAGCAAGATTAAGCATAGAAACGGGTGAGAAAGTAGATCCAAAAAAGATTCCAACTACAGACTTAGTATTTCGTGTAATGACTTGGGATCATATTCCCGTAGCCCCAAAACAACCCCGCAAAACTGTCAAAAAGAAAACAGCAAAAGATATCTTTGAGTTTGATGAACCAGATGTAGACGAGATTTTTGCTGACCTAGAAGATACCACAACTAAAGATGAGGTTGATGATATGGTTCATGTCAAGGTTAACTTCCCTCCTTTCCAACATTATAAAATTGACGAAAACGGTACACTATATTGTGTAGGTAAAAGTCATTGGGATGGAGATTTGGAAACAGGTACTTTTAACAAGGAGCATGGAAAGATTACAAATAAGCTAGCCAAAATGTATCTCATGCTTTGCGACAAGTATGCTATGAAGTTCAACTGGCGTGGTTATACATATGTTGATGAAATGAAAGCTAGTGCAGTTCTTCAATTAACATATGTTGGTTTGCGATTCAACGAAGCTAAATCAGCTAACCCATTTGCGTATTACACTGCTGCGATAACAAACAGTTTCTGTCGTGTTTTGAATACGGAAAAGCGTAGCCAAAACATACGTGATGACATTTTAGAAATCAATGGACTTAACCCAAGTTGGTCACGACAGGGTATAGGTTCTGGGTCATACGAAGAATAATTTAACCAACAAAGTTGCATTAGTAACTCTGTTTTCATTATAATAGCCGAATGAGTAACCTTTTTAAAAAAGCTGCTGTATTCACAGATATTCATTTTGGATTGAAGTCAAACAGCCTACAACATAACCAAGATTGTGCCAATTTCGTAGATTGGTTTATTGAAACAGCAAAGAAAGAAGGTTGTGAAACCTGTTTCTTTTTAGGTGATTGGAATCATCATCGTGCAAGTATCAATATTCACACATTGCAATTTGGTCTACAAGCACTGGAGAAACTAAATGCTAATTTCGATACTGTATACTTTATTCCTGGCAATCACGATTTATACTATCGTGACCGCCGTGATATTCACAGTGTTGAATGGGCAAAGCATTTACCAAATGTTAAAGTTGTTAATGATTTTTTCAAAGAAGGTGATGTAGTTATTAGCCCTTGGTTAGTTGGAGAAGATTACAAGAAACTTCAAAAGATGGGCGGAAAGTATTTGTTCGGTCATTTCGAACTGCCTAACTTCTTTATGAATGCTATGGTTGAAATGCCAGATCACGGTGAATTAAATGTTGCACATATGACTGGCTTTGAAAAAGTATTCAGTGGTCATTTTCACAAGCGTCAAGCAAAGGGCAATGTCTGGTATACAGGTAATGCTTTCCCACATAACTACGCAGACGCAGGTGATGATGCACGAGGTATGATGATACTAGAATGGGGTCAAGAGCCTACTTTCAAGTCCTGGCCTCGTCAACCAATCTATCGTGTGCATAAACTCAGTGAAATCTTAGAGAACCCAGAGGGCTATCTTTTAATTGACAGTCATGTTAGAGTACATCTTGATATTGATATTTCGTATGAGGAAGCAAACTTCCTACGTGAAACATTTATACCAGAACATAAACTAAGAGAAATGACATTGATTCCTATCAAAGGTGAGGGTATTGAGCAAGGTCAGAACAGTGACGGATTAAAGTTTGAGTCTGTTGACCAAATCGTCATTGACCAAATCAATGCTATCGAAAGTAAAAATTTCGATAAAAAACTACTTTTGGATATCTATAACAACCTATGATTAACATTAAGAATATTACACTACGGAATTTTCTATCAATCGGTAATGTAACACAAGCAGTTGACTTTGACAAAAAAGATATTACACTGATTCTAGGTGAAAACTTAGACTTAGGTGGCGACGGTGCTCGTAATGGTACGGGCAAGACCACATTGATTCAAGGTCTTTCTTATGCACTGTTTGGTCAGCCAATCAATAACATTCGTAAAGATAACCTAGTCAATCGTACCAATGCTAAAGGTATGATGGTTACACTTGAGTTCAATGTCAACGGTACTGATTATAAGATTGAGCGTGGTCGTAAGCCCAATGTTCTCAAGTTCTATGTAAACGATGTTCAGCAAAAGGCTACTGAGGATCAACAGGGTGAGAATAAAGAAACACAGGCTGCAATTGAGCGTGTGTTGAATATGACTCCTGAAATGTTCAAGCACATTGTTGTGTTGAACACTTACTCCGAACCGTTCCTTGCACTCAAAAATAATGAACAGCGTGAAATCATTGAACAGCTATTGGGTATCACATTGTTGTCTGAGAAAGCAGAAGTTGTCAAAGATTTGATTCGTCAAAGTAAAGACGATATACAACAGGAAGAATTTCGTATCAAGGCTGTTGAAGAAGCCAACAAAAGAGTCAAAGAACAAATTGATAGCGTTAAGCGTAGACAAACACTTTGGCAGCGCAAGCACGATGAAGATTTGGCTACACTTGTATCTGAATATGATGAATTGAGCAAAATTGATATTGATGCTGAGTTACAAGCACACAAAGACTTGGTTGTTTGGAATCAACAAAAACAACAACAAGAAACATATGATGCATTAATTGCACGCCAAACTGCTTGGATGCAAAAGCAAGATAATGATATTGCAAAACTTAAATTAAGAATGGATGAATTAAGCCATATTGATTTTATTGCTGAATTGCAGGCTCATACCGATCTAGCTGTTTACAACAGTCAAGTTCAACTAAAGACAGCATATGATGGTAAAGTTGAAAGTTTGCGTAAAGAGATTGCTAAAGAAGGCAAGAACTATGACAAACTCACACAAGAAATTGAAACATTAAAAGAACACAAGTGTTATGCATGTGGACAAGATTTCCATGACGAACAGCACACTAATGTTTTGAATGGCAAAGTTGAGTTGTGGAATGCTAGCAAGAGTCATTTAGATGATTTAAAGTTCCAACTTGATGAATTAGTTGCTAACCCTATTGTTGTAGGAGACAAACCTGTTACACATTATAAGACAGAAGCCGAGGCAGTGCGTCAATCAACGGAAATTGATAACATCAGAAAGCAGATTGACGAGAAATCCAGCGAGAATAACCCCTTTAGTGAACAACTTCTTGACACACCTAGCGTTACTCTCGGTAAGCGTCCATCTACTTATTATGATACCGAAGCCCAAGCAGTTGAGCATCGTACAAAGGTATCGACGTTATTATTACAGATTGAAAGCAAAGCGGGAGAAACTGATCCATATCAAGAACAAATTATTGAAATGGAAAGTCAAGCATTGCAGGAAGTAAAGTTTGATAAGATTAACGAAATCACTAAGACTATGGAACATCAAAAGTTCTTGCTAGACTTATTGACCAGCAAAGACAGTTTTGTTCGTAAAAAGATTATTGACCAGAACTTGAGTTATCTCAACCAGCGACTAACTCATTACTTAGATAAAATCGGACTTCCCCACAATGTTATCTTTAAGAATGACCTTCAAGTTGAAATCACTGAACTTGGTCGTGAGCTTGACTTTGACAATTTAAGTCGTGGTGAACGAAACAGACTGATTCTTGGTTTGAGTTTTGCTTTCCGTGATGTTTGGGAGAACTTGTATGCTCCAGTCAATACACTATTCATTGACGAATTGATTGACAGTGGTCTTGACACAATGGGTGTTGAGAATAGTCTAGCAATTCTCAAAGACATGAGCCGGCGTAGACATAAATCTATTTGGCTTGTATCACACCGTGAAGAACTTGCAGGTCGTGTTCCTAGTGTGTTAAAAGTCATTAAGGAAAACGGCTTTACAAGTTATAATACTGCGGTAGACGTAGAATAATTTTAGATTTTCCTCTACAGGTAATAAGTATGATTATGCCAAGTCCACAGAAACAAAAAGGTTCGGGTTACGAACGAGAAATAGCTAAATTTTTATCAGAAAAATACGGTGAGTCTTTCATTCGTGCACCAGGATCTGGAGCTTATGTGGGCGGGAAGAATCAAGTACGCAAAGAAATATTGCATGAGGGGCAGATTCGTTCATTCAAGGGCGATGTTGTTCCCGGACATTCATTCAAAAACATGAATATCGAATGCAAGTTCTATGCAGACTTCCCGTTTCATCTATTACTTACAGGGGAATGTAAAGTTTTAGACGGTTGGCTAGATCAATTGTTAGATGTTGCTGATCCTAATGACGTAAACATATTGTTTATGAAATTTAATCGCAAAGGTCGTTATGTTTGTGTACAAAGCAAATTAACGTGGGTATCTGATAATTTCTTATATTACACTTCAAAAAAATACGGAGACTGGATAATTTTCGAATTTGACAGTTTCTTTCAACTCAACACTGAATTATTAAAAACATATTCAACAACAGACACCATGTCAACACCAGAAAATTCCCTAACTATTAATACCTAATTTTAAAGTAAAAATTTGTCGTCCTGGCTGCAGGACCTCCTTGAAGAAGCGTGAATAACGCCGATGGATCTGGAGTATGCGAGATTCGTGAGAGTCTTGGAATACCGAGAGTGCAATCGACAAAGCGAACACTCAACAAGTCTATAACTATTTCACTTTGATGTTATAGAATGTGCGTTGCGGTAGCGTGTATTACTTAGAGAATACATGGCTACACTACAGGCCATAAACTTTACAGAGCAACCGGTAGCGTATTGTGTCAGCAAAGACGGCGACAGTACGGGCATAAGTGACTATGGATGACGGGCATGGCAAGTGTACCCTTAACCATTGGTGGTGCTGAATAGCACTACCATGGCTTCAAAGCGGCAATATGTATTCCTTAATGTAATAATTAAAGAAAGTACTAGACAATAGATTACCGTAAAAATAAGAACTGAGCGATAGCGAAGTTCTAGATGAACGAAGTTCATCTTTAAAAGAAAAAAGATGTTCCCCCGAAGTGATAAATGAACAGTTACGGGTTTAATTAGAAGAATGGTAGACCTGATTTCTTAGTAGTTTCTAAGTTAGTTTCTATCAATTTATTAATATGGTTTCGTTCCTCTGCGGACATATTCAAAACTTCAGTATAACTGACTGCTCCCCTCATGTACCACGCAAGCTGTAATGCATTGCGCTTTATATCAGAACATTCTTTTTCCATATTATCGATTAGCTTCTTGATCCCTTGGGGGTCAAGGGATAGAAGCCTTAACCGAAAAAATCAGACATGTTGAATGTGAACAGTTGTTTATATTCGTGTTGGCAATGTATACATTTGATATCTAAAGGTTGTATCTCTGAATTTTTCTTAATAGATACATTTTCCTCTTTTATAATTTCATATGTATTACTGTCGCAATTTAATAGAAATTCAAGTATGAACTCTTGTTCAGTAACTACACTACTTGGGGTTTTAATATATTCAATGGATTTTGCTAACGCAACGTTAGTAGCTTCATTGATTAGAACAAAAATATCTTTGGTTCTTTTTGATTTTTCTTCCAAATCTTGAATGTTCTCAATTTGAGTATATAATTTCTGTATCTCAAACTGTTTATTGTTTATGTAGTTGATTTCTTTATAAGTCAAGGACTTGAATTTAATCGCCAAATCACCTAAAGATAATTCATTTTGATATGCATTAATTGACAATTGGCTTAAACATGCAGTTAAGTTTAATCCATATTTGGCCTCTTCATTGCAGTTAGGACAAACAGTGTCTATTTCTAATTCACTGCCTTCACTAGCTGAACGTATAGATATCAAAAGAGCATCTAAATCTATATTATTAAGGCGCCAAGGATCAAGAACGTTAGGGGCACAACTTCTAATAACACTAGATACGGCTTCTCCGTTGAACAATGCATCAGGTGTTCTTACTGTGATTTCGTCTAACGCAGTCATTGGATATATAGGAAGCTCACCGTTTTCAGGCATGTTAATTACACCAGGTGCATAGTTGCCTCCTGAAGGTAATCTAAGATACACAGCTGGTTTACGGAAAAATTGTTTTAACGGGTTATTTGGATTTACCATAGGATCCTCAAAAAAAGTGGTATTAATAGAAATACTAAATACTTAACTGATATTTAGTGGGTAAAAAATGGCTGATAATTTAAACACCGAAGAAGCGTTGCGACAACTGACTGAGCAGTTATCCGCTACGACCGAAGCCTTTAAAAGAATGGCTGACGACCAAAGGGGAAATGATGATATAAGAAGAACATCATTTAGTGCCGTTAAAAAGGGTCTTACCGAACTTGGTAGTACTATTATGTCAACTGACAATAGTATGTCCAAATACTCAGGGGTAGTTAACACTGTAGGGAAAAGTGTAGGCTCCCTTGCTGGATCTTTTGGTGCCTTAGGTAAAGCTGTAGAAATAGGAACATTGGCATTCACTAAACTAGCTGAAGCTGTATTAAAGCAAAATGATGCAATCTTAAAGTCATATGACGGTTTGAGTAAGTTTGGTGCCTCATTGGGAACATCAACTAGTGATGTTTTAAACATGGGACTAAAAGCAGGGTATACTTCACAGTCATTGGAATCATTGTACAAAAATGCTAGAAGTTTAGGTAGTAGCCTTACTATATTGGGAAATACAACAGGTAATGGTGTTAAGGCGTTTGCTCAAATTGCAGCACTATCTAGAGAACAGCGTGAATCATTACGTAATTTGGGTTTCAGCCAAGAAGAAGTAACAGAAATACAAAGTCGTTATGTTAAACAGATAGCCGAAACTGGTGGTTCTTTGGCAAAATCACCAAGACAACTACAAAAAGAAACATTAGCGTATATTGAACAACTAACAACGTTAGCTGCACTTACTGGTAATGATGTTGAACAACAGCAGAAAGCGTTGGAATTAGCACAAGCCAATGAAAACGTCAATGCGTTTATTAATGATTTGGAATTAGAACGTGCTGAGTTGTTGAGACAAGCTAACAAAGAACAAGATCAGGCCCGTAAAAAAAGTTTACAGGCAGAAGCTGAACGATTAGACAATCAAGCAAAGAGCACTAGAATTATAGCTGCTAACATTGTAGCAACTAACGATGCCACCTCTGCTATAGGTAAGTTAGAATCAATCACTAATAAATCAGGTATGGTTTTGACTGAAAACAATGCATTTCTTGCAATGACTGGTCAAAACTACGAAAAAATCAATGAGATGTTACGTAGAGGTGAAGATCCATTAAAAGTTCAAATGGAAATGCTAAAGCAAAACTATGAAGCCGTACAAAATTTCAGAAAGCAATTCGGTGAAACTGCTTATGCATTAGGACCAGCAAGTAAAGAATTTCAAAAGATTTTTGGAATATCTAATAAAGCACGTGAACAGGCTTTAGTATACGAACGTTTCCAAAAGATGACAGCCGAAGAGCAGCAAAAATATTTGGAACAATTGCAAAAAGATTTGGACACTGCAAAATCACAAGGGGATGCAGCAAAAGATTTACGTAACGCACAACTTGAATCTGAAAGAGAATTAAAGCAAGCATTTGACGAATTAGTTAGAGTCACATCAGGTCCCGTTTCTATTGCATTAAGAGCAGTCGCTAAAACAGTTGAAGTATTTGGAAATGTTTTAAATTATTGGGTTGATGCATTAAAAAGAATGTTACCGGGTCTTTTTTCTGAAAGCAGTGGTTCAGGTGGCGGACAGGATGATGCCGCTCGTAGCGCAGCATCATCTAAAACACTTTTAGGTAGAGCACTGAAATCTCTTTCACCGGATATGCCAGGCGCTGGTAGTGAACCTACTGTTACAGGAAAATCTAGCACTGAAAAACCAATAGCACAAGTATTGGAAACTGGTTCAGGATTTAATGTAGTTGAAGCTAGCGACGGGACTAAGCAACGACGAGAAGGAACTAGAGCATGGCGCAATAATAACCCGGGTAATATAGAGTATGGAAAATTTGCTATAAGCCAAGGAGCTATTGGTTCTGACGGTCGTTTTGCAATATTTCCTACTAAAGAAATAGGTGATCAGGCCCGAACAGCGTTATTATTTGGTAAGAGTTATGCTGGGTTATCAATTGCAGATGCAATTTCGAAATATGCTCCGTCTGGTGAAAATGATACATTATCTTATCTAAAAAATGTACTCTCAGCAACTGGTGCAAGCCCTGATACAAGAGTAGCCGATTTGGATCAATCACAGCGAAAAGCAATGCTTGCTGCAATGGAAAAAGTTGAAGGATTTAAACAAGGTAAAATAGTAGAAGCAAGATACGGTGGAATTCTTAGTGGCTCAAACTTGGGTTACCCTGCAATGTTACATGGTACAGAAATGGTTATCCCCTTACCAGATGGTTATGAAACACCGTCTAAGACAAGTTTACCTACAGAGTTGTCAAGTGCATTAGGATCTAATTCAAATGCATCGTCGGAGGTTATGGTATCTATGATAGAAACTATGACTGATAAGTTTAATCAGATGATTGATATTATGAGTTCAACCAAAGATATTCAAGAATCAATATTAACTTATTCACGTGTTTAACGCTAAATACTAAACAAAATATTATGACTTACAAAAGAAGATTTACAAACAAGGCTGGTATATCTAGCCCTATTTCTGGTGCAAATAGTAACAGCGGTGCATGGAATGCAGGCCCAGGACAATCCGATAACTGGAACAACACTGAGTTTGGCTATAAGAATTATATGTCCAGACTTCCTGAAGTCTATACTGGTCACCCAAACCGTATTGAACGATACAACCAGTATGAAATGATGGATGTTGATGCTGAAATCAACGCATGTTTAGATATTCTAGCTGAATTCTGTACACAAAAGAATGAACACAATAAAACACCATTCAACTTAAACTTTAAACAAGATCCAACTCAGCACGAAGTCGAATTGTTAAAGACACAATTACAGCAATGGTGCAAGCTAAATGAATTTGACACACGTATCTTTAAGATATTCCGTAACACTGTAAAGTACGGAGATCAGGTTTTTGTTCGTGACCCAGAGAACTTCAAATTATATTGGGTCGATATGGTTAAAGTTATTAAAGTTATTGTTAACGAAAGTGAAGGTAAGAAGCCTGAACAATATGTTATCAAAGACATTAACATTAACTTACAAAACTTAACAGTTGCAACTAAAACAAACACAGACTTTGCAGCTAACCCTGCAACTGGTCTAGGTGGTTCTGGTGGTGGAACTAACACTCCATACACAGTTCCTGCTATGCCATATAATACAACAGGTAGCCGTTTTACATTAGGTCAAAGTGAAAGTGCAGTCGATGCTAAACACGTTGTTCATTTAAGTTTAACAGAAGGTTTGGACAGATTCTGGCCTTTTGGACAAAGTATCCTAGAAAACATCTTCAAAGTTTTCAAACAAAAAGAATTATTAGAAGATGCTATCTTAATCTATCGTGTACAACGAGCACCTGAGCGCAGAGTATTCAAAATTGACGTTGGTAATATGCCAAGTCATATGGCTATGGCGTTTGTTGAGCGTATTAAGAACGAAATTCACCAAAGACGTATTCCAAGTAGTCAAGGTGGACAATCAGTATTAGATGCAACATATAACCCATTGTCGATGAACGAAGATTACTTCTTCCCAGTCACTGCTGACGGTCGTGGATCTGACGTTACAACATTACCAGGTGGACAAAACTTAGGTGAAATTGACGATTTGCGTTATTTCAACAACAGATTAGCACGTGGTTTGCGTATCCCAAGTTCATACTTACCCACAGGTCCCGATGATAGCGACAGAGTTGTTAATGATGGACGAGTTGGAACAGCATTAATTCAGGAATATCGTTTTAATCAATATTGCGAACGACTACAGAATTATATCTCTCATAAACTAGACGAAGAATTCAAATTATTCTTGCGCTGGAGAGGTTTTAACATCGATAGCGGATTGTTCACATTAGAGTTCAATCCCCCACAAAACTTTGCTGCATATCGTCAAAGTGAGCTTGATGGTGCACGAGTTAATGTTTTCAGTACTATGGAAGCGTATCCATATATCAGTAAGCGTTTTGCACTAGAACGTTTCTTGGGCTTGACTGAAGAAGAAATCAGTAAGAACGAAACATTATGGCGTGAAGAAAACGACAAAGATGATGAAATCGAACCACAAGGTAGTGACTTACGTAGCGTAGGCGTTAGTGTAGGAGACATGGAAGCTGATGCTGAAATGGCTGATACTATGGAAACGCCACCGCCTGAAGGGCAAGAAGGACCCGAAGTAGCAGGACCAGTAGGAACTGAGCCAGGCGCTGCTGGAGCACCGGCTACACCTGGTGGATTGGCATAAATAATAAACTATGAAACTATTTGAAATGTTTGACGCTGCGATACCGGGGTATCAAGATTTAGAATCTGATAACTCGGCACCTAAGTGGCGTGAGTCTAGAAAAACTAAATTAACACTAAGACAGATACGTAAACTACGTAGAATGCTGGATGTTAGAACATACGAAAAGAAAAAATATTTGAAAAAAATTCACGACCAATATGCACCAAAAGGCGAACAACAGCCTGCAATGTAACAAAAATTTCTATATTCTAGTCAAAAACGTAAAAAATGAGCACTTATTGTGCTCTTTTTTATGCTACCCACTAAATAATACTACACAAGCCATTTCTATCAGGAGAAAAAAATAATGGATAACAAAAAATTTGAACAACTCATTGACCTAATTATCAATGAGAACGAAGAACAAGCTAAAGCACTATTCCACGATATCGTGGTTGAAAAATCCCGTGAAATTTATGAGTCAATGATGGCTGATGAAATGGACGAGGGAATGCATGGTCAAGTAGGTGATCTACTAGACGAAATCGGTGCTGAAGAAGAAGGCATGACAGAAGAAGAAGATTTAGATGTTGATGCTATGGATGATGACGACGGTGAAGACGAAGTTGTTGACATTGAAGCCGACGACGAAGAAGGCGAAGGCGAAGAAGATTTAGAAGACCGTGTTGTTGATTTAGAAGACAAGCTAGACCAACTAATGGCAGAATTTGAAGAAATCATGGGCGGCGAAGAAGCTGACGAAAAAGAAGGCGAAGAAGCTGATGATGAAGAAGATATGATGGAAGCATCCGATGACGAAGAAGACGAAATGGATGAGTCTGTCATGGAAGCAATTACATTGAAGAAAGTTTCCGTAACACACGGTGACAATGGCGCACAAACAACAAGTACAGTAGCAGCTAACGCAGGTCAAACAGGAATGGCAAGCAAGCCAGTTAAATTCTCTGGTGACGCAGAAGCAGTTCCTACAAGTCCTAAAGCTCCAAGCAATGCTTATGCTAAAGGCGAGACACAAGTTAAAGGCGCTGGATCATTCAAGAATGCTCCTGCACAAGCTGGTCAAGACTTAGAAAAAGCTCCTGCTCCAACTAAGACTCAAGCTACAGGTGTTAACACAAAGAGCCCAGTAGCTGAATCAAAGACAGCTAAGAAGCGCATTTAAGGAATCTGAGAGAAAATGGCTTTGTATCTCAAAGAACATCTGACTTTTGACCGTGCAGGAATGGTGGTCGAAAGTTCAGGTGAGGGTAAGGAAAAGTCTCTTTACATGAAGGGAATTTTCATTCAGGGTGGGGTAAAGAACGCCAATGAGCGTATTTACCCTGTTTCTGAAATCGAATCAGCCGTTAATACTCTAAACGAACAAATCACAGGTGGATACTCCGTATTAGGAGAAGTCGATCACCCTGATGACTTAAAAATCAATTTGGACCGTGTATCACATATGATTACATCTATGTGGATGGATGGTGCAAATGGTTATGGTAAGTTAAAGATTTTGCCAACTCCAATGGGTCAGTTAGTAACTACCATGTTGGAGAGCGGTGTCAAACTCGGCGTCAGTAGTCGTGGTAGCGGAAACGTGAATGATTATGACGGAAAAGTCAGTGACTTTGAAATAGTCACTGTGGATATTGTTGCCCAACCTAGCGCACCTAACGCATATCCAAAAGCTATATACGAAGGTATGATGAACATGAAACATGGTCATAAGCTAATGGAAATTGCTAAGGAAGCAAGTGGTGACAAAAAAGTAGAGAAGTTCTTGAAAGAGGAAGTAATGCGCCTCATCAAGGATCTCAAAATCAAATAAAGGGGAATAAGCATGTTTGATGCTATCAAACCATTACTTGAAAGCGGTCTAATCAAAGAAGACACAGCCCAGGCTTTAAACGAAGCATGGGAGTCTAAGTTGAATGAAGCCCGTGAGCAAGTCCGTGCAGAGTTACACGAAGAATTCGCACAACGTTATGAACATGACAGACTTGTAATGGTAGAAGCCCTTGACAAGATGGTCACAGATAGTCTACAGAGTGAAATTGAAGAATTCCAATCTGAAAGACAAGCGATGAACGAAGACCGTATTGCTGCACAACAAAAATTACGTGAAAATGCAACAAAGTTCAATGATTTCATGGTTACTAAACTAGCTGAAGAAATCAAAGAATTGCGTAGCGACCGTAAGGCAATGAAAGAAAGCCAAGAAAAATTGGAACAATTCATTGTTCATGCTCTTGCTCGTGAAATTAAAGAATTTGCACAAGACAAGCAAGCAGTTGTTGAAGCTAAGGTTAAGTTGGTTGCTGAAGGTCGTCAACAACTTGAAGCATTGAAGGCAAAATTTGTTGCCGAAAGTGCTAAGAGAGTTAGCGCCGCTGTAGCAGGCCAGTTAAAGGGTGAATTAAGCCAGTTGAAAGAAGATATCAAAGTTGCTCGTGAGAACAATTTTGGTCGTCGTATTTTCGAAAGTTTTGCTAGCGAATTCAGCGTTACTCACTTAAATGAGAAATCTGAAACACGCAAACTAATGCAACAACTTGCAGAAAAGGATCAACAACTAGCTGAATCCGTTGCAAAAGTCAACGAAGCTAAGAAATTAGTGGAATCAAAAGAACGTGAAGTTCGCATTATCAAAGAGTCTAATCTACGTGAGAAGACAATGAGCGAATTGCTATCTACATTAAATGAAGAAAAAGCAAGCACAATGCGTAACTTACTAGAAAGCGTCCAGACACCTCGTCTACAAGCCGCTTTCGATAAGTATCTACCAGCAGTGTTAAACACTGGTCTTGAGAAGAAGCCTGCAAAGGCAGTAATCTCAGAATCAAAAGTAACAGAAGCTACTGGAGATAAACAAGCTGCCAAACAACAAGTTGAAGTCGAGGACACATCTAATGTTATCGAACTCAAGCGTTTAGCAGGGCTATAAAAAATTAGACATAAATTTAGGAGAAAATAAACATGTCACAAGTTCTATTAGAAAGCCGTTGGGACGAGACTAAAGAAGCCCTACTAGAAGGCTTAAAAGGTACTCGCCGTTCAACTATGGGTGTTATCTTAGAAAATACTAAGAAAGCACTATTGAAGGAATCTTCAGCAGGTACAACAACTGCAGGTAATATCGCTACTCTAAACCGCGTTATTCTTCCAGTTATCCGTCGTGTAATGCCAACAGTTATCGCTAACGAGTTGGTAGGC